TGGCTTTGCGATGAGGCAGGTGTTCGTCCATCAAATCCTTACGCCACCCCTCGAAGGCTTCTGAGATTTCGCTGTGGATGAGTGCTGCGCGTTGATCGAACGGTCGAGGACGAGGCAAAGGGTTTCTCAGTGCATCGTAGTACCACTTGTCGCCCTCTACGCGGCAGACTCCGGCGATGGTGTTAATCGCCTGCGCCACTAACTCGTGGCTGATCCAGTGTTGCTTCGTCTCCAGATCGCTGTGGAACACCTTCAATGCCCTCTCTTCCGTCCGGTACTGAGTCTCGTTCGACATGGTTCTCCTTCTCGATGTAGGTCTTGTGCTTTGAGATGCAAAGGAACTCTTCCAAATACCCCAGATACACAAACCTTCCCGTTGAGAAGGCTTGTGCTGGGCATTGAGCGCAGTTTACGTAGGCCATGGGTCTCCTATTTCATCCAGCGATTTGCGATGTGGTAGTCAGCTTCCATCACTACTTGATGCATGACCTCAGCAGCAGCGCGTTTGAATGCATCTGCGATGAGTTCTGCCACCAGCTTCCCGAATCTCTTTGGGCACCCGATGACCAGTTCGTCGTGAACCATGTTCTGCACCTTTGCGCGGAACTGCGGTAGTGTGTGCCACAAGTAAGGCTTGTGGTCTTTGTCAAAACCACATCCCATGGCGCGTTTGATGATGGATGCATTCGTTCCCTGAATGCAGTGATTCTTTCCACGACGCCCAATGGAGCCGATGAGTGCTCGGATTCCCCACTTGATCTCCTTGTAATCAGGAGAACGGTGCGTCAGCTTGTATTCCTCTTCCTTCGTAGGCTCGCGCAACTGAGCAGCTTTGAAGTTGAAGACGTTCTGGGCTGCGGATTCCTCCGGCAGTCTCAGCTTCTCTTCGTTCTCAGCTTCAAACCACTCCTTCGCCATCTCCTCGGTAGGAGTTGGGAATGAGCGGCGGCGACCAAACATGTCACGCGCTTGCTTTTCTTGTTGAGCCAGACGACCAGAACGTTCTAGGTATCCCCAGACATCGGGGAATGCCACCTCGTGCTGGCGCATCAGTTCTTTTGCAGCGTCTACGGTGATCCCAAGTTCATCAGCCAGCGCATCAGGACCACCACCGTAGCACAGTAGGAAGTTGATGGACTTTGTTTTCTGGCGCAGTTCTCCGTGCTCAGGGCACTTGCACTTCTGCCGCTTCATCTCGCCGTTGCCATCTAAGGCATAGTAGGCGCAGGGCGGCAAAGTCACTTCTTTGCCCTTCTCCTTGTCGAAGAACTTCTCTCCACCTTTGCAAGCAAGTGCAGGCCACTTCTCCGGCTCCAGAATCTCCGTGGAAACAGAGTGAACGTCCCAGCCCTTGTTGAAGGCCATAATCCATGTCTTAGCTTGCGCCAGTTCCGCAATGATGCGGAGTTCGGCACCAGACATGTCGCACGTGACGATACACATCTCTTCGTCTTTGGTATCGCAGTATTCCTTACACACTGTGCAAGTGTACTTGCTATCGACCAAATACGTGTCCGCATCGTGGCATACAGAAACACGAATCAGGGGGTTTGGAGGATCGCAGATGAAACATGCGCGAACCTCATCGTCCTTCGGCAAGTTCTGCGCGTTAGGCTTCGATGAAGATGTGCGTCCGGTTTCAGCCTCAAGCTGATTGAACAAACAATGCAGGCGACCGTCGATTGGGTGACGCCAGCCTTCTTTTGACAGAGGCTTCGTAATCCAACGCTGAGTCCACTGCAACCCGTAGGTGCCTGTATCCTTTTTTCCCTTCTTGTATTTTCTGAGAGTCTGGATCAACGGTCGGTCGTTGAAACGCAGCAGCGTATCGTCCGTCGTGTCCTTGATCGTTCGCATTCCCAGCATCTGTTGCAATGCCGCGAGCAACTGATCTCGTGAGTCGTAGTTGATGTAGGCTTCGCCCTCGCACGACTCCAACTTGTTGTTCACTTTGGTGCGAGCCTTGCTGAGTTCGCTGTACGACTCACGGGCTTTTGCTTTCTCGGCGGCGCGTTTCTTTTCCTCTGCCTTCAAGAGCAAGCCAATCTCGGCCTTCTTCGTTTTGTCTGGTTCCAGTCGTTTCTGGGCAGCAAGGTCAACTTCTTGCTGCGTTGGCAACTCGAAGTCTTCCTTCCAATGCTTGTAACGCCGTTCGATCTCCGGCTCGTCGATTTGGTTGTGCTTGTTGCCCACAATAGGCATGAACCCAGCATCGAGAATCTTTAACTCTTCGACGCGGCGCTCCACTGTGTGCTGAATACGCAGCTTCCAGCGTTCGTCGTCCAAGTTCTGACCGTTGAGATGCATGTCTGCGAACGTGCCCAGCGCATCGTTCTCGATCTGCGCGGTAGTGAGCAGTTGGTCCGCAGTCATAATGTTCACTTGTGCCTGACGCATGGCGTGAGGAAAGCGAACGTCGAATGCAGCGTAGTCGATCTGCTTCTGAGTCAGCGGGGTTTCCAGATCGAAACCTTCCTGCTCGGTCTTGTCGATCAGCAGGCCAAAGTGACGAGCGGCGATAGACGCCATGGAGAACTCAGCCATCTTCTTCAGAGAGATCGTGCCAGCTTGAATCACGCGCTCTGCAAAATCTGTCGAGTACAGATGCCAGATGCGTTTTCCAAAGTTGAACCAGAACACCATGTACTCAAATGAAAGGTTCTGCCCAACTTTCAGGAACTCGTCGCCGCACAACACTGGGTCAAGCACAGCAAAGATCGCATCGTACACCCCGGCGCAGTTAACGCCGTATTCTCCCTGCGTAGCCATCAATCTTTCTTTGGTCTTCGCAAAACTCAAGAGGTCGATTACGAACTGCTCTTCTCGATCACCAATCTGGATTGTACGTACACGTCGAAACCAGAAGTCGTCGCACATGTTGGTCTCAGTATCGAGGCCCAGTGCAAAATCTCCCTTCGCTCTTTTACGAGCGATGTAATCCTTCAGCAACAGCAGTCCTGCCTCATCATGGATAACAGTCACATTGAGATGAGGTTGCAGTGTGCTCAAATCAAGCGCACGCAGTTGTTTCACAAGTTCGGGCATGCAGTTATTGTACACTCCTAGTTGACTTTTGGGAAATGGTGTGGGTGGGTATGCGTCCCCAAGTTGGGGACGGATCACATGTCGGAAGTTCCGCTAGCCCAGACGCGCTGGAGCCGGACACCGACTTCGAGATTTCTCAGGGCCTTCTCGGCCTTCGCCTGTTCCTGCCGACAGAAGGCCATCTTCTTTGCAGCGTCCGGCGCACCTCGGGCTAGCGCGACTTCCATGTCCTTCACGCGCTGCCGCCAGAGAGCCAGCTTCAATCCCAGCTTCTGCCTGTGTTTGCTGCGGGTTTGCCGCTCTTTTGCAGTCATCAGCTTATATGTTGCCTTTCCTTTCAATGACTTAGCAATCCCAGTAATCCTCTAACAGATTGATAATAAAGGGTTCAAAAGGGTCTAAGTTATGACCCTGCTAGTACATGCATAGTGTCTGCCGGGGAGGGACAGGATTAGAGTATCATGCGTTTCCCAACCTGTCAAACCGGGGTTAAGTTCTTTAGAACGCAGACTTACGGTCGAGATGGTTCACACAAGTCATTGAAAATAAACGCTGCGGTCCTAAAAAGCATGTCCGAAATATCCTGCGCCGCCGACATGTCTCAACCTGAGAAACTTTGTGCTTGACAATGATGGTGGCTGGCTGTATACTGGATGTGAGCCGAAAAACACGGCCAAGTTCTCTTCCGCACCTGCGGCGTAATGCCGCGAAGCACGCCGGGGTCTCCTCTGTCATTCTCCTTTCAGAGTAGTGAGGCCCCGGCATAGAGATCACTGAGACGTAGCTGTACAGCAGGCGGCGCAACAAGCCGCCACGTCCAAAGTTTGCATCAGTCTAGCGCAACCAAAGAGACGCATACGACATAGATGCACCGAGGAGCGCGACGTTGTTGCCCTAGCGGCCTTCGTCGCGCACTCATTAAAAGTTTACACGTGGGCCTTTCGTTTAACGGGAGGACTGCCGCCTTGCACGCGGCGAATATGGGTTCGATTCCCTTAGGGTCCACCAAAGTTCGACCAGAAATGGTCAACGATCTGGGAAAGGTCGCAGGTTCAAATCCTGTCGTCGCCTCCAGCATCCAATGTCTCCCGTTAAAGCGAGAGCAACGCGGACTCGCGGATGCGCGACGTAGCTCAGTCTGGTAGAGCATTCCCCTTGATGTCTTAGCTTCAGACGGCTCGCGTGAAAGCGCCATAGCCGAAGCCTGACGCCCAGCCAGTCCGTGAGGAGGCGAGGCAGAGTTTGAGTTGCAAGCGTGTATACCTAAGCGGCCCTGTGCGGACAGGGGAAAACACGTCAACGGTGGCGAACGGTACAATAATCCACCGATAAAGTTTATGACGGCTGAGTAGCTGAATATGTGGTAAGCATCCGGCGATGGGCCGGACGTATGCGAGACACGCCCCTCGCCCAGCCGACCAAAGATTGAAGTGCTCCGACTAACGAACGGAGCGTGGTGAGTTCTCGGACTCAAACCGAGTGGCTGTGACGGCAGGCATCGAAGAAAGGTGTTTCGATGTCTAGATGGAAAGATTCTTCACCTGAACAGAAAAAGAAGTTGACTGAGAACGTTCAGCGGTGGAGGAAGAACAAGATTAGGAAGTTGAAGGAACTGTTCGGTGGCAAATGCAGCATCTGTGGATATAGCAGGTGTTGGAGAGCACTGGAGTTTCATCACACGAATCCTGAAGACAAATCTTTTGCGATATGCTCTGAGGGCTTGACCTACAGTTGGTCCAGACTTTTAGCAGAGGCGAAGAAATGTGTTCTTATCTGCGCGAACTGTCATCGTGAAGTAGAGGATGGCCTCTAGCTTAATCGGCAGAGCAACGTGCTGTTAACACGTGTGGTGGAGGTTCGAGACCTCTGGGGCCAGCCAAAAGTTTAGTACCAAGAGTGGGTCCAATGCGAAAGCAAAGGAGGCAACAGTCGAGCAATCGGCTCCCAAAGATATTCGATGTTGGTGTAGTCTGGCACGCACCTCACTCCGAGGTAGAGGCATACATCGAAAGTCGCGTGATGAACGCGCAAGCATGTTGAGTGACAGTCGATACTCCGGCAGGAGCTAACCTCGGTTCACCGTAAGCATGCACGCAGCAGTTGCTGGGAAAGATCACCCACGGTGCTGCACAAGGCGTAAAGATTCCGCCGAGGCCAACTGAATCTGTGCTCTGGACCCGGAGCGTACGAAAGGGCGTTGAGATGAAGCGGCAGCGATCCTCACGCGGCGTATCCGCAAAGAGTTCGCGCAGAGCCGTTAGTCACTCTCCTATCGGGAGTACCCTGTCCCGAAAACTATGTGAGACCAAGTGCTGGCGAAGCACCTCTGGCTGGTAACAGGAAACATTCTTAGCTTGGAGGGCGCGAAAGCGATCTCCTTTGCGTAACAAATCTAACCCACACCTTTCGAGGTGTGGGTTTTGTCGTTTATGGACCCGAATGCGTCGAAGACGCTGTGGGCTGGGGACAGAGCAGTGCGATCCACTAAAAGTCTCAAGCGTTGGTACAACCTCATCAGGCACAGATTTTTCTTCGACGTATTGCCAAGCAACGTATGCGTGCGCTGGGCGAACGAGCAAGACAACCTTGAAGAAGAAGGCTGTGATAAGAAATACTTCGGGTGGCTGTGGCCGGGAGAAGGCCGACACAAATGGATCATCGTGATCAGCAAACCTAAGAACCCCGGACTCACCGCAGTCCTTAACACTCTGGCGCACGAGATGGTACATGTTGCGACAGACAACCGCGACGAGCACGGAAAAGCGTTTTCAGATTGGCACGAGACCCTTACTGCACGGGGTTTGTTCAGGAAAGGTGCGGTACGGAAGGGCGTTACGCTCTTCTAATAAAACACAAGGAGACTCAGAATGAGCATCGAAACCGAAGTGAAGGCAGCAGAAGCAGCCGTCGCCGGAGAAGTCAAAACCGTCGAGACTGAAGTTGAAACGAAGACCAGCGAAGTCGAAAAGGCCGTAGAAGGAACCGTCGCAGCCGCTGAAGGCGAAGTGAAGACCGTAGCCGCAGCCGTTGTGGCCGAAGCCAAGAAAGTCGAAGGCGAAGCAGTCGCGGTTGTAGAGAAGGTCGAAGAGAAAGTGAAGGCCGCTCTGGTCAACGTCGTCACGGATGAGAAGTTGTTCCTTCGTGAAGCGGAACTGGAGTTCCTGAAAGCGCAGATGGAAATCCAGCGCCTCCAGAAGATCGCGGATGCAAAGTCGAAAGCCTACACGGAGTTTGTGGAGAACCTGTTCGTGAAGTACGGTCTCAGCAAAGCCGAGTACGTGTTTGACGGCGCAGTCAATGTGTTCAAGAAACTGTAAGGAGCACCATGCCGGACTCAGTAGCAAAAGATAAAACTCAGGCGGAATCAACCCCGCCTGAGACATCACTCGTTATCGTCAAGACCAAAGAAGGCGGAACACGAGAGATGGTGAGGACCAAAGGAGGCACCTTCGCAAAGAAGCCGAAGCCCCTGCTCCCCACGATAGAGTTCACACGCGCAGAGCGCAAACTTCTAAACTCAGCGAGTCCAACCAAAGAAGGACTCACGGAGTACATGCATGCCTTTTTGAACATCGTCCGCATCGCTCAGAATGACAGCGACGATCCAAAGGCAATGATGGCGGCAGTAAAAGCATTCGAGATTATGCGACTCAGCGCACTCGGAAAACCTGCACCCTCAGAGCAGGAGTTAGACAAACTCACGAATCAACCCGTGAAGACGATCATCGTTGTCTCACCAGAACTCATGCACCCACAAGTAGTGGACGAAAGCAAGAAGCTGGCAGAGAAGACTCAGCCGTCGTTCGTAGACGCTGTGGTCATCCAACAGAACTAGAGGCAACTCAGTGCCCCGAAAAAAGATTACAGACGCGGTAGAAACAAAGCCGTACCTGAACGCGGACGGGACGCTGAACTTTGACAAGATTTTCAGGTTCCAAGCGAAGCAGACAGAACTGCTACGGAACGTGATGCGTAACGGCAAAGTGTACGTACAGCCTGCGGCAGAACAGTGCCTCAGTACTGGCGGCATCCGTTCAGGCAAAACGTGTGGTTGGTTAATGTACTTCGTGATGCACTACTGCTTGCAGTGGAATAACTGCAACCTGCTTGTGCTGCGGCGTACGTTTAAGGAGTTGGAGTCTGGTGCTATCTCAGATTTCAAAACCTTCATGCCACCGGAACTATATGACTACGACCAAACAAAGCACGTAGCGACGTTGAAGAATGGATCGCGCATCGTGTTCGGTCACTGTCAGAACAACAAAGATCGAGACATCGAGCAGTACTTAGGCCAAGCGTACCCAGCTATTCTCGTTGACGAGTGTGGACAGTTCTCACCCGATGCATGGATGATGCTCTACTCCAGAAACATCGTCAACGCAGGTTGCGAGAGAGATGAAGCAGGTAACCTGCCCATCCCGGCAATCGTGGGCTGCACAAACCCGTTAGGCCCTCACTACGAATACTACCGCACCTTGTTTGTACAGCAGGAGCCTTGGAATCCCGGCGAGGAAGCCAAGCGCGATCCTGTGGATGGCACATGGTGGGTTCAGGAATCTGGTGAGTGGGTCAAGATTTATGACCCAAGCAAATACGCCTATCAGCGTTCGACAGTAATGGACAACCCAGAACTGCTCGCACGCGACCCCGGCATCATCGCACGTCTCATGTCGATGCCGAAGGCGAAGCGCGACAAAGTTCTATACGGGTACGATGGTTCTGTCGAGGGACAATACTTCGACTGCTTCGATCCTTCTTACCACGTAATCAACCTCAGAGAAGACCCTGACTCAATCGTCTGGCAAGACTACCAGCCAGTGTGGGCAGGAGAAGACTGGGGAATGCAGCACGCCAACGCCACTTATCTATTCACAAAGGCGATGGTCAAGGACTCAGTTGGAGAAAACTACAGACTCAAGACTGTGTGTTTTGCTGAACTGGTAGTGACGGGTGGAAAAACGATGGATGAGTTAGCATCTCTCATCAAATCGAAATGCCACCTCCCTAACGGTCAACCCGTCAAACTGAACGCGATTTACTTCTCTCACGAAAAGTTCAATCGCCAGATGGACAACAGAACACCTGCGGATGAGTACTCACGAGCGTTGAAGCAAGTGGGACTCCCGCCAGTCACGTCAGCTACGCGAGATCGTATCGGTTCCGCGTCCCTGATGTACAACGCCATTAAGAAGGGTGAGCTAGTAATCCTCGACACCTGCAAGGAAATCATTCTTGCAATCCCGTCGTTGATGCGAAACCCAGACCTACTTGATGACGTGCTCAAAGTCGATGCTAAAGGCGACGACTGCTACGACGGTTTCCGTTACGGATTGTACGGACACCTAGCCGCACGCAAGAAGCCAGCCGCACAAGCAGAGAAAGAGCGAGTCGATAAGCTGAAAAAGACTGATCCTCTGGCCGCACACTTTTTGAAGATGAAACTGGACGCTGAAGCTGCGAACAGGACCGCATCATTCAGACCACCGGAACAACCCGTGTGGATGGGAAAGCAGGATCAGGGATGAACATCGGCGCATGGATCAGAGACACATGGGATGAGTTATTTTACTCTTCCTTAGTCCAACGTCTGGAGCAGGATTTAATGTTGCTCCGTACGGACATGCAGCAGCTTCGTCAGGACAAGGACGGAGTGATTGCTGATCTGCGTGCAGAGAAAGCACTGCTGACTGCAAAGATTGGTATGTACGAACTGAATATCAATCGGCGCGTAGGCATTGACCCTACTGCAAAGAAACCAGAGAAGCCCAGCTTCGCTAGCTTTACTGCACCACCTGTTAAAACCTCGTGGCAGGCAGAGCAAGACGAGCACAACGCAAGGATCGAGAAAGAACTTGCTGAAGAGCAAGAGGCAGCAGAAGCAGCGGCAGCAGCCGCCAAGAAATAGGTGAAGCATGGACTGTTGTGAAGCGCCAAGCTGCGCCGGGGGAAGAACCATGGCAGAGAAAGATAAAGGCAAGCTGACTCGCATCTGCATCACCGTTGCAAAGAACGGTTTTGAGATCGAAGCAAGCTACGAACCGAAGAAGACCTTATCCCAGAAAAAGGGTTGGGTTCCTTCTCCTTGGGTCGAGCCTGACAAGTACGTTTGCAACACCAAGGCCGCTCTCGCTGCAAAGGTGAGCGAACTGCTTGGGAACGACAAGAAATAAGGAAACGCTGGACTAATTACCCAGCGTAGAGCCGGGAGTGCCTATACCACTTCCGGCTCGAACTGTATAGGAGTTAGAAATGCCAACAGGAATACCGGGATCAAGAAGCATTCCAAAGTGTCACCCAAGACTTCCTTACCAAGCCAAAGGCTTATGTAAGAGGTGCTATCAGAAGAAGTACCGACCTGCACACTTAGTCAAAAGAGACCGCCGAGGAGAACGCTTCGGGTTGACTCCCAAGCAATACGCTGAAAAGCGTGAGAAGCAAAGAAAAGATGGAGACCTATGTGGTCTCTGCAAGAGACCTCTGGGCAAAGAACGTGCTCATTTGGATCACGACCATCGAACAAACAAATTGAGAGACTTCATTCATAGGGATTGCAATTTGGCGATAGGTTTACTTGAGGACGATCCAAACCTCTGCCGTTTAGCAGCAGAGTATCTTGAGAAGCATGGAGAACAACATGTACGAATCTAAGAAAACTCCCGGCAAACGCTTTGGGTCAATCTTCGCTGGTAAGAAGTATGATGAAGACCACACCGAAGACGGTATGCACAGTGAGTCGCCTGAGCACGAAGCCAAAGAGACGCCCGAGTTCGAGGCTGGTGAAAAAGAGGGTGGCGAACCTTCTGAACAGCACGAGCACGAGGAAGAGCAGCATCCCGTGGTTGCGGAGCACGGAAAGGCGCACAAGGTCATCATCCACCACGATGAAGAGGCCGGACGCCACACTGTGACTTCTCATCACAAGGACGGACACACCCACACCAACGTTCACGAGCACGCGCACAAAGCGCACGAAGAGGCTCGCCAGCTTGCAGCAGTACCACCCGCAGGCAAAGAAGAGAACGAAGAGAAGGACAGCCCGTATCTCAGCAAAGGAAAAGCACAGCAGAGCGCAACGTCTGAGGAAGACGGCTTTGCAATGCCAGACCTAAGCTAAGGAGAATCACATGGCAGCACCAACCACAAACACAGATGCAAACGGTCGATTGGTTTCGGTCGGTAACGGTGTGCAGTTGTCAGGAGTCGTGCAGTCCGTGAGCAACGGAGTGGCTACCATTCTACTGACTGAAGCATACGGTCCCGAAACGGTCACCGTCAATGTCTCCTGTTGTGACATTCGGCAGCAGAAGATCAAGTCCTAAGGAGCGGTTTATGCCGTTCGTTTCTGGAGCACAACAGCGGTTCCTCCACGCGCACCCTGAAAAAGTAGGCGGTGAAGGAAAGCTGGCAGAGTGGGACCGCGCCACTGATTTCAAGAATCTGCCAGAGCGGAAACGCAAAGCACCGGGATTCGGTCGGAAGAAGGAGAACAGCAATGGCTAAGTATGCATTCTCCATCATCAAAGAACCAAAGACTGGCTACCAGTCTCATCACCCCGGAAGTTCTGAGCACTGCTTCAACTGCGAGCATTTCAAACGCGAGGAGAGCGGCTGCGATGGACCCAAGATGAAAGAGTTGTCTGAGCGGCCACGCTTGCCGAACGGAGACGTTAAAGTTCACGCAGTTGCTTACTGCCGTTTCTGGGACGCCAAGGAGAAGAAGTAATGATTGGCCTCGGATACCCAAAGAAGAAACAAGATGTACCTGCGGAGACCGCTTCACTGAACTCCACTCCACTACCAAGCTGGTTGGAAGGCGAAGCGCCTATGACGCCTCCGCGCCGGAAGAAACCAAAAGTTGACTCCGGTGGTCAGTTGGTAAAAGGCTCTCTTCGAGCCGCGTAGGAGAAGGTATGGCAATCGGCCACAAAGCACACAAAGTCAATCTGGGAGATAAGGGCGGATTTACCGTCAAGCATCCCGGTGGGCTGCACGAAGCCCTTGGCATTCCCAAGGATGAAAAGATTCCGGCGAGCGACCTCACACCACACGCTGGTGACAGTTCGCACTTGAAGCACATGAAAGCCAGTGCAAAAGGCTTCAAGGCAATGAAGCACTAAGCGCGGCACACAGGAGATGAGCAATGGCTGAAAACGACGTGCCCGAAGTTACAGGGGCAGGGACAGAAGGCAAGAAGGGTTCCGAACAACCGGAAAACCCGAACGACAGTCCCCTCGGCGTGTATGCTCCTTTCCCGTACAGCCCTGAGCCTTTCGCGGATTTGAGTGAAACAGCACGCGGTGCGCTCCTCGGCTTAGATGATCTAGTGTCTAAGTGCGATGTAGCAGCACGACGCATGGAAGTTGAGCAGGCTTGGGAGGCGTTGCATTTTGAGCGCGGCTACCAGCACCTACTGCGCGGTAAGCGCGGTGGCTGGGAACTCCCCGGTGGCGGTCAGGGAAAGAAAGCCAACGAGAGAAATCACAACAGCATTTATGACACCAACGTATACGGCCCGAAAGGCGACATCATCGTCTCGGCTTTATCTCGTGAGGTGCCAAAGGTAGAGTTCTTCCCAGCAAACCCAGAGTGGGGTCCAGACAAGATCGCGGCGGAAGAGGCCGATAGATTCAAAGACATCTGGGCACGCAACAATAACCTTCACGACCTCCTAGTTCAGTGCGCCAGAGTTTTCTGGAATGAAGATCGAGTCCTCATGTGGACACGGTACGAACTGAACGGTCAGAAGTATGGGTTTGAAGAGGACAGAACTACACCAACCGTTCCACAAGACGAGCTAGCGCCTCCAGACGACGAGCCAACAGGCCAAGAAGGACAAGAAGACTTTCTAGAGGTTACAGAGTCCGAGTCAACTGGTGGAGACGAGATCGACGGTCTACTCTCTGAAAGTGGAGTAGGCAACGGAGCAAAGAAACCACTCGGTATGGAAGTGACAACGGTACACGGGAAGCTGGATCACAAAGTTCCCATTTCCGTAGATAACTTCTCCGAGATGCCGTTCGTCCAGTTGTTTTTGGACTACGACGTTGCTCTGGTGCGCGGAATGTTCCCGTGGATAGCTTCAAAGATCACCACAGGAACTGATGGTCAATCGTCAACACAACTGGACCGCATTGCACGCGAGAACGTTCGACAAGCGGTATTAGGAGCGTACGTCACAGGCGACTCACTAAGTCGTCACACCACAGTCAAGTTCACTTGGCTACGGCCTTCAATGTTCTTGGATGCATCGGTGGGTGACGAAGCCAAAGCAGAACTGCTGGAGGCATTCCCAGACGGGTGCTTACTGGCGCGTGCAGGACAAGAATACGCCTTCTCCCGCAATGAGAAGATGGATGACCACTTGGTCATCGGCCACCCGACAGCGGGTAAAGGCCAGAACCGAAGAGCGATGGGAACGGCCCTCATCTCTGTCCAGAAGAGAATCAACGACTGGGTAGACTTGTTGGATGACTTCTTCAAAAGAACCATCCCCAAGAAATGGATGAATGCCGAAGCGTTCGACATGGATGCTATCAAAACTGAACCCAACGTTCCCGGCAGCATCGGCCCATTCCAGCCACAACCGGGATTGACCGTAGAGTCACAGTACATCATGGTGGAGCCTACACCGCAGCATCAACCTGCGCTGCCGGACTTCATCAAATGGTTCATCACAACTCTGTCTGAGGAAATCTCGGGCGCACTGCCATCTCTGTTTGGAAACAACACAGGAGAGAACACAGTAGGCAACGCAGTTATTCAGAGAGACCAAGCATTACAGCGCGTAGGTTGTCCATGGAACAACATTCAGGACATGTTCGCGCAGGCCGCTGGTCAAGCTGTACGCTGCGCCGCAGAGTGCCGTGACGGCAAACAGATCACACAGAACCTTGGACCGGGACGTGGAAACGTTTCGGTGAACACAGCAAACCTGCTTGGCGGCAACGTTCTTTGCTACGCCGAGAGCAACCCTGCGTTCCCTGAGTCTTGGCAGCAGAAAGAGACGAAGATCATGGGTCTGGTGGACAAGAGCGCCTCGAATCCAGCGTTGGCTCAGTGGATTTTCAGCCCGTCTAACTTGGCTGAGACCGCTAGCGCATTACGCATGAAGAACTACAAGGTGGCAGGAGCATCGTCCGTCACTAAACAGCAGAGCGAGTTTGAGCTACTGCTGCGACAAGGGCCAATGCCCAACCCTCAGGTTCTACAGATGCAGCAAGGTCTGGATAAGATCAAGGGTGAGATGCAACAGCACGCGCAGAGTGGACAACAGGTTCCACCCGAAGCGTTGGCTATGGTGGATAAAGTCACGCAGGGCATGCAGTCTTTGCCTCAGCTTGTGAGCACCATTCCAGTTGCACAGGACGAGAGCGAGAACCACGCCGTAGAAGCGAACGAATGTTTCGAGTGGATGAACTCCACCGAGGGACAGAAATTCAAACACGGTACAGAGAAACAACGTGCAGGCTACGAGAACGTTCACCTGCACTGGACGGAACACGTGGCGATGGCAAAGAAGATCGCGGCAGCAAATCAACCACCGGGAAAACCACCCAGCGAGTCGATCAGCGTCGATGTGTCGAAAATGCCACCACCCATTGCTGCTCAGGCTTTGGCGAAGATGAATATCAACGCCACGCCTCAGATGTTCGACCAGCAGCAGGAGACAGCCCTGAACCACAAAGTGGCAAGCAAGGCTATCCCCGAGGCACTGAAGCAACCTGTAGTGCAAGAGTAATACCAACGAGGGGCCACAGAACAACGTGGCCCCGAGGCTCCAAAACTCAGAACAGAAGGACTCACAATGGCAGACGCCTTAGTAGATTTCGCTTCACTGGATGCAACAGTGGATGCGACACCAGCCGCTGAAGTGGACTCAACTCCAGCCCCTGAAGTAGACTCAGAAGTGACCCCAGCAGCAGGCAGTGAGGAAACACCCTCTACTGAACCCACTGAGGGCAAAGAGACCGAAACACACAACGCAGACGGCACCGAGAAGACTCCAGAAGAGCAGGAGAAGTTCAAGACCGAAGCTGCTGCGAAAGCAAACACGACTCCGACAGACGCCACACCCGCCAACGTTCGCGCAGCTTTGAAAGCGATGCGTGACGCCGATCCAAAAAATGCAGAAGTGGTGAAGCAACTGCACGGCTCCTTTGAGCGGTGGAATGCTGCAAAGCAAATCTTCCCCAAAGGTGTTTCTGAGATGCAGGAAGCCAAAGCGTTCATCGACTCAGTAGGTGGACCCGAAGGCTACGAGAAGATGCAAGGTATGATCGACACGGTTACAGCGACGGACGAACTGCTCTACGCGGCAGACCCCAAGCTGTGGGACAACGTGATCGAAGATTTGAAAGCCAACAACCATCCAGAGGCTCTTGGGCAGTTGGCTCCGTCTCTGTTGCAGAAGTTGAAAGCGCACGACTCCGATGCGTTCTATAACACCACTATTCCAGTGGTTGCAGACGCGCTGAAGGAAGTCCACATGGACTCCTTTGTTAGCCAGTTCAATGCTGCGCTAACGGAGAAAGATGGAACGGGAAAAGTAGTCCCGAACATTGCAAAAATCACGGACCTCGTGAAGAGCATCACAGATTGGTACACCGATCTGGACAAGGATGCGAAAGCGCGTACAGCTACACCAGCAGAAACGCCAGAGCGCAAGAAGTTCCTCGCTGAGAAAGCGGCGTTTGAGAAGACCAAGACCGATGCGGCCACGGAAGATCGCAAGAAGTTCGAGTCTGGAGTTGCGGAAGAGTGTGACAAACACAACAACCGTTCTCTGGGCAAAGTTCTTGGCGGCTTCCTGAAGATGCCATTCTTCAAGGACTTCCCGTATGAGACGAAGGTTGATCTCGGAAACGGAATCAAGGACCGTCTGTACGCTGCGCTGAAAGCCGACAAGGCTTATCAGACACAGATGAACGCGATGTGGAAATCGAAAAACCCAGACCGTGCGAAGATGCTCCAGTACCACCAAGCAAAGGTGGACTCCATCGCAACGGACATCGTGACCAAGACCATTCAGAACCGCTACCCCGGCTACGCAAAGGGCGGCAGTGCAGCAGGCAAGGCAGCGGCTGCTGTGGTGAAGAAAGAAACAGCCACAAAGGCAGCGGTGCAGTCGGTAGCCACTGGCAAACCGATCTACGTCGCCAGCCGTCCAGAGAATCTTGTCCGCGAAGCTATCAAGGTTGGCGGGAAAGACTACTCAGCATCGGACCTCATCACTCTCCAGATCATGGGGCGTGGATTTGTGAAGTCCGGCGACGGCAAGTCGTTCAAGTTCATAACTTGGCGGAAATAATGTTCAAAAAACTGTTAGAAGAACTTAGGAGATTAACAATGGCAATTACACAACTGAACTCAGACATTGCAACTTTGTCTGCAAACGTTGCGGCTTTGGTCGCACAATCCGAAGCATCTGTTCCACAGTCTGAAGTTGACGCAGCAGATGCCACAGTGGTCGCACTGAATGCAACTGTAGTTGCAGCCATTGCTCCCGCTGCATCAGCAGCACCTGCCGCACCAGCAACTCCAGCGGCATAACAAGCTGGAAAGCACGCAGCGTTGAAAGCGTGTTGGTCAGTTACGCAGGAGACACCGAAATGTGCCTCCGAAGTTCTCTATCTAAGCAGCGCGTGAAAACGAGTGATAGCAGACAGGGCACTTCGGAGACACATCTCTATGCCAAAGGTTGGCGCGACGGCGGCGACAACGCCTAATAAAATGGGCGCGACAAACTTTGTTGAAGCAAACGCAGTTGAATGACTCAGCGGAACAGTTCCGGTAGAACTCGCTCAGAGGCTCAACCATTTTACGTGGAACTTTCGCAACACCAGTAGGTAAGTTTTATGGCATTACTAGAAGCAGCAGTAGAAGCAGTTGAACTCGATGCGTTTGCAAAGGAAATCCCCGATCTGGTTTTCCATGGCAGCACCGCATACAGTCTCTTCAAGAATGAAGCGACCAAAATTCCTGTGTCCAACCAGTCGAACGCTGGCGGGACTCAGCGTGCATCCTTCCGCGTGCCTTTCCGGGTACAGGCGGGTGCGGCAATCACACAAGGCACGGGCAACGCAGACAGCATGCTCCGTGGCAGCGGTTCGCAGTGGGCTTCCTTTGCTCTGGCCCCAGTGTATCTCTTCAACGTCTGCGAGATTTCGTGGCTAGCTCAGGCTTCCACCGACTCGAAGCAGAAGGGCCTGTTCGCCGTGAAGGCGCAGGAAATGAAGAACTCGCTGGACAGCGCGATGCAGGGCATTGAAGGCTTGATCAACTCGGACGGTACGGGCATGATCGACCAGATTCCCTCGACTGCGACCATCGTTCTGAGCGGCGGTTCTCCCGCAGCCCAGACCGCCAGCATCACTGGCATCAACGTCGCCGTGGCCTTCACCGACCAACAGGTCGTGAAGTTCTACAGCACGGGTGGTGTGCAGCGCACTGGTGGAGTCACCTCGGCAACCATCAGCTACTCTGACGGCCCCAGCAACACCCTGTACTTCAGCACCGTTCTTCCTTCCGATGTCGTTGTGACCGACTACATCGTTGTGGCTGGTGCGTCGTACGGCAGCGGCAACTCGATTCTGGGCATCAAGGCTTGGAACGTGAACAGCAACACCGGAACCATCGGTGGACTGAACCGCAATGCGTACCCCGGTCGTCTCAGCACCCCCACCATCAACCTGAACGGTGCGGCACTGACCCCCGGCATCGCACAACGCGCCGAAGTGCTCCTGACCCGCGCACTCGGTCCAGACGCAGAGTCCCTGAAGTCTGGCATTTGGTACGGTCCTCTTGAGCAGGCATTTGCTCAGAGCAACCTGATGTACAACGTCCAGATCGTGAACGCTCAGGAAGTCAAGGGCGACAAGACTCTGGATATGTCCAAGCGTTACTTCTCGGACACGTTCGGTGGACGCAAGTACCACAAGAGCGCGACCGCGACTGCAAACCGCATGGACCTCCTGATCATGGAGAACTGGTACATCGGTGAGTTGTCTCCTCTGGAACTGTACGATTTCGGCGGCGGCAACGTTGTGGCCCCAGTCCCAGACGTGGGCACCACAAATGGCACGTACCTGACGAGCCACATGTTCGCCTACAACACCTGCTTCAACTTGGCGAACGCGGCTCCACGCGCTGGTTTGTACATCCAGAACGCCGCTGTTCCAACGGTCTAATGGAACCCTAGCGAGGGGCTTGTTGCAACAGGCCCCTAACGCTTTGTACTCGATCTTCGTCTCGGCCATTTTGCGATGGAGCGAGCGATTTCCTTGGCCCCAGACCTCTCGCGCAAACGTGCGGGTCTGGTTGGCCGGGGAGGATAGAAGCCAAAACATCGGTTAGACGTAAACTCTAGGTAAGGAAAAGAGACTCAGATGACTGGACTAGAACTAATCCGCAGTAAAGCCGCCGAGATGTACAACCTAATCGCCGGACAATCAGCAGCGGAACTGATCATTGACCCAATCGAGCCGCTGCCAAGTGAAAGCGCCTCAATAAACTCAGAGATCGTCGCCACAATGACTGTAACGAAGTTGCGCGACGAGCAACTGTCTAAAGCTATGACTGACTCAACGAACCTTCACACTGATCTGTGTATCAATCAGTTGAATCTGTTCGACATCTTAGGCAGAGCAGAAAAAGTTTGGATTTACAACATCAGCAGACAAGAGCACAGCTTAGGGAACGCCCTCATCAAGAGGTTGAAGATTCCAGCATGCCCTCCTGATGAAGAGTACACGGTAGCCACAAGCCTTCCGCTAGTTGTGGTGCAACCAAAGCCGAACGTGGAGAGTGGAGAGACAGATTACTTCTTCATGGACGGACGAAGGGTTGCCATGGACTTGATCAACCCCTCCAACTTGGGCTTAGATCAAGATCAGGATCAAGCCTCTTACTTGCAGTGGTCGTCCGCTGTAGGAAACGACTTCGGAAAAAAGGGTGTATTCTTCTCTACTCACAACCCTCCCTTGAAGAAAGAAATCAAGGCGGCACACAAGCGTTTGAAGAAGTACTACCAAGAAGTTATTGATCGCGCAAACATCGTGCGAATCACAGCAGCAGCCGGAACACTTGGCGTACCCGTGGTGGAAGTGAAGGCAGCAGTGGACTACGTAGAAGGTCCGAGATCAACTCGGTAACGACTCAGGAGACTCAATGAACAACGGTGGAGATGTATTGGCACGCGGCGCACGCAGCGCACAGTTTGCTGCGGGTGGTGGTGAACTTTCGGACTTTGAGTATGATCTCAGGGTTCGCCGGGACATCGTGAAGGAAAAGTACGGCGTCACAGACGCAGATATCGCGGAGTATGACGAGAAGATTCTGAAGGGTGAACGCTTTGAGCGTCAGCCCATCGCCCTCGTGGAAGAGTTGGGGGCAGGAATCGAAGTCATCGACCGCCGCAGAAGCTACTCGCAGGAAGTGGAAGAAGTAAAAGCCGCTCCTGTAGCTGAAAAGAAATGGCCTGAGAAGAAGTATGACTCGTTCACACCCATTCTCGACCGCATCCTCATCAAGCGGTGTGCTGACAGCCCAGACATGAAGATCATGGAGGACGGAAGCGTTCTCAACACGAAAACAGGACTGGTCATCGCAGCAAAGTACAGGCAGCACTCAAACATCGGCATCGTCTTGGCCACAGGGCAGTTCGTAATCCTTGGTGGGCAGCGCATTCAGATGAGCGAAGTGGTTTGCGTGGGAGATAAGGTCACTTATGGTGACTACAACTCAGAAGTCTTCCACATGGACGAAGAGAAAGTAAAAGTCCTCTGTGACTCGGTACAGATGAACTATGAGCCAGACCCAGAAGGTTTGCGCGTAGTGCGTGTACAGGATGTCCGTGGAATCGAGCGGGAAACGGCTGCTTCTGAGCCGGGATTGGAAGGCAACAATGTCTAACCTCATTCTCAGCAGCGATTCACCCATCACACAACCCTACGATAAGTACTGGGATGCACCGATGACGCGGCGCGAGGCTCATAAGTTGTTTATGAAGCTGGCCTCAAACGACAACGAGTTGATGGGAATGGCAGACACAGCAGCCATCTTGATTAACTTCATCTGTGAAAAGAAACTCGGCATCGTGGATCGCACAGAGGTCGATGCCTACGTGCTGGTCAAGACTGAACAGTTGAAGGCACAGCGTGCGGCGCTGAAAGCCGCAGTAGCCCGTGGAGAGAACCCAACGCCCCCTAACGAGGAGTCTCCACAGCAGGGACAGGCGACAGATGCCCAGCCCAACAGCTAGCTATCAGCAGTACCTATGCCCTGAGGAGTTCCAAGAACGCCTCACAGACATCGGAGGGGTTAACCGATACGACGAGCCAAACTTTTTGTTGGTATGGTCGCAAGGTGGTGACCCACATTCCATGTATCGCGCAGGCGGTGCGTGGGCCGGAGAAGATCAAGTGTCCTACACAGGATACCGAGACCTTCTAATCGGAGGTGGCGTACCATGCTGGGCGCTGCTGCAATGGCATGACTCTCTTGAGTATGGAACACCAGAACTCTACTACGTCCAGAACTACGACGAAGACTCTGGGTTGCAAACTCTGGGAGAGTACCCATACAGTGGTCGATACCAGATGCTGTACAACCTACGCTGGAGCGAGATGAGAAACGGCAGGATGTACTTTGAAATGATGCCGCTCAACACGTTCCTGCTGGACACGGTAGTGCCAATCATCACACAAGCCAAAGACATCAGTTGGGAAAAGACCAAAGCTGTGATGGATGATTTGAAGGAGAGAGAAGACAAAGCAGACATCGACATGATTGAAGATGTGATGCGATCAAACTCTCTGGCATTCAAAGGCAACGCAGTGTCCTACCAGAAGCAGGGGTGCAGAACTGCTCTGGTTGACAAGAAGATCGAACAGATGCAACGGAACTGGAACAAGATGATGACCAACGCGAGCCGACTCGGGCGCGGTCTCTCTGTATCTCCTGATCCGGTATAAACTCAGAATGACGCACAGCGTCAGAAGGACTCACAATGGAACCAACCTGTAGCGCACCTACTACCCGTGGTGATCTCAGCACGGCAATGACTAGGGCGAACAACGTCGATTGGAACTTCTCAACAGCAGATTATATGTTGAGTCGTCCAGCCGATTTCTTCGTCTACCTGTTCAACATCGCAAAGCAGGAGTACAAAGTATCGCGCCTGCCGCTGATCAAAGAAATGATCATCCCGGCTCGCGCTGAGAGCGAGAAATACGCTCGAATCACCAAGCTGCCTTCGCCCTTCAAGTTCCCGAAGGGCAACATCGACTCCAACGACATCGACATCGTTGTGATCGACGGACGGCGCATGGCGATGGACATCATCAATCCTGACAACCTTTCACTGGATCAGGACGCTGTGATCACGCAGACGTTCACGGTTGGAAACAACCTTGGAAAGCTGGGAGTGTTCTGGTCTCTGAAGGAAGAGCCAACGGAGAAGGAACTGGCGGCAGCAACGCGGCGCTTGGAAGCACACTACAAGAGCCTGCTGCAAGAAGCGCGTGCGGTTGAGGTATCGAACCCACAGAGCCTGTCAGCGGTCCTGAGTCCGGCGCATCACGCCGCAGCGGACTACTTCCACGAGACGTTCACGTGGCACAACAAGGCCGTCCACAAAGAGAACTGCCCACGTTGCGGCTCGCCTGCAAACGTTGGAGCACCGTTCCACGCCCTCGAAGGCGGTGGCCTGTGCGTCGGGGATTGGGATGCAGCGATCAAGGCTGGTGTACGCAGCCGCGCTCAAGCCTACGAAGCGACGGAAAACGAGAAGTACGCACCAAAGCAACCAAAGGTGCAGCAGTAAGTCAGTCGCGGCAGAACAACGCCGCGCACATTTTGGTAACACGATCTTGGCATTACCGACTCCACCCGCAACGCTGGGTTCTGAGTCCCCCGCCTTCGGTGGGGTTTGGTGGTGCCATGCTATTTCTGTATCAATCTTAGGGGAGTGGAGAGAAGACCCGTCGCTGATCTGAGTCCAGTGGCCGTAATCTTTGATCCACTCCCCTTTGTTAGTTTATAGGAGACAACATGTCTAGCCCGACAATCAACGTAGGTCAACAGACCACGAGTTTAGCAACGATCATGGACCTCGTACGATCCTTGGTGAACGATACCCAAGCAGGCGCGACCGACACTCCCGGTGAAGGTCAAATCTTCACGAACGATCCAACGATCTCACCATTCACCCAGCCGTTCCTCAACAGTTCCATCCGAGAGGTCTACAGAGAACTCCGCAACGTTGGTGATCCAGTGCTCATCAAAGACAATGTGATACTCACTGGCCTCCCTATAATCAACAGTCCATCTCAAGGACTAGGGCAGTGCGATCCCACCGTGCAGACGTTCTTGGCACCTGAGGGGTACTTCGATGGCCTTGAGCTATGGCCGAATCTCATTCTCCCGGCAGACTGCTTATACCCAACAAAAGTTTGGGAGCGCAGCACTGGCACCAATAATCCTTTTGTTCTAATGGATGCACCGTCCGGTGGTTTGGACAGTTGCTTCCAAGGTCCGATCTTCGCGCAGTGGGAGTGGCGCAATGGACGGCTTAACTTCAGAGGAGCAACTACACAGCGCGACATTCGTCTTCGCTACTACTGCTCACTGCCTCAGTTCTTCAGTTCGGATTTGGATTTCGATTCGACATACGTGCCCATCCCAGATTGCACAGACGCAATCGCCTACCTCACAGCCGTGAAGTATGCAAGAATGTTGGGATCACCGGGGCTTGCTGATCTACTGGCAGAGTCAAAAAATCAGATGTTCCAGTTGAAGAACGCCAACGTTCGCCGGATGCAAAATCAAGACTTCGCACGCATCCCGTACGGCAACAGCGACGGCGACCTCAACAACGAGTTCACATTCCTCTCATGGTAAGGGAGGCAGTCCCAAGGAGATACAATGCCTTTAGCAAGATTTGATACATGGGTCCGTTCCGCAGTTGGACCCGCAGCAGCCGGGACTCAGGTCTATATCTGCACACAGCCTGCCGTGACCACTACAGTACCGCCTAGCCCACTCGCACAGCTTTACGCTGATTCTGGCTCTGTCACTCCTATTACGCAGCCGCTAGTGGCTGATGGCTTCGGGCACGCCTACGGATATGTGGCGTCAGGACTCTACACAATAGTTCTGATTCAGTTCGGTAAGACACAACAAGTTTTCCCAGATCAGCTCATTGGTGCCGGAGCAGGCAGTTCTCTTATTCTACAAACCAACGGAGTGCCCAACACAGTTCAGTCTTTGCTAAACATAAAAGGGTCAGGACAAATCTCTGTAACGGCAGACGGTGCAGGGGGAGTAACCATTAGCGGAGGGGGAGCAGCGGCTGGGGCAGACACGCAGATACAATATAACAGTACTGGAGTTTTTGCTGCTAGCTCGGCGTTTGCTTGGGACTACACCAACTCCACACTGTTGATTGGCAGCGATTCAGGAACTTCTCAGGATACTGGTATATACCTACGTCAGATTTCAAACGACGACAACGGGTACACAGTACTAAAGACAAGCCTAAAGTGCGAAAACACTGCGGCAGGTGACGATAACAGTTATACATTTTGGTCTGCACAGTATCAAGAGACTGGTGTATACGGGCCACAAAGCATTGAAGGTATAAGCCTAGCTTTAAACCACACTGCTACCGACACAGTTTCCACAATCCAAGCCTTTACTGCGAATATATTCTCCTCTACAAGCGGGTCAGTTGCAAATGTGTTCGGAGTTAACGTAAGCGTAGTCAATGACGGTGCAGGAACAATGGGCAGTGCGGTAGTTTTCCTATCTAACATAGGAAGTGATCTTGATTACGGTTCTCCAATCACCACAGCCATTGGCCATCAAGCAGAGTTTACTACGCACGGAGGAAACCTAGGAACAGCACGAGGCGTGCAGACACATGTAAACCTAGGGCGCGGAGGAATAACGCAGTATGCTGGGCTGTATGTGGAAGCAGCTACAAATGAACTACAAGGAACTATAAGTTCTGTTCAGGTTTCAGGAGGAGTACTTACAATCGTAGGTTTGAACCCTTTTGGGTTTGCTCAAGTTAACGATTTTATTACCTTCTACAACGTGGGTACAGCTACATTCCTTAATGGCCAAACAGTGCAAGTAACAGGCACAACAAGTAATACTACAGTAGTTGCAAATTTTTCCCACAGCAACTACGGGCCAGCAGCCGATACAGGGAATTTTACATTTTCTGGTGTGGCTAGTGCATATTTTGGACTGTACATAGAGAATCAACCTGTAACACCAGCTACACCAAGCCCTTATTCAATATGGGTTGCAGGTGGGCCTTCTCACTTTGGTGGACCCATTGAGGACTCTACAGGCAGTGTTGGTACATACGGACAGCAACTGTCATCGACTGTTTCAGGTGTAAAGTGGGTCAATACACCTACCTCTGGCAGCAATGTGTGGTTGGGAGCATATAGCGGTTGGAGCACAGGCAATTTTGCACAGGGTGCTTTTGGTGGAAACACTTGTTCTAATATGCTTTCAGGTAGAATGGCTATTTGTCTACCTGCAAGTTGGAAAGTTACACTCTCATCGTTTAATGGAAACACTGTAAAACTAGACGCATGCAGCATAGCAATTTGCCCTGCCGACAGCGGAGTAGTGACCTCAGTAGTTCCAGTAACATTTAACAGCGGTTCTGCATCTGCTACGTACACCACAACTGTGACCACTGATCCTATAAACATCCAAGTGGACGTAAATCACGATTACTATCTTTTGATTTACTTTGACAACACAACTGGAGACCCCGGATACTGGCAGAATGGTCCGTTTAACGCTAACCTTGGTGCTATATACTCCAGTATAAACAACACCAACCCAACTAACATTCTTAATACCCCGGCAACACCTACGTCAGACACTTATGTGTTTTACAAAAGCATAACAGTGGCGTAAGGAGGAATATGGATATTAGTAAAGTTTGGCCGTGGCTAGGTAAAGCCTTCAGCGATGAGAACGGCCCCAGTTCCTCTCGCATCACCAGCGCGTGGTTGTCGGTATCTTCCATGGCTCTGATCTGGTGGATGGTCAGGCACATGATGAGCCAGCCTGTAGACAAGCTACAGGTTTGGGTAGGTGGTCTTCCTCTCATCATCGGTGCTCTGGCAACCTTTGCGGCATCACCGTACGGCATTATGAAGTTCACGGAGATGTTCAAAAAGACCGGGGACAAGATCGCAGAAGTGGAAGAAGAAAAGAAGTAACGGAGACTCAGATGCTGGCAATCGTAATCCCATCAAAGCACGCAGACATTTTCTCTGTGTGCTACGAAAACCTGAACACGAACACTCCCGGCGTACGCAAGATTCTGGTGCGCGACGGGAACGAGATCACAACCCCTCAGCACCCTGACTGGCTCTGCCTGCAAGGGTCTCCTGAGGGGTTCGTCTACGCACGCAATGTGAACCAAGGCGTCAGCGAGGCTCTAAAAGACCCAGCAGTGGACGCTGTGATGTTGCTGAACGATGACGTGATCTTCACGCATGACACCACGTTGCGGTGCATGTACGAGGCCCTTCAATCCAACCCTTCAGTTGGCATTCTTTCTCCAGCAATCGAAGGCTACGCATGCAACCCAGCACAGGCATATCCGCAAGCGGAACTGCAAGTGGTGAACGACATGTTCGTAACGTTCGTCTGTGTTCTCATCACCAGAAAAGTGTTCGAGAAGGTTGGGTTTCTCGATGAGAGGTTCACAGGATACGGCAGTGATGATGTTGATTTCTGCCGCAGAGCTAAGAGCGAAGGTTTCAAGTTGGCCGTCACCTCCTCTTCCATCGTAAAACACGGCCATGGAAAGGGTGAGTGCAGTTCTAGCTACAAGCGCCTCCCTAATCAAGACGTTCTGGCTGAAATGAACCGCAGAGCCTACACTAAAAAGTGGGGACGAGGAACGGACGGAAACTTCTTGGAGAACCAAGTTCTGATTGCAATACGCAGTTGCGTGCGCGATGCCATTCGCGGCGACAATCAAGCAGTAAGGGACACGTGGGCAAAAGACGTGCGCCTGTACAACTACGAGTACAGGTTCTTCATTGGCGATGGCACACCTGTCGATGAGACCACGGTGACAAAGACTTCAGAGTACGGAAGCTGTTATGTAGGCAGACGACAAGAGGTGATCACAGAGATCACACCAAAAATCGACGAAGAGATTGTGCCTTGTCCAGACGATTATTTTCACATGCCCTACAAGCTGCGGGAGATTTGCAGATACGCCATCCGTGAAGGGTACGATTACGTCTTCACTCCATGCGACGATGTTTACGTCGATGTGTACCGCTTGAGCACCAGCGAGTTCAAAGGTCACGACTACATCGGGAACCTTTGGAATGGCAACCCTTACGCGCACGGAGGACCGGGATTTTGGCTCAGTCGAAAAGCGTGTGAGATCATCGCCAATGCACCAGTCACCAGCACTCACGATGATGAGTGGGTAGGCATGGTTCTGGCAGAGCACGGCATCTACGGTCACCATGACACTCGGTACGCTTACGACAGCGACGTTCTACAGGACGATACCATTGCGATGCACATGACCTTTCTCCCCGGAACCTACAAACCGGAATGGATGAGGATCACAGCAGAGAAGTGGCCTGTGGACATGAACACACTGCCTGTACGAGAAGGCGCGGTCCCGGTCACTATCATGCCGGAATGTACGCCGAGGGAGAGGAAGGCTGCACCTAGGCCGATCCTACGTATCGGACCAATCGTACGAAGGCCGGATGGAAGAATCCAACGGAGATATTCAAAATGAAGCCACTGATTGCGATCATTTCACATAGCAAATCTCAGATGCGCGATGTGATCAGAGAGACGTGGCTTACGCAGTTGCCAAAAGGAGTGGACTACAGGTTCTTCCTTGGAACAGAGGGCTGCGAGCACATGAATGGCGACGAGGTTTTCTTACCTGTGGACGACACTTATAACGGGCTGATTGAAAAAGTCAGAGCCGTTGCTCGGTGGGCCTACGATAACGGGTACGACTACTTTTTGAAGTGCGACGACGATGTTGTGGTCAAGCCCACGGAGTTGCTAGCCTCAGGTTTTGAGCAGCATGATTTTGTTGGCAGCGACAACGGCGATTTCCACAAAGATACGTGCAGCACCTGCGGACGAAATGATTGCAGACAGACCACAGGCAAGTACATCACACCTTGGGGATTCTGCTATTGGGTCAGTCGCAAAGGCATGGCTCTTCTACGTGACGCAGCTTTGCCAGCGCATGGTCGCAACGATGAGTGCTGGGTAGCGCATGTGCTTGGGGAACAGGGAATAAACATGTTCCACGACAATCGCTACTTCATCCACACAGGCTACAATCCAGAGGAGCCGATGCCGCAAGAGGCACCGCTCAACACACAGTACGTCTGGAAAGAAGTTCAACACATAGTACCAAGGGCTGGACGACTCGGAAGGGTTCGATCTGTACGCGAACGAACTCTTGTCCCACTCACGGAACCTTCACCGTCTGGAATGTCAGTGTCGCCAAATGAGGCACACCGTAAAGACGGATGGCTGGTGCGAAGCAAGTTCACAGAGGTGCAAGCTACTCCCGGCACATTTGCGTTTTGCATGCACCTTGTTTGGAAAGGCTACCACTGCACTCCACCGGAGGAAGTGATTGCTGAGTTCCGAAAGGTTTACGCCGATCCGAGTATCGTCTGGTTTGACCGGAGATGTTTCGGAGGAGGATCATGGCGCGAAGTTTGATTGCAGTAGTTAGTTGCCACGTAAGAAAAGAGTGGCAAGAAGCGATACGAAGAACGTGGTTGCCTTTGGTTCCGCAGGGAACTGACGTGCGCTTCTTTCTAGGTCGCGGAGACTCAGTTTACTCACCCGGAGAAGTAGTTCTGGACTGCGACGACTCATACCAAGGTCTCCCAGAGAAAGTACAGAGCATTGCGAAGTGGGCAGTGGCCGAAGGCTACGATTTCATGCTGAAGCTGGACGACGATGTGGTCTTAGACCCAGCCCTGCTTCTGGCGTCCGGCTACGAGAACAATGTGTTCACCGGAGCGGATGGACACAGACCAAACCCGCAGCGCCCATACTTTGTACCTAGCGGGTTCGCCTACTGGCTGAACAGGATCGGCATGGAGTTGGTAGCAAGTGAACCGTTGCCAAATGACAACTACGACGAAGGCTGGGTGGCAGGAACACTGTACAAGTACGAGGTCACTCTAACGTGCGATCCTCGTTATTACGTGACTGTGTGCCGGACCTTACCAAGTATCGACAAGCGCACAGTGCCGGGACGGGTTGCAACACGCATCCGCCGAGAGCCTGTGCCGGGGACGTTTGCATGGTGCATCTACTTTGAGCCTAACGGCGGAACGAAGTACAGCACTGCGGACAAGATCAAAGAGTTCTATCGAGTTTTCGCGGTCGAAGTGACTGCGAAGAAATAACCGGGAGGGTCCGACTCTCCTAGTATCCGTAAATCGAGAACCATCTCGTAAATCGGGGAAAGAAGTGCATTATGGCATTAGCCTCAGTAACACTCACGCCCGTTTGTGGGCCGACGTTCGACAGCAAGACCACCTCGCTGTTCTTCCAAGTGACTTTTGGTGGATCAGATTTCTACGACACTGGTGGGCTTCCCGCTGGACTCGTAGCACTGGCAAACTCTCTCAGTATTGACACGGCGGCAGGGCAGTTCTTGCAAGCCACCATTCAGGGTGAGGATTCAGTGTTCACTGGTTCCTTCGAGCAGGGTGGGTATTTGTACCACTACTGCTACCCAAGCGACACCATTCAGATTTTCACTGCCGCAGGAGTCGAATTGACACAGAGTCAGCTTCTTCCAGCCGGAGTTCTGAACGATGTTGTCATTGGCAAGGCAACTTGGATTCGGTTGTAAGGAGGATGGATCATGGCAGTTCAAGAACGAGACATCTTCGGAGCACCGTTCATCGTAGGAGACTACGTTATGGTTCGGTGCATAGTCACATCAATCGCCACCTCTGGCGCAAACGGAACGGGTGGAGCAGCAGATCAGGTAACACTGACTGTTGAAACTCCCGGCAACGTTGGCGAGCAGGCAAACGTGACGTTGATTGTGTCGCCTGTGCAGTGCCGACGCGCAGGTAACTCGCAGCAGGCATAATCACCTGTAGAGACAGGAAGGGCCGTGAGAATCGGCCCAAACATTTATAGGAGGATACCTTGGGACACAACTTAGAACAGTTGGGCACTGCCACACTGGATACGATGGGCGGTCTAATCACCAACTGCAACCCGCAAGACCTTCCCGAAGGTGCCAGCCCTCGGTGCTGGGACGTAGACTTCATCATCGGCAGCGTGTTCACTCGCGCCGGACTACAGTCTGTGTACTCGTTCGCTGGTGAGTCAGTAAGCAAACTGGCTGGCATCGCAACCGATGTCACTAACCCAAGCACAGTTCCATGGACTAACCCGGATGGGGTTCTAGGTAGCTCTTCTTTTGCAACTGCTCAGGCTACATCTTCTGTGATCACCACAGATATACCAACCACTTCAGTAGGGACAGGTTGGTCTAATCCTACAGACGCACTAAGTACAGGTTTTTCATTTGCCTCTGTAGTGCTTACGCATACAAGCGGCACAGTGCAATCTAACCCTTTGATCACAGGTGCGCTTAATTCAAGTCTTCCAGCCGGAGCATTAGTGCAGGGCGTTCAGGTCAATTTCAAAGCAAAAGTATTTGGAGGAACTGGCACTACAAAGATTTTGGTAAACTTGGCAAACGCAGGCGTCGTGCAAGGTGTTCAAGAACTTACACCTAACATAAATGCAATACCTATATCTTACACCCTAGGCGCTGCCAATGATCTGTGGACACTGAGTGAGACAGCTATGTTAGCTTTGTTGAACAGCACCAACTTCCAAGTGTTGTTCACAGCGCAGGCTCTTACTGGGTCAGGCACATCTACGATTTCTCTGAATTCTGTCAGCATCACGGTGTACTACACGATTACCGCCCAATCCGATGCACTGCAAGCTACGGATTTTTCTTATGCCATTCCTTCTACTTCTGGAATCGCGGGGTTGCAGGTGACACTAACTGTCTCAAGCAGTACAGGGGCAAATCATATCACAGTGCAGATGCTGAAAGGTGGAGTGCCAGTAGGCACCCCTGAGGATTTCGGTCCAATAGGGGTTTCACCAGAAACTGTAAACATCGGCTCTCCCACAGACCAGTGGGGAACATCTTGGTTGTTCTCTGACATCAACAACGTTGATTTCGGATACCAAATAGTCGCCACAGGTAACGGAAATACTCACGTTCAAAATGCGAACTTGAAAGTGTTCCTAACTCCCGGTCTGTCGAACTTCAACTACGTTAAGACCTACATACAAAACAACGAACAGACATACACGCTCGCGCTGGACGACACAGGGATCATGTGGCAGGAAGATGTAACCAACCTACCTAATCAACTTTCTGTGTTGCAGACTGGGTTCTTGCCAAACTCGTTCGCAAAGAGCGCGACGTTCAACAGCAAGGAGAACATCTGTTTCTCTGACCTATCAATCGGCACAGATCGACCGAGAGTCTACAACGGTTTGACGTTTGACGCTCTGTCTCAGGTAGGCCCCGGCGCACCGCCACAGTTCAAGGCATCTACTGGTTCGGGGACAGGAACACTTAGCATCACAGCGTATGTGCTGGCATCAGACATAGTTACCTTCACGACTCCGAACACAGGCTTCACTCCTGTAGTTGGATCGCTGTACACGATTGCAGGCGTAGTGAGCTACCTGAATGGAAACTCATACTCTGTACTCAGCACTCCGGCTCCAACTTTGACATCTTTCTCAGTCAGTTTGGTGCATGCGGACGACCCCGGATCATCTGTAACCGGAACCGCAATCCCGGCGTACAGCTACACGATCACCACGATCACGCAGAATCCATCAGTGTCATGCGACGGTCAGGAACTTCTGTGGAGCGCACAAGGCAACCCAAGCACACCGGGAGATACCATCACTGTGTACTACGCTGGGCAAGATTCTCCAGAAGACCCAACTCTTCTACGCTTGATTGGGCAAGGATATCCTAACCCATACATCTATTTCACACCAGATTGTCCCATCATTGGAGGCGGTACGTACCTGCTAACAGGTCACGGTGTGAATCACCCACCGCATGAATCTGGTGGCGTGCACGGTGTTCCCTACCTTACTGTACAATTCACCTCTTCTGGTAATGCCAGATACGGTGGACCCGGAGGGTCAGGACCGAACGGCCCCGGAAACACAGGTAGCTGGCAGATCACACTGGCAACTGTAACCACTGACACAGCCATAACAGGTATTAGCAGTGGAGCAGGATTCCAGATCACAGGCGCTACTCCGGGAGGCTGGAACTCTGACTGGCAGGTTGTGCAACCTCTGGCCGAGACTACTCTGGACATCACGTCCACCGTCATGTCTTCGCTTGGTGTGGCAACCTATGGGTGGTCAATCGCAGTCGGTTCAGCGCCGGGAGTAACGGCACCAACCGCTGGGCAGTTGGCAACAATCTTAGGTTGTACGAACTCATCTGTGTTCAACACCACAGGTGTGATCTCAAACGTTATTGGCTCAGGCTCTGGCACCTTCGACATCGACGGTTTCCCACCGGGAGCAATAGCGTTCCAAGCTGAGTCCGGCACCGCAGTCACCTACGGTACGTCCTTCACCTTCGACCCCGGAACACTTACAGTCGGAACATCTACCAACCCGATATACGGGACTGGTTCAGGCGGACAAGTTACTATCGTCGGCGGCGCACTACAGCCTATCAGTTCTGGCATTCGTCAGGGAGTGGTTTTCTTCATCACAGAGAACGGTTATGAGACGGCACCTTCTCCACCAATTACCTTCACTGTTCCACAAAACGCTAACTTCATCACAGCGTCGTTCATCCCCATAGGGCCACCAAATGTTATAGCAAGAGGCATTGCGCTTACGGAGGCAGGACAAGATGGAGTACCGGGAGCTAACTTCTATGTTATAGAGGAGCCAGTCACCATTGCTGGCATAACACCTCAGCAGTACACATCAACCATCATCAACGACAACACAACTACAGGGCCTGTTCACTTCAGCTTTACTGATGCCGTACTTCTGAACTCTAGAGAAGTAGACGTGCAGGGTGACAATCTGTTCAATCTTATCGAACTAGGAAGTTCGGCATGGTGTGTTCCGTACGCACAGCGAATGTTCTATGGCCTGCAACTGAACAAAGTTGACAACTTCAACAATCTTACCTTTGATGGCGGCTATCTTCCAAATCCCGGCGGCAACCTACAACCGCTCGGTTGGGACATCGCCAACACAGCAGATCAAACCCTTCTGATTAGCACAGTGACAGGAATGTCTCTGTATATTCAGAACCAAAGCCTTAGCTTTATCGAGCCTACAATCGGCTTGATCTCGCAATCGGCTTTCCAAGATGCATATCAGGTTCCTATCATTCTGCCTGCTACGACCTACTCAGTAAGAGTGGCATGTAGCGCACCGTCTGGCCGCACAACTGGTAGCTTGGTTATTGATCTGGCTGACCCTTCGTTGCAGACGGCTGCTTTCGGAACTTTTACAGTCCCTCTGGCAAGCATGACGAGCAACGTTGCAGTGTTTCAAGGTACGATTTTAACGACGCCATTCGCAACAAGTGTGCCCACAGGACTTTTACTGCGGGTATACTTGAAGAACGCTGGTCCCCAAGTTGACTGCGAGATTGATCGCGTCGAAGTATTCGAGACGATTACGCCATATTTGAAGGCTCAAGTCTACGGTTCATATGTGGGCCAGCCCGAGTCGATTGATGGTTCCTCTACCGGAGGAGTTATCGACACAACTTCAGAAAACGCTCAACCTGTAATGGGTGCATTCGTGCTGCACGATCTTCTGTATCTATTAAAGACTGGCAGCATGTACTCCACTCAAGACAACCCGAACTCTGAACCGGGAGGTTGGGGACTGCACGAGGTCTCCAACAAGGTTGGAACAATCGGCATCAGTTCCTACGATGTAGGTGAAGAGTGGATGGTAACGGCATGTCGCAACGGAATCTTCGGATTCAATGGCGGACAACCGACAAAGATTTCACAAGAACTGTGGAACCTCTGGGAAGCAATCAACTGGGAGGCAGGCAACACTATCGTTCTTAGGAACGACGTGGTGAGCAAGCGTCTCTACTGTGCAATCCCACTACCTACGGGCACCAACCCGACCACCGGGAAGGCTCTGCCTTCAGTGAAGTGGTTGCCCAACGCTCCATACAACCCGACGCCGACATCACCTAATGTGATGCTGATGATGAACTACCAAGGTCTGGCAACATTCGAGGAGATGGTAACCTCTCCAGAAGTCCACACCACGATGTTCGGAACATTGGCAGCAGTGGATATGAAACGTAAGTGGGCGATCTGGCAGATTGCAACACCAGCCATGGAGTTCATCTTGCAAGAAGACGGAGAGTCGCAACCTCTCTACATCTGCAACGGTATAGGCTCCTCGAAGATTTATCAACTATCAACAGACCAACTGTCTGACGACGGCGTAGCGATCAACAGCTTGTACACCACGTATGGGTTTGTGAACGCAGCGAAGGCAGCAACACTGCCGATCTTCGGATTCCACGCAAAGAGATACACCGTGCTGCAAGCCTCGATCACAGGCGTGCAAACGGTCAACAGTGCGGCTACGAACGCGAGCATCCGTATTCTACCTAACACGCTGACTCCGAAGTACCCGTACAAAGTGCCTATTGGCATCCCTCTGGTAGACCCAGTGCAGGATGACTACTTCCGTCCCATCAACGTGAGAGGCAACAGAGCATTTATCGAGGTGTCTACGAACGCGGTAGGATCGTCGTTCAACCTCAGTAAGCTGTTGTTGACAGGCAAAGCGGATGCATGGAGCACCCTCAACCCAACAGGTGGAGGCAACTCTGGCATCATGTAAGACCGAGGGAGGGCTAGGCCCTCCCCACACATTTAGGAGAACACATGCGCGGCGAGAATGAAGTGCTTCAGGGTGGTAGAGAGCTAAACTTTATCAGCCAGAAAGACCCTTATAATGGCTCGTTGTTGAGTAAAATGATTGACGCCATCAATGCGGTCGCAAAGCATGCAGGTGTAGCGGCGGTGGGTAAAGTCCCGCCACCTCCTCGTATTGATAGTATTAATGTTCAGGGCACTCTGTCAGGCTCTGTTATGACTTGTCCATCTGAGATTTTGCACTGGACATTAAACCATAACCAAGCTATTTCAAAAGGTGTAAGGTACATCAGCGAAGTTGATACGGACCCAAACTTTCCTTCTCCACATGTTATAGACCATGGATGTTCACGTTCGGCTTTTCTGCATTTGCCCACCAACCAAAATGATGGGGTTACCCCAAACGTATATTATTTGCGTTCCTATGCACAATATCCGGGCGGAGACCCATGTGCTCCCACAGTTCATGGCAACTTGGGAGGAGCTATTCAAATCAAGATGACGGGTGGAACCAACCCAAGTGCTACGTCACTTCTCACATCCACAGGTAGTGGAACAGCAGCACCAAACGGGCAACAAGGTGGTCACGGTCTGGGTGTTGTGCTAGACCGTCCGGCCCCCGGCCCAAAAAGGAACGTCTCCTAAGGAACTTTCAATGATGAAACTGATTTTGGCATTACTATTTCAAGGTGTGATCCCGATGTTCCTAGGTCTAGGCGGGGGTCAGTACAACGCTACGGCCAGAGCGAACGAGAATCAAGCGCAGCAGCTTGCTGGAAACTTAGGCTCCGATGCAGCCACTGAGAGTGCCACGCTAAACCCGTTTTTCGCACAAGAGATGAGAGCAACACACTCTCTGGACCCCAACCAACAAAATGAACTACTGACGCATGCAGAAGCTGGCGCAGGTGGAGCATTCGGTGGGGCAGAGGGAGAGATGAAAGCCAACGCAGCACGTACAGGCAATGCCACTACTCTAACGAAGTCGTTGGACGAAATGGCACGAGATAAAGCCAAGTCTGCCGCAGGCACTTCAGAAGGAATCGCAGCGCAGGATGTGATGGGCGCTCAACAGTTGCGCCAACAAGGCGCAGCAGGCATGCAAGGTTTGTATGGCACCAACGTCAGCGGACAGCTTGGAGCAATGAAACAAGCGAATGAAGACGTAGCCACAGAACAAGCCACACAAGGACAAAGCTGGTTGGGCCAACTTACACAGCTAGCTAACTTTGGTGGTAGCGTAGCAGGCGACATCACAGGTGGAGCAGGGGCAGCAAAGGCTTTACAGAATATATAATCTAGGAGAGATCATGGCAGACGTTTTGAAGAAATTAGGAGACACAGCGAAGAACGCAATCTCTACGCTGAAGTCGATCCCTCCCAATGAGAGTGAGCAAATGGCACTGCGCGAAAAACAGCAGCAGATCGACGCCATGACATTGCCAGCCCAGCCTGCTAAAGAAGAGGCACCGCAGCCGGGAACTGAGCCTGCTCATTCGGCTAACGATCCTCTTAACAAGTATGGATCACGACCGGGGGAAAAGCGATTTGATGTAGACAAAGACGGAAACCTCACGCAAGTAGAGGTTCCTCAAGCCCCGGCAACTCCTGCACCAGCGGCTAGAAGATCGCTTGCACAAGAAGCAATGAAGTCTCCGATGAAGCCCATCATACCTCAGAGCCTAAAGGAACCGCTACCATCGTACGATGGTGGAGGAGATGTTCCAGAGGATCAGGTAGCTGTAGTCCACAAGGACGAGAAGGTGCTAACACCAGAAGAGGCAGAGCAGTACCGCATTGATCACCCAGAGGAAGACCACGGTGCCCCAGCAGACTTCCAAGGACGAGTAATACCAAACCCAAAAGGCATAAAAGCAGTAGACTCCGACAACCTAGAACCAAAGTATTCTGATACAGATCGCCTACCAAAAGGCACAAAAGTAAACATAGATAATGCTCCATTAAAAACACCAGAGGGAGACATATCTAACCCGGTTGCGGCAGATGTACAGCCTGACATGCTAAGGGAAGCATCTCTGAAGTTGAAGCCCTACAGCAAGGTGATGGACGACAAAGCCACTGCCAAGGCCGCAGAGCAGGGAGCTAAGGAAGTCCCAGCAGAGGGCGCGTCTACAGCCACAGGCGCATCCCCAGCACCGAAAGAAGAGAAGCCCAAAGTCACCTATGGACATATCCTAGCTGATAAGTGGCTACAGAAGAACGGCATGCCTTCTATGGAATCCCTGAGAACTCCAAAAGAGTTTAACCAAGGATCACCATATCAGGGAAAATTTGAAGACGACATGTCTGCTCCAAAAGCACCCAATCAGGGAGCGGCAACGCAGGGCGGACTGAAGCCCATTGTGTCGCCGGAACCAACAGGTCCAGCGCCAACTGGAAAGGAAGCGTACCAGCAAAAGATCGCTACGTACGACAAAGCCTACCAAGAAGCGATGGACATGGCGGCGAAGTCGAATGATCCACAGTACCGAGAGCAAGCGGCGCGGATCAAAGAAGCGAAGCTGGCTTACGAGCAGGCTCACCCATGGGGTTCCAAAGAGTCAGCGCACCCCGGTGTGTTGGGAAAGATTGGACATGTGGCTGAGATGGTGGCGCAACGCGCTCCCGGTTTGTCAGCAATCGTGTCTACTATTCCCGGCTCAGAAGTTAACCGTGGAGTAGAGGCCCAAGGCGCTCGTGAGCAAGTCAAGGAAGCCTCAGCGCAGAATGCAGCGGAGAATGCAGCCAACAAAAAGCTGGAGACCGCAGGGTATAAGCAGGTAACAGGCGGCGCTATTGATCCCAAAGCTGATGGGGAACTCAAAGGCGTGCCACAGACGGCCTTCTACAACGAGAAGACTGGCGACATCATCTACAAAGGCGCTCTGGCACCAAAGCAGAACGCTGGGGAAGCCAAAGCATCCTTCCAGAAAACTCTGGCAAAGATCGGCACAGCAGAAGCCGCCGATCCCGGCCAGCAGATGGACGCAATCAAAGCCGCGCACGTCAGCGGAGTCATCGACGACCAAGAGTATCGAGAAGCAATCGGATACCTAGGGTCGAACGGAAACGCTCCGGCCACACAGTCAGCAGCGAAGACTGAGAACAAGATGCAGGGCAAGTTGTACTACTACGACACGCCCACCGGACGCAAGGCAATGACCACAGCCGAAGCAAAGACTGCTGGTCTAACACCTGAGCAGGGATACGAAGTCTCTGCTGGTCAAGCTGAGAAGGATCGTGAGAAAGACAGCACATTCCACACGATTCAGAAGGCCCTTACCCAGTATCAGAAACACATTGGAGAAGGCAAGCTGACGCCGGATGACATCACCACGATGACGACCATCACAGAGGACGCAGAGAAGCCCGACTACATCAGCAAGTTGATCGCTGGTGGGTTCGATGATCTGCTAGGACACCCAGTCACTGGGTACTCTGAGAAGTTGATGAAGGGTACGCTGACCAAGAACCAGTATCAGGATTTGAGTCCTGCTGGTCGCCAACTGATTGCGGACTACTACACAACGATGATGGCTCACTTCGCCAACATGAAAGCATCGCAAGGCACTATCCCTCGCAACCCAGTCATCATTCAGACTGAGATGCACACCATTCCAAAACCGTTCCTCAACGCTGAGGAGTCAGGCCCTGCATTCCAGAACTATCTGGATCAGGTGGCAATGCGTAACTCTGACAATGTGTCTTTCCATAAGCCGAAAGCGGAGGAGAAGACCACACCAGCCGCTCCGGCCAACGCGCAGGACGAGGTTGTTGTGAACGGAAAAGTGGTAGGCCACACCGTGGCGGGACCAGACGGCAAGAAGAAGTATGTTCCGCTACAGCAGTAAAATCTAGCAGGAGGATTTATGGCAGACGACCAGCAGCAAATCGAGGGACTACCCGAAGGTGCAACGCTACGCCCCGTGCAGCCCGCCCAACCAGCAGCGTCTGACCCCTCTCAGGTAGAAGGATTGCCTGAGGGGGCCACTCTGCGCCCTGTAACTCCTCCTGCTGCACCTTCAGCACCAAAGGCTACTCCTACACCGCACGCTACGCACACAGCGCCGCCTGTCGTTAAGGGAGCCGTCGCACCACCTGCGCCAAAGCAAGACCTACTGACGCAGGTGGACGAAGGTGGAGCACTACCGCAAGACCAAGCAATGCTGGTGAAAGCTGCGCGAGGCGTGCGAGGTTTGTATCACGGCGTCATGGGTGATGAAGAGTCGAATGCTTCTAAGGGGCAGACGACCACAGCTTCACCAGAAGCAGCCAACTTGGGATTTACCCCAGAGCACCTAGGGTATCAGGTAGGCAGCGCCGCACACGGCATTGGAAAGTTCATCAAGGAAGGCGTGCAGGATTTAGCAGGCAACGCTCCTGTGGTAGTTCCCGATAAGGGAGACACAGCAGGGTTTGCTGATCCCAAGGCACACACACTGATGGCGAAGTACGTCACAGCGCCTTCCATGGCAGAGCGCGAAGCCTCCGAAAAGGAGATGGAGGAGTACTTCAAGAGCCAAGGCCCAGAGGCCGCAGGCCACGCAATCTCTGCATTCTTGCACGGTACGCTGGGTGAATATGTCCCAGCCATCGGCCCACTCGCAATGGCTATTACCAGCCAAGCCCAAAAGGGTGACCTTGGTGGAGCACTAGCGCAGATCGCGTCACTGTATGCGTTCGAGAAGGGCACCGGAGCACTGAAAGAGGGAATCAAAGATCGAGTCAACGCAAAAGTGGAGGAGCTAACAAAAACTCCCGAAGTGAAGCAGGCTGAAGAGAACGTACAGGCACTAGCAAAAGTACGAGAAGCAGCCGAAGCAAAACACAAAGCCGCGTTGGCAGAGCACAACAAATACCAAGCGTCCCACGCACAAGGTATTGGATCACCAGAGAAGATTGTCAACGAGGTGACCAAAGCGAAGGATGCACTGGATGAGGCAGAGGCCCACCATGAGTTGGCAAAAGAAGACCTAGCAAAGAAGAAAGCTGCACAGCCTACGATTCCACAGCAGATAGGTGGAGCGGTAGGACGTACGGCGGCTAAGGTTATCCCAGCGCCTGCTCCAGAGCCAGAAGTTCCCACCGAGGCGGTAGCAGCAAAGCCTGTACTGTCTCGCTTAGGGCAAGTAAGACCTGAGCCGACTTCCCCTGACATGGAGTGGGTCGAGGGAAAAGAAGGAAGCTGGCAGAATGTGCTCAAGGAGCCTAAGCTGACTAAGTTGGGAGAGAAGACTCCGATCAACGTGAAGACTCCCGGCCAAGTGCAGCCAGAGACGTTCCCACAAGAGCCGAAGCCAGCGCCACGCCCATCATACGGTCGCATCGCTCTGGCCGGAGATCAGGGTGTGATGGGAAAACCGTTACTACTGACCGAAGGGACGCCAGAAGGGCCAAAAGTACCAGCAGGCGGACTGCCAAAGATCAAACTGCCGGAGCCTGAAGCACCGAAGCCACAGACGGGCACCGCCGCTGATCTACGCTCACTGAAGGTCAAAGAGGGCAAAGTAATCGACAACGATGAAACACTTGAAGGTCGCGTTGGAAGGCTTCTACAGGAAGCACTGAAGACCGACACCGGGACCAATAAGAACTTCCCTGCCGCAAAGGTTGACGAAGCGCCCACTGAGAAGCGAGCAAGCGAACGGCGCGTAACAGACGAACCGCACGAAGGTGAAGAGCGGAGACAGTCTGAACGCAGAGTCCTGAAGCAGATGAACGACAAACTCTTCCAGCAGGCAGTAAGCGGAGAAGACGAAGGTCGCATCGACACGGACGCCTACGCTAAGGCGATGGAGCAAGCACGCAAAGAGTTAGGGCCTGACGCCAGCGTTAAGGGTGTAATCAAACGCCGCGACGAACTGGTCTCTCCAGAGGCAAAAGGTTCCAATGGAGACATCGGGGACCAAGCACGCAAGGCAAACCCTGAGCCAACACGCGCTGAGACCAAAGGCAAACCCACTCTTCCAAAAGAAGAGCCAACTGGCTATGCTGCCAAGAAAGAAGAGATCGTACCTGCTGGAGTAGAGGGCCGCGAGCCTGTAAAGAGCGCGGCTGAGTATCACCCAGCGGTGCAACAGAAAGTAAACGAACTGAGTGACGAGAACCTGAGAAAGCTGGCAACAGCGCATGGGTTGAATCCTGACGAGTATGACTTCAAAGCGCGTGACGCAGGTCGTCATCGCACTGAGAGAGATCAGCTTGCCAAGGACATCACGGAGCAGCTAGGAGAGGATGAGAAAATCAACCTCGGGCGTGCTGCTGAACAGGCCGAGAAAGAACCGGGCTTTGCAAACCGTGACCAATCGGCAAAAGCGCGTGCAGATCGTGCGGCTAAGTTGTTCCCACGGTTGCGCGGTCCAGTCGGTGAGTATGGCAACCCAAAAGTCAGCGGAGGATCACAAGGCGTGGATGAAGAGGCAGAGCGACTGAAGAACCATGTTGCCGAGACCTCCTCAAAAGATACTGACCACGTGCAAGCAGCTATGAAGGAGTTAGGCCCTGATGCGAAGCTGTCTGACATTATGGACAGAGCGCAGAAGATGAAGGCCGAAGCTGCAAAGCCTGTTGATCTGAAGAAGACCGTCCAAGAGTACAACAAGCAGCAAGGTCTTGGAGAAGTTAAGGACAACAAAACCGAAGTGGACCCACGGCGAAAAGAGATCGCAAGGGCCTATGACGATATGAAGCATGATCCCAACAATCCAGAGGTGAAGAAAAGCTACGCGGCGCTGATTGACGACGCCAAAAAGCAATGGGACGCCCTGACGAAAGCTGGAATCAAGCTGGAGCCACAAGACGAAGACCCATACAAGTCCTACGACGAAATGAAGAAGGACTTCAAGGATAACAAGCGTCTGAAGGTGTTCAGAGGTGGCAACGAGCTACCGAAGGATCACCCGCTGGCACAAGTTGACCCCAAGACTGGAGAGACGTATAACGTGATGTTCCGCGCCGTGCATGATGCCATTGGGCACCTGATGCATGACAACGACTTCAGCGAGAAAGGTGAGCAAAACGCATTTGACACTCACCGCCAGACGATGAGCAAAGAAGCCATCCCTGCCATGACCACTGAGACCAAAGGACAAGTAGCTGCCTTCTTCAACGGCGGCAATGAGTTTCCTGAGCAGAAGGCGGGAATACTTCCTGAGCGATTCAACGAAGATGCGCCCGATCCGAAAGCTGTGATCGACCACATCAAGTCTGGTAAGGACTACGCTCTCCTCACCGCCGAGAACCCGAACAACGAAAGAGCGACACCTGAGCAGAACGCGCAGAAGAACCGAGAGATGAAGGCAGAGTTGGAGAAGATGGGCTACAAGCCCACACCAATCGAAGGCCACGTGAAAGATGTAGAGGGACAGAAGGAGAACTCATTCTTCGTTCCTGACATTACGCCTGAAGACGCCGCAAAGGTTAGCCGCAAGTTCGGCCAAGCCTCTGTGATGACGAAGCAGGGTATTCACGACCTAGCGAAGAACACTGTTCATCCTTCCACTGGAATCTTAGAGAGTCCAGAGGCAGAGAAGCAGGACTATCACAGCACCGTGGCTGGAAAGCCATTCAGCGTGTCTGTGGACTTCGACAAGGAAGAGGAACCGCGCACAAAGCCCACGTATCAAGCCACCAACCGACATGCCGAGGATTTGACCTACGAGCATAAACCAGAGGGCATCGAGAACAGCAACCAACAACACCGTGTCACCACAAAAGATGACAGCGGAAAGAAGATTGGTGAAGTGTCTGCACAAGACACGGCTGATGGCGAAGTCACTGTTCGATCCGATCAGGTGTATGACAAGAACCTGAGAGGTGCTGGCAGAGGCTACGACCAAATGAAGCACCTTCTGGACAGCGTGAGCGAAGATACTCACACTGTACGCAGTGACATCAGCAACTCCAACGCCGAGAAAGGCGTCTGGTCTAAGTTGGCTGCTGACTATCCTGAAGCCATCACCAAGAAGGACTTCAAAGACGGTCAGGTACAGTACACTGTGGATATGGACAAGTACCGCGAGGGCGGAACTGGTCCCGGTGGTGAGCAAAGCGTAGGCTCTGCTAAGGCAGGAACGAAAATGGCGAAGGGCACACCCCTTACGCCGGAGCAGTTGCAGGAACGTCTCCCCGATCTGGCACAAGAACACCTGACACCAGAAGAGAAGGCAAGCATCACTACCACTGCAACAGGTAAACCGCGCAACGCTGGCACCGAGAAGTTCGTCAAGAACATGGTGGACATCCCGACAGTCCAAGAATATGTGGACATTGCCAAGCAGGGCGAAGGCGCTAGAAAATGGTATAGCCGCAGCACAGCGGCATTCGACGCAATGCATGAAGAGGCACCGGACTACTTCAAAGAGGGTGACAAGCAAAAGTTCATGGGCGTGCTGGCTGGCAGTTCACCACAGCAGTCCGTAGCAATGAACCTGCGTGAGACCCTTGGCTTCTGGAAAGAATGGAACGACGCTGGTCGTCCGAAGTTCGATCTGGATAAGTGGAAGAAGTTTGGTGAAGAGACTGACAAAGCGTGGAAAGAAGATGGTAGCCCAAGAGCACGAGGCATGGCAAAAGGTGCCTCAATGCACTGGGACTACGCACCTACCGGACCCAAGTGGAAAGCTGAGAATCTTTTGTTGAAGAATCTCACCCTCCCTGAGACCAAGGTGCCCAACATCATCAAGGCTCTTAACGGAGAACCGATGTGGCCGGACCTGACGAAGAATCAGGCATTCAAGGCACCATCCTTCGCGGAGAACTTGAGAAAATGGATCGACGGCAAGAGCACGGGTACGAAGCACGTAACGAACGATAGCTGGATGGGACTGTTCGGAGGCATCGACAAATCAGCACTGTCGAAGCCGGAGAACTATCACCCACTGTCCGTTGCAACTCGCGCAGCAGCCGAAGAACTGGGTTGGGAGCCAGAAGAAGCGCAAGCCGCAATCTGGTCATTCACGCAAGCCTTAACCGAGAAGGGAACAGAAGACCCAGAGTTGGTACGTCATTACTCCGAGGACTTCAAAGACCTTCTTGCAAACGATCTCGAAACCCGAGACCTTCTGAAAGGACTAGGAGTCAATCTTGAACAACTCGACAGCAAACTCGAAGCCATCGGAGAAAAGCCCCAAGTCTCCGGCAGAGGTTCGCCAACTACTGCTCACAGTGTTGGGCAACTTAGGGATCGCATCGAAGAAGCTAGAGGGCGAGGAGCAATCCCCGAACCGAAAAGCGTCCAAGGAAATCTCTTCAAAGAAAACCCAGCCTTCGAGCACCGAAACAACCCCGGCGCGGGACACACGATCCAACCCCGTGATGAAGCGACTCGGTTCGACCCAGCAGACTTCGAGAATGAAGAGTCTGGTCTAACCAAACTTGGTGAGAAGAAAAAGAAGTCGCCACTCGGAAGCGTACGCTAACCGCAAGGGGCTGCTCACCCAGCCCCACAACGTGAATGAGACCGTAGAATCGGTCGGAAGGAATCAACACAAATGTCTCAGTACATTGCATCACCATTCAAGCCATCTCCTCAGTTGGCTGTAGCCGGAACCCCGTCGTACCTGCTGGGAAGCTGGAACGACAAGACCGGACCAACTCTAGGGTATGTCCAGAGCAACAGCGCGGCTACCACGACTGGAACTCTGGTGTTCCGCATTGTGTCTGGCAACGTGCCAGTCACTGGTGCCCTGATCACAGTTGTGGGTTGCGCTAACAGCGCGAACTTCAACGTCACAAACGCCTCCATCACCGTTGTGTCTACCACGGACGCTGGCATTTGCACCGTTACCTACACCATCGCCAGCACCACTCAGTCTTCGACTCCAGACGGCGGACAGGTATTCATCCCTCAGCCAGAAGTTGGAGAAACGGTCTCTGGTTCTTCGTACGCATCCGTCCCGGTTGCGATCCCGTTCAACAACCCAGAGATGCAAGAAGGAAAGTCCCTCACTGCGACATTGAACCTGCCTTCAGGTGGAAGCCTGTCAGGCATCGTAGCCGTTCTGCAAGGATCGGACTTCGACGTGGACAGCGAGTACAAGACCATCCACACGTTCTCAGCAGTCACTGGTGCAGGCACCAGCGAAACGTTCCAGACTGGCTCTGACAACATTGCCCCCAGTGCAACCCCCGGCACGATCACATCGAACCCCGGTGGAGCAAACATTGTGAACTATCGCTTCTTGCGATTCAAGTTCACTTCGATCATTGGTTCAGGTCTGGCAATAGGAAAGATCGAGATTTAATCTCGGTATTAGGTGAAACTCCTAGCAAGCCCCGTCACAGCCGGGGTAGACATTTAACTCAGGAGACTCAGTGTGGAAAACGTGAACGTAGAGGAACTACAGCGCCAGCTTTCAGAGCGCATCGAAGCACTCGACAAGCAGCGCAAAGAGCAAGCAGAGCAGTTCAGCAAAGAAGTGGCCGAACGCGCACAACTCGCGGAAGCTGAACGCCAGCAACGGCTGGCAGAGTACCAAGAGGCAGAGAAGAAGCGTGAAGCCAAGAAGGCCAAAGAAGAAGCCGAGGCTCAAGAGCGTGCTCAGGAAGTAACCAGAGCGCGTATCGCTTTGGAAAACTCTCTGGCCGCAGCCGAAGAGGCACGCAAACTGCAAGAATCAAAGTTGCAGTGGTTGGTCGATGAGATCAACAAACAAGAGTTCATTGAAGAGCAGCACAAGAAGGCAATGCAGAGCGCGGCTACGGCCCCACCGTCTGAACCTTCTAGCACCACAGAGATCAACGTGGAGCACCCAGTGCCACCTCTCAACGCCGCTAACCCCGGCGAAGCCGTACAAGGCACCGATGGCAACACGCCGGACACACCATTGATGTCGGACCACTTGAAGCAGATTCTCCGGCAAGCAACCAGAGGTTAAATACTATGCCACAAGGCTACGATGGACTACCATCATACTACGTTCAAAGTTCAAACCCAAAAACACTAAACGTAGGGTTTACAATCATAGGTATGGACCCTATAATTGCAGAGAACTTTGTACTAGCGGATGCAGCTATAGGAACAGGCGGTGGGGCAGTTACCTCAGTATTCGGACGCACCGGAGCAGTCATAGCGCAGATTGGTGACTATTCCTACGCTCAGATAAGCGGTACGCCCCAGTTGCCAATCACAAAAGCAGAGGTGACCTCAAACTGGTTAAGCAGCTATGATTCCACTACAGGGATGTTCACAGCTTCGCAACCAGCGTACAGCGACATATCAGGTACTCCGCAGCTTCCTGTGACGATTGCAGCCGTATCCCACCAATTCTTAACATCGTACACTTCCAGCACTGGGGTGTTTACACAAACTCAACCATCAGCCTCAGACTTGTCAAACGGAGTAACTGGCACTGGGGCGGTAGTTCTTGCCTCAGCTATTTCAGGTTTTGGATCAGGGACCGTTACATCGTTCAGTGCAGGCAGCCTTAGCCCCTTGTTCACAACATCTGTAGCTACATCTGCTACGACTCCTGCGTTGTCTTTTTCTTTGAGTAACGCAGCGCAGAACTCTGTGTTGGCAGGGCCTACAAGCGGCACTGGAGCGCCAGCTTACAGATCACTGGTGGCGGCAGATGTGCCAACGCTTCCTTACATAGCTACCTCTTTGCTGACAACGCTGGGCGACATAATTTATGAAAACGCAACACCTGCTACAGCGCGTTTGGCAGGTAACACCACAGCTACAAAGATGTACCTTAGTCAAACAGGGAATGGTACAATATCTGCTGCTCCAGCATGGGCGCAGGTAAACTATGCAGATATTGCAGGAACTACACCTACACCTCCATCGGGTTCTGTATTATGGTCAGCTTTAGGCAACGCCGGAGCCAACCTAACCTTATCGAATGCAGCTTTCACTACCACTTTTAATCAAACTTCAAATGCAATTTGGCTGTGGAACAACACAACAGTCGCTACCTCAGGGACTACCAACGCATCTCCCCTAATAGAATTGGGAAGTCAGTACTGGAACGGTTCAGCGTCAGCACAAGATACTTGGTCTATAGGTTCTTCTCTTGCTGCTGGGACGAACGGAGTACCTAGCCTTAACATCACGCACAGCGGATCGATAGGCGTTGCTAAGATCGTCTCTCCCGCTACCCTAGGCGTGTATGGATGGGCGGGAGGAACTGGGGGAGTTGGTCCGGGTGGTGGAGGAAATACCAATCAAGTAGGCATTGTGTCCGGTGGGTCCGAAGTTGCTAGGTTCTCAAGCTCTAGTGTGTCTGGTAATTTTGACGTAACCATTGGAGGTGGGGTCGGTAGCGTAGGAAAGATTACACTTGCCAACGCAAGCGGAACAATCACCAAATACAACAACATTGCGACGGTATCAGGTGGCGTGCCATCTGAACTGGCAACGGTTGATTTGACAGGACAGGTTGCGGCTATCTCGGCAACCACGCTTTACACTCCGACCGTTACAGGAATGTTTCGTATATCAACGAGGCTGAAGATCACCCACACGGGGACCAGTCCGGTTTTAGGTCCAATCACTATTACATATACTGACGGTGACGATTCGGTGGCACAATCGGATGTGATGCAGTTAGCAACGCAGGCAGGCGCATCGGCAACAAGCAACAGCGGTAACACAACCACTTCAACGTTGAATGGTGAAATCATCATTTACGCAAAGACAGGTGTTGCTATTCAATACGCCATCGCTTTAACAGGCACAGTTGGTACAGCAACCTTTTCAGCACACTTGAAATGTGAGGCCCTGTAATGAGTATAACATTGACTACTCCAGTATCTTTCACAATCAATGGGGTTACAGAAACAGACACGATAGGAGCAGCCACAAGCTGTCTGTATGATTTTCAATCAAGAGCACTGACGGTTACCTACAAAATAGGCACAGCGTTGGTGGGCAACTCCCTTAATCAAGGCCCTGCTGCTTTGGCAAATGGCTACACTCTTACAGTGCAGTTCAACCTCTCTACCGGGGCATGGAGCTACACGTATGGCACGCAGTCAGGTGGGGGCACCATAACAGGAACCCCTCTTACTACACAACAGACGAATGTCATTGCCTTGCGAAACCAGTTGGAAGCCTTCGTAGATGTTACGGGAGGATTGCTACCGGGAACAGATGTGCCATGGACACAAATCTAATGCTTAATCCAGAATTATTGCAAATGTTGAACAAGGTAGCCGTAAGTATTTTGGTGGGAGCTACTATGGCTATTCTTCTGTGGCCTGTGAGGAAGGTTCGTAAGGAATGGGATAACATGAAAACTGAACAAGCCTCTATTCACGCCGAACTGGTGCAGCAGCGTACCAACTGCCTCACAACGCTGCAATCGCAGGGAGTGCAACAGATAGAACTGCTGGGAAAGACCGTAGCGGCCCTAGACGGAGTACGGTTAGACCTTGCCGAACAGACAGGGTACTTGAAAGCAGCAATGGTTCAGCCAATCCGCAGACGCCGCACAGCTAAGAAATAAGGCGTTGACACCCAACACGAGTCGTGGTATACTCAACACGTGGCATATCTCAACTTTAAGGACGCGATGAAGCAGGAAAAGAAGAGTAAGCACCAGCAGCACGGCGAGGAACAACGCAAGAAGGTGGCCGAACTGTATGATCGGTATGCTGGCAAAGTGCCGGAGATTGCGAGAGCCGCAGGGCTGGCTCGCAGCACTGTGTGGCACCACCTCCAAAAGCTGGGCATCAAAAAGCCCATTGCAGGCGGTAAGCAACGTGCGGCTGAAATCAAAGAAACGTTACCGAACTCTGGGGGAGTGAAGAGATACATTCTGACCTCTGCTCAGAACAACACGTTTGTCCATGAAGATTTTTGGAAAAACGTCTTGGCCTTGTCGAAGTATTACGACGCAAAGATTCTGGTGGGAACCTTCTCGTACAACCAGAACAACTTTGGAAACTTGGCCGTCAAGAACGGCACGAAGAGGCCGTACGAGGATGAACTGTGGTTTGACCCAGCGATCAAGCCTTACATCAGTGACGCACGCCGGGAGTTGGCACCGGGGTTGAAGTGGTGTGGCAACATGAACATCCTTCCTACGGAAGACAACCCGATCTCAGGTCTGGAGACCTATGAAGGCGCATCAAGCATTATCTTCCCTCACACGAAGATTGAGATGCGGTCCATTGCAACCATGCCGGGAACTCCAGTGAAGATGATCTACACGACGGGCGCAGTCACACTGATGAACTACCTGCAAAAGAAACTGGGAATCAAAGCTGAACACCATCACCGCTATGCGTGCCTCGTTGTAGAGGTCGATGCAGACGGCAACTGGTGGGTGCGACAAGTCGCCGCAAGGAAAAACGGCAAAGAGATTCAAGACTTGAATGTTCGCATCAAAGACGGAGAAGTCGTGGCAACTGATGCCCGAGTCTCTGCGATCACTTGGGGTGATCTGCACGCAACAATGTCACACCCCGCAGTGGTAGAAGCATCTGTGCAAATGTTGGACGCACTCAGACCTGAGTACCAGTTCCTCCATGATCTTTTTGAAGGGGCAGGCTTCAACAGACACAACCGGAAGCACAAAGCCATCCACGAGAAGTTCACTGTCTGGCTGCGTGGGTTGCACAGGGTGGAGGAAGAGTTCAAGCGCACGAGAGAAGTTCTTGAGCAGTATCTTCGTCCATGGTGCAAGACCGTCGCCCCAGACGCGAATCACGACCGTGCGTGGTTGAAGGCATGGTTGCAAGAGTACGACTACCGCGTCGATCCACCAAACACCGAAGTGTTCTTACGTATGCAGACCTTCATGTTCAAAGAACTGAAGAAGATGAAGTCCGCTAAGAACGTGAACCTCGTGAAGTTTGTGATGGAGAAGGAAGCGGGAATGAAGCCGGGAGCAGTAGCGTTCTTGCTGCCTGATGAGTCCTTCACAGTGGGTGAAGTAGAGTTAGGCTGTCATGGCCATCTTGGTCCGAACGGTATGTTCGGCAACCCAGCAAGTCTTTCAAAAATAGGAAAGAAAGCTACCACAGCCCACACCCATGCAGCAGGAATCTATCACGGACTTTTCGTGGCGGGAACTTCCACAAAGCTGACACAGGACTGGGACTATACGATGGGGCCTTCAAGCTGGTCGTGGAGTCACGTGATTCAGTACCCAAACGGGCAGCGCACAGTGGTTACTATGAAGAACGGCAAATGGAGAGCATGAGCGAACAACAGGAATACATCATCCGCACCCAGTCCGACGTAGCCTATACGTACGGACTGGGAGAGGTCGTGGTCCCCGGCGTGGCATTGTTCAAGTCCGGCAACTACGGCTTAACGAAAGACCAACTCAACGCCGAGATGAAGCGGCTTGGAAAGGTTACACTGCGGTGAGCCGCAAGGCATACCTTAAAATATCGCAAGAAGAACAAAGCACGAATCAATGCGTATATGCGAGCGTGGAAGAAACTCCACCCCAAAGCAATGGCAAAAGCCCAAAAGAAGTACTGGGAAAAGAACAGGAAGAAACTAGTAGCCAAGCGTGCTCGCTTTCGTAAACGCCATCCACACTATGATGCAAAATATCTCCGTAGGATAAGAACAGAGGTTCTTAAACACTATGGAAATAAATGCAAGTGCTGTGGTGAGCCAAGGTATGAGTTCCTGTGCTTCGACCACATTAAAGGCGGCAACAAGCATAGAAAGAAACTCAATGCTTATGGTTCTAAGTTTTTGTTCTGGTTAAAACGCAACGGTTACCCAAAAGGTTTCCGTGTGTTGTGTCACAATTGCAACTCGGCACGCGGTCTATACGGCTACTGCCCACATAAACGGAGGAAGACTCAGTGATAGATTCGGTAGTATTTGGGTTCGGCTACAGAGCGAGAAGCGGAAAGGACACAGCCGTTGCCGAGATCATTAAGCAGCGCGGTTTGACGTACTCAGTGGATGGTTTAGGTCTTACGCTCAACACTGTGGATCGTTACGACATCCGCAAGTACTCCTTTGCAGACGCACTGCGTAAAGAAGTGGACGGTGCCCTTGCGAGAGCAGGTGGCGCGTTCAGTCTTCTTGTTGCAAATCGCCCTACGCACTTTGTGCAGGCGAATGAGAACTTGATTGAACTGCCGGAATGGGTAGTGCTGGATGAGAATCCAGAATTCAATGAACAATACCCTCTCGGCAAACAGCGGCCTTTGCTCCAATGGTGGGGCACCGAGTATCGTCGCAGCATCGACACAGACTACTGGGTGCGGCAACTGGCCCAGCGCATCGAACTGGAGAAGCCGCAGATTGCTTTAATCACGGATATGCGCTTTCCGAACGAGATGGCGTTTGTGAAGCAGTACGGAGAAACTGTCCTTGTGCAGCGCGATGGCCTTCCGCCAAGTACGCATGCCTCGGAAACGGCTCTTGCAGACACGTCGCCTGAGGACTGGAGCATCATCCTCGAAAACAACGGCACACTGGAAGAGTTCAAGGAAGGTGCAGTCACAGCGTTCGACGAACTGATGACCAACTTCCCGTTTGGATGTAACAAGCAGTAATCCGTCCCCAAGTTGGGGACGCATGGCTTTCCGTTGGTGGTTAACCTTTCCCACCTTCTACGGCCTTTCGGCTCACCCCAGACGGAGACGGGTGAGCCTTTGACTTTCGTTAGACCACGAACAGAGGGCCGCTTAACGCGGACGTGGCCGAAGCCGTTGTGCTCTGGACTGAGCGGCTTCCGGGGTTACACCATGCAGTTCAAGAAGTTCCTCAGGACCGCACTGCTCTTTGTAGCAGCTACGCTCCTTGTTGTGGGCACTGTTAAGCACAGACCCATTCAGTCAGTAGCAGTTCAACGCCCAATCACGATCCAGCAGAGAGCAGAGCACCGCATCAAGTTTCCAGATGGACAATGCACAGCTACAGCAGTAGGACCACATGCTCTACTCACAGCAGCACACTGCAATGAGTCTGACCTCACCACGGTCACTCTCGATCTCTCTATGAAGAAGTTCCACCTGCTGTCGAAAACAATCGACGGTAGAGACCACGTGATCTACATCGTGGACGGTCAGGAGTTTCACAACTTCGTACCGTTGCAGCCGGGAGCGCATCCAGCCGGGACGTTCGAGCACGTTTACCTCTACGGCTCTGGTGGTGGTGCATACCCTCCGCAGTACAAAGAAGGGTACAGGTCGTTTGCAGTGCAAGATGTCAGCGAAGTGGATCAAGCGGACGGCTTGGTGTACTACACCATCCATGTGATCCCCGGCGACAGCGGCTCTGCTATCTACGGAGAAGATGGACGGATCATCGCGGTCACGACGTACATGGTCGGGGGTCCAAAGGACGACAACTGGCTTAGTGCTAGCTTCGATGTGAACTTCACCGCAACACAACTCACAGCCGTCGCGGTGGGTAAAGGTGACGCCTCACTGAGTGAGACAGAACCGGAACCTAAGAAAATACCGCACAGCTTTTTCGATTTATTCAACTAGGAGACTCAGATGGGCAAAGGACTCGGAGCAAGTTACGCTAGGAAATGGAGGGACGCAAATCCCGACGTAGTTGCAAAGTATCGCAGATCATTTCCCGGCAGGTATGCACAACTGAAGCGTGCAGCAAGACGCGATGGAAGACTGCTAGAAATCTCCATGGAGGACTACGAGTTCTTCATGTTGAAACACCCAGTGTGCTACTACTGCTCCGGTCCATTGTCGGAGTTTGGATACAACCTAGATCGCCTCGATCACCACCAAGGCTACACAATGAACAACGTAGTAGCGTGCTGTGGAATGAAAGAGGGAAGCAGAGACAAAAGCTGCAATGCTCGCAAGGGAAGACTTGAGCAGATTGGTTTTGAATATCCGCGAACCGTCGAACTGATGTTTGAACTTGTAAAGGAGAACAAATGAGCACCACGCCAACACCACAACCTATTGTGTCCTCGCTGCACCCGATCAGCGTTTATTTGAAAGCACATGAGAGACTGGTTCTTACGTTCTTTGCTGGTCTCATCCTGTGGTTCGCCCTCGGTAAGGTAGACACCTTGCTGATTAACCATGACCGCGCTATGACGCAGCAAGCCCAGATCGTCGCACAGGTCCAGCAAGAGAAGAACGATGCCACCGCGAAGTTGATTGCCCAGCACGACGCGGATACGGCGGCGCTTAACGCGAAGATCGAAGCGCGTGATGCACAGCTTCAACAGTTACAGGTTACGCTGGTGACGGCGCTCTCCAAGCAACAGCAGGTGGACAAAACACTGACGCCCACCGAACTGACGCAACGTTGGAACACGCTTGTTCCCGAAGCGAGCGCGTCCTCGGCTAATGGACAAGTCACTTTACCGGACAGCGGAGCGGTTGCCACAGTGGTAGAACTGGAGAAGGCTCCAGTGCTCCAGCAGCAACTCACCGCCGAGACCGAAGAACTGAAGAATGCACAGAGCCTGCTTGCGGCAGAAGGCCAACAGGTCTCCGACCGCGACGTGCTCATCACGGGCCTTCAGGCGAAGGCTGTGGATGACGCCAAGGTATGCACCGCGCAGATCGCCACGGTCAAGGCCGAGGCAAGGCGCTCTAAACGCCGATGGTTCATCATTGGCTACGTCGCAGGGTTTGTATCTCGTCAGTTCATCAAGACAGAGACAGGGCTGTGATCAAATGAAGATGCCAGAACGTAAACACACAAGCACGACAGGTGCAGTGAGCGAACTTCGTGCATGTGTCGATCTTATGGCGAGAGGCTGGGAAGTGTTCCGTGCAGTCTCGCCAGATGCAAGCTGCGATCTCATCATAGTCAAAGGTTCCGTGGTAAAGCGTGTGGAAGTCAGGACTGCACCCGTCAGCCCGTCCGGCGCGATCTACAGGAACAAGAGTGCCCGTGATGCTGGCCGTCAGGACATCTTTGCTTGGGTGGCTCCAACTTATGTGGAATACGAGCCTCCATTCCCAATCGGCACCATAGAATAACCCTAACGCTAGGCCACATTCCAGCCCCGTGCAGAGAGGTTTAGCCTCCGCATGGGGCTTTCCTTGTTTGGAGCCAAAGTCCCTCCAAAACGCCACCAAACGCTCGCAATGAGGGTTTGTTGAAAACAAAGGACTTATTTAATCTCGTTTTGAGACGCTTCGCGCCGGACAGGCGCACCAACTGTGACGTTGGCAACTCTGGGAACTGTTGCACTGGCTTGTGAACCCAGTTCTGGTGGATTCGACTTCCACACGTCACCCCGCGACCGTAGCTCAGTCTGGTAGAGCGTCCCCTTGCCATGGGGAAGGTCGAGAGTTCAAATCTCTCCGGTCGCTCCATAAAAGTTTTGCCCGAGTAGGCTCAAGCAAACTGCGCGTCTCCAAAACGCTGCGTTGTTGGTTCAAGTCCAACCTCGGGTGCCATTTTGAAAGGATCAACACATGAGCACAGGAATCAACAAGAACGGCTCCACGGTCGCTGTCAATGATAGCGTCTCCATCACAGCAAGAGTATCGTCCGTGTCCGGCACGGGATCGAAAGCAACAGTCACTGTACAGGCACCGTTCGATGCGAGCACCTTCAACATCCAAGCTAACGACGCCTACACCAACGAACATCAGGCGGACGCAAACCACGTTGCAGTGAGCATCGACGGAAAGTCCTACGGTGCTGTCGGGAATCAGGTCACAGCAATCGGCGTGGTCACCGCCATCAGTGGCTCCGGCCAGAACGCAACACTTACTGTTAAGCTGGCAACGTCCGGCAACAGCATCAGCACTGCCGCAGGCAACGTCACATCGGCACAGGAAGTTTCCTAAGCAACACGGGGATGTAGCTCAGTTGGTAGAGCGGCAGTCTGAAAAGCTGCGCGTCGGTGGTTCGATTCCATCCATCCCCACCACAGGCATGTAGTTCAACTGGCAGAACGGTGGACTCTGATTCCACTGGTTGGTGGTTCGATCCCATCCATGCCTACCATTTTTTTTTCAACAACAGGATGTAGCTCAGTCTGGCCAGAGTCCTCGCCTCGGATGCGAGTGGTCGCAGGTTCAAATCCTGCCATCCTGACCATGATGCGGTGTAGACTGGAGTCCGGTTCCAGCGCAGGCCCATAACCTGATCACGGAGGTTCAAATCCTTCCACCGCAACCAAACTTTAATAAGGCGAATCGTTATTAAAGGTTCGCGTAGCAGACAGAACAGGAGGCTCACAATGACACTTTAGATTTTCTAAGGAGTCACATGAGCAGAAGCTACAAGCACCAACCCTTCGCCGCGATCTGCGGCAACAACTCAGCACAGTACGACAAGACCCTTGCAGCCCGTGGCGTACGCCGTGCTCACCGCCAAGCCCTCCACATCGCTCTTCACACTGAAGAGTTCGACGTGGTTCTCCCACACCGTTTGCAGTGCGCCCACAACGAGGTCTATTCGTGGAACCGCGACGGCCATCAGACTTGGCAAGGACTGGATCACCACGACTGGTTCCGCTACGTAGAAGCCAACGATCCCACTTCATGGTTGTATGACTGGAAGCAGGAACACTTCGGCACGTGGCCTCCACAGTGGTACAAAGAAATGATGCGGAAATAAGAAAAGCCCCACCAACTCCCTTTCGGGAATCGGTGGGGCTATTTTTTTTGTCCAGTTTATTTGCAAGAAAACTTGACTACACCATCTGGACGGCGAAGTACACGTTGTTGCTCCACGTGTGCGAACCGTTGTTGAAGTTCCGCGTGTCCTCGATGGCTTTCAGGGCGTCTTCTTCCTTGTAGAACACCGTTGGCTTGAAGTCCTCTGAGGCGGTCGCCAAGTAACCGCTCTCGTTCAGGTGCATTGGGCCGCGCTTCCATGTGGCGTCGATCACAACCCATCCCGGCTGACGAACTCCCATGAATGGTTCCTCAGCAATCAGGTAGATCGCTGGTCGCTTGTTCTCGCTGATGACGTTCAGCAGACGCCGCACTTCTTGCCGCTCGGATGCCAGCGCGTTCTTCAGACCTTCCAACTCCTGCCGGAGCGAAGTCAAAGCCGAGGAGGCAACCTTGGTCAAGAAGTCGAACTTGAACTGGGCCTTCTTCTGTGCTGCTGCAATGGAGTTCTCCGTTAACGCTTTGTAAACGTTTCGCATGAACTTCAGGAATCTGAGGTTCTTCGCCTGCTCTTCCCGGCGCTCGGCACTGATGCGCTGACGTAGGCGCTCGGTCACTGAGTACGCCAGCGATTCGAGCACGTTGCGAACGTCGTCTGCAAACTCACGGATGTCGCGTTTGGAGTGGAACTCGGAATCGGCTAGGACCAGTTGCTGATCCCCGGCCTCCAGTACCAGCTTCTCTCCGTCGCTCTCCAGAGTTAGGAAGTCATCGACGACATCCTCTTCCATGGTCAGTTCTTCCTGCTCCGGCTCACCCACTACCAGCTTGCCGCGAACTTCTTCGGCAGCGGTGCAAGCAAAGTTGCTGGCTTCGTCAAATGCTATGGTCTTTATTCCGTCGCTCATGCTCGGTCTCCTGCGAACTCTGGATTGTCTTTCGCGTACTGTTTGAATGCGGAGAGTCCTCCATGTTGAATGGGGAACCCAGTGCTCGACACACCCGCGATCTTGTCCAAATCCTGTTGGGAGGCAGAACACTGCAATGCACTGACTAGCAGTGATGCTGCCTTGAGGAGACGGATGTTGACCACGTTCATGTCAGGCAGGAAGTTTGCGTAGGCCGTCTTTGCTTCGTTGAGGTACTTCTCTGCGAAGATAACCCACTCCATGGAAGAGAACGGCTGGCCTGTCTGGCGAGATACGAGGTGGTCCGGCACGGTGCCATCCACGCTGCGCTTGCCCTTTGCCCAGCCCTGCGCGTACTGATCTTCTTTGGTAATGGCGTCGTAGATCGCAGTGCGAGGCACAACTTTAAGACCAGTGCTAGGCGCAACTGTAATGCCAGTGCTCACCACCCAGTATTTGTAGCGTATTCCCATCTGGTGTTCTTGCAGAGTTGCTTCTTTCTCCGCTGCTGCGCGATCTTGGAATACCACGTTATCCAGACTCTCTCCGTTTGTGGTGAGAGAGTCATTGCTGGATGCCGTGAAAGGCGCGTCGTTGTATGAGAACTCGATAGTGAATCCCACGTTAGAGTTCCCTTCTGGCAACGGTTGGCGGTTGCCTTCGTAGTTGGTGAGAGATTTCTTTGCGTAGAACGAAGCCTCTTCCAGTTTGGTGCGAGCGATGGAGAACTCGCGGCTCTTTGGACAAACTTCGTCCAGCACTTGCAGCAGCTTCGTGAAGGCTTCCCCGATGCCCACTGCCTTGTCCAGCCCTTCGTTGCTGAGGGCGGTTCCTTTGAAGAGAGGGTCGATTATCACAGGAGGTCCACCGGGGTGCGCGGCCCTTTCTTCTTGGCTATGACCACGAGGTCTTTCTTGTTGTTCTCAGTCTCCAACAGAACCACTTCTCCGGTTCCTTCGTTGAGGTTGACGAGCATGACCAGTTCTGGAATCGTCATACCGTTGATCATGCCTTTTTCGTTGGCAGGCGTGATCGACATCAGGCGACGGCGGTTTCCCAGACTGGCGTTCTCGAAGATGTAAGCGCGAGTCTTCTCGCGGTACACGTCGAAGTTCTCTTGCACGTTCTTCAGTTCCTCACGCAGCGACTTTACGGTTACTTTTGTTTTCTTCATAATATTGCCTCCTCGGCATCTTTGAATGTGATGTTCGTCCCGGCCAGCTTGGTCGAGATGAACTCGAACTGCTTGTCCTTCGGGTGGGCTTGGTCGATGACCAGTGTAGCTCCCGGTGAAATCTGCCCAGAGGACACTAGTCCAGCCAGCGGAAGCCGCAGGCGCTTCTCAATGACGCGCTTCAGATTGCGAGCGCCGTACTCGATGCTGTAGCCCTCTTCCAAGATCGTGTACTTCGCAGCAGGGGTGAGTTGGTAGATGAACTTCGCCTTGTCCCAGAACATCTTCTGGATCAGGTCCAGTTCGATCTTCATAACCTGAGCCACCTGCGGCTTGGTCAACGTATTGAACGTCACGATGTGATCGAGGCGGTTGATGAACTCAGCCGTGAAGTGCTTCTTGGCGGCAGAGAGCGCGATCTCCTCGTTCTTCTCATCGTTGATGATTTCGATCTCTTCGCTCTGTTTGAAGCCGTACTTCTTGGCGTGCATCTCCTTAGCACCAAGGTTGGAGGTCATCAGAATGATGCAGTGCTCGAAGTTAGTCACGCGGTTGTCACCTAGAGTCAGCGTGGCTTTGTCGAGCACGCCCAGCAGCAACTGCCACAGAGCGTCCGAAGCCTTCTCGATCTCATCGAAGAGAATGACAGATAACGGCATGCCCTCTTTGTGCAGCGCGTTGATGCGCTCCTGAGTCAACAGAGGAGGTGTCTCGCGGTGCCCTAGGTAGCCGGGAGGCGAGCCTATCAGCTTGGCGATCTCGTGCGAGTGTTGAAACTCGGCACAATCTACTTTGATCAGACCCTTTGCATCCCCTACAAGTCCCTCGCACAGAACCTCCACGGCGTGCGTCTTGCCAGCGCCTGTAGGCCCAAGGAGCAGCGCATTGCCTGCTGGCCTACCGGGAGCACCGAAACCTGACAGGTGAGTCGCCACCATGTCAACCAGCACCTCTGCGGCGTTACCTTGCCCTACTAGGCGATCCTGCATCTTCTTGAGCAGTGGGTCGAGAATGGGATTTCGTTTTGTCAGGTCCAGCTTCTTTGGTGCAGCGGCTGTGCCGAAGAGTGCCATGGTGCCTCCTATGATTTTGGTTGAACGTACTTGCCAGTGCAGGTGGTGATCTTGTTGTGCTCGATGTAGGTGCTGCTCATCTGACACCGTATACACATGCGCCACTCATTGTCGTTGCCCAGACCTTTGTGCCATTCGCCATACACGTGCTCGGTGAACAGCGAGGGGTGAGTCACGGACCAGTTGTAATCCTTGCACGTCTGAGAATGCAGCGCAGCTACCGTGCCAGTGTAGTTACAGATGCATTTGTACTTGGGTTTCTCAGGCTCAGACTTCTTGTCCTGCTCGGTTACGTTGGGAGTGCTCGTCACCCACCGACCTGTACGAGAGTCGCCACCAAACAAAGCGGGAGGGTTCATGTCAAAGCGCATGGGATAAATCATTGCATCCCGGTCATACTTGAGGATGTAGAGAGGCCGTATGTTCTCGGACTCATGCATCGTCGCGGCTAGGATGGAAGCCTCGCGCAGTTCGCCGGGAGTGATGTGGTAGGCACTAAGCAGAGCACGCATCTGATCCACGACGCGCCGGAACGTGCTGTCATGCTTGTAGCGACCTTCAATGTCGTTTCCGAACATTAGCAGAATCCTTTCTCGTAGACCACGGCGAGGACATCAAAACCCTTCGCCGTGTACGCTTGGCCGTTAGTCTTCAGTGCGACCGCGATCTCGCGGAACAAGTCGCCACGGTTATCCGTGCTCGTCTTGCGAATCAAATCAGCGATCTTCTCGGCAGGCGTCTTCGCCATTAGTTAGCCTCCAAGATCAGCTTCAAGAACTCCTTCAGGTCTTTCACACGCGGGAAGCGCGGATCGTTGAAGGCTTGGTTGTGCGAGGAGTCGGCCAGATAAATCTTGCAGGCAGGCCGCGCAGCCAGCACGTCGATGCAGTTCTTCGGACGGTCGTCGATGAAGGCATCGAGTTGCAGGACTGAAGCCATGGGGCCTTTGTCCTTGGCGATCAGCACGTTTGGCGCTTGGATGTAAGCGTTGATGTACAGCCAGTACTTCGTCTGCTTCAACGGGCTGGCTCCCGGTGTCTCGAAGCGGTTGGTTACGAAGAACACGTCATGCAGAGTTAACGCAGTCTGTAGCAACCTGATGGTCTCTGTATCGAAAGAAGGGAGAGGGGCAAGAGTTGACCAGAAGTTCTTCACTTTGGCAACCTCAGCCCATGACCGTGCTGTTTCCTCTGCGTTCAGTTGAAGATTGGAACCTTCCCAGTCAATGGGTGCTGTCCCCAATGGAGGTTTCCCGAAAATCCTATTCAACAGAGCCACGTAGGAACTCTGGAAATCACAACACACGTCGTCGCAATCTATCCCAATACGCATATATTTATCCTCTCCAGATTACGCTGTGCTTACGAACTCCGAAGCATCGTTCCACGTATTCTAGTTGATTACACACCTTGCACTTCACGTTGAAGAACTTCCTAGCCTTGCTACCGAGTTGTAGCACTAGCCTCCTAAGAGCGTTTATCCTAGTTTTCTGAAACAGTTCCTTCTGGCGGTACTGCCTTGCGACTTTCTTTCCTATCTTCTTGCTCAACTCCGAAAGGCGTGGCTTCTTTGATCTGCATGGTATGCTGCAAAATCTTCCGGCGTTCCACCTTCGGCGCAAGTAGCACAGTCTCACCCAGAACTTCTTCTTGCACCCTTCACACCTCTTACGTCTCCAACTCTTACGGTTCTTCATCTACTCCTCACAACTTCATTATAGCACGCCGCGTAGTTCTCTGACGGCTCTCTGCCGGAAGTACTTCTGCTTGCTGCACGCATCCCAGCCGTGGTCGTGGGCGTTCCATCCATGGAGGTCCTAGCGCCTTCTCTCCGGCGCGGTAGTGGCGATGCAAGTCCTTCGCCAGTCTCTCTACCCGTGCGTTCTGCTCTGGTGTGCGCTGTCTGGCGTTCACTCGGGTCTCCTGAAGTCGCCATTGACGGCGATGTGCTTGCTCGCCAGCAGTTCACGGTCTGTGCTGTTGATCCCGGCGTAGAACTGAGCCAGCGCCCTGTCGATAGCGCCTTCCACTTCCTCTGCGGCCCAGCGAAGGTTCTCATCGGTCTCCAGAACGACCAGAGACTTCAACTCGGGAGCAGGTGGAGCGATGCCTGAGATTTTGTCGAAGTAGGAGCCGCACTTGTGGCAGTACCAGCTTCCTATTTTAACAGTGGACGGTGCGATGTGTCCATCCTGATTGTACGGACACTTGGGGCACTTCGGATACTCCATGTCTTCTCCGATCATTGTGGCTTCCTGCTCAACAGGTATCCCAGCACCTCGGTCCAAGATTTCCATTGGAACTGGCCGAAGCGGATCAGCGTACCACGGAACTTCTCGCAGTTCGCTTTGTGTGGCCTGTCATCGACGAGTATGTCTCCTTCGTCGCCCAGCAGACCTTTGTCATGCGTGATGATGATGCGGCGCTTCAACTCCGGCAGGTGCTGTATGACCCACTCAGCCTTGTCCGCGTACGCCCACCAGATTCCCGTAGGCGGCTTGGTGGCAACCCATACCTCGAAGCCTGCGCCAATGAGAGAGCGAACCGCTTCCAGCCCACCGGGGAACGGAGGCATGCTAAGGTAGGCACCCTGCTCGCGCTTCAGTTCGTCTCCGGTGAGTCCGCGTTCTTCCATGCGCTTCTGGAAGTCCACCAGCACTCCATCCATGTCGATAAATATGCGATTCATTGCATTAGCTCCTTCATCAGAGCGACAGTCCGTGGGAACTTGAATCCTATCCCCTCAAGCCTGCCCTTCTTACGGTTGCAGCCGCTACAGCAGGCCACTACGTTCTCTTTGGTGTAGCCCTTGTCACTGTTGAGTCGGTCTAACCCGTGCCCACATTGCGGAAGCGGCCCTCTGCAATAAAAGCAGATGGCTATAGCTCTGACTTCCTCCATCTCCTCCAAGGAGAGGTTCAGTTCAAGCCCTCGTAACTTCGCTGAGGACTTCAAATGCTGGTAGCGACCCTTCGGTGTGCGTGAGTATCTGTTTCGATCATCGCGCAATAGTTGTTTGAAGGCTTCAGAGCCACGTGGTGCCTTGCCGCCGTGCGACACACCACGCATTTGCTCAGGCTTGATCCTGAGTACTTGCGCCGTCAGTTTCTTTAGGTGTCCCGGCGATCTTTCGTACACGCCCTTCGGCATTTTACCTCCCCGGCCAGATGACTACAACGGTTATTCCAAACGCGAAGAAGAAGTACAAAGCATGCCGCCAGTCTCTGGCGTACGCATAGCCCACTGCCGAGATGAGACTGAGCACCGCTCCGGCCCAGCCTCCGACAACGCCCCAGTTAACCCCGTGCAGGCTCATCGTCTGCTCTCTCCACTGATTCTCCTTCAGCCAAGTGGATCAGAGAAATGGGGTACTCAACGCTCCACCCAAAACTGTCGGTGCGGTATTTCAGAGGCACCTCCATGGCTGTCAACCCTGTTGGTACGCCACCCTCGGTCTGGGTATAGAGTTGTGCGCGGTTAACGGTGACGATGTGATTGCTTTGGTGCTGGTAGATGCTACTGACGTTTTCAAACGTCCGGCGCACCCTGCCGTCTGCTCCAATGTGCTTAACGATCACTTGGTGTTCTCCTTTTGGATTTGAGCCACGCGCTTTGCGTAGTCTTGGCGAACCTTGTACCACTGCATAATGGTCGTGTAGAACTGGCTCATTCGGTCGAAGTGCATCTGCGTGATGACTCGCTCGGCTAAACCTAGCAGCGTGCGGATGTCGTACAGCCGTTGCCGCAATGCTTGCCATGGCTGCGTGGCAGTTCCCACGTTCGCTTTCTTGCCGTCCAGAATGTCATTCACTTCTCTGCACATCATTGCAAAGGAGTACTCGTGACCGCGCCACCATGCCGGATGCGCGAAGTCTGTGCCGTCCATGTCTGGATCGTCCACATGGGCATCGTGCTTGCCAGCGTCATAGCCCAGCCTGTAGGAGACAGCACAACTGGTACGGTTATCGGCCTCGGCTACCATCTGTGCTTCAACCACAGCACGGAGCATCATGCTGCACCTGTCGCAGCAAGGTCCAGTGGCTCCGATGTAGTGAGTGGGCAGGTAGTTCTTGACGATCTTCCACGCCTTCTCATTATACGCCATTGATGAACTCCTGCTTCTCCGCTAGGCGACGGCGCAGCAATCCTGCCACAACGACGCCTGAGGCATGATCCCACTTCTCGAACTCTTTCGCAGCATCAGGCGTGTCATTTTCGTTGACCAGCTTTAGCAGCGTAGAACCCTTTTCTGCATTGGTGCCGAGGTTGAACGCGAAGTCAACCAGAGCGTCGAACTGCCCCTGCGTCAAATCGACGGTGACGTTGTTGTTCACCATGTTCTCGGCCCGTTGCAGGTCGATCACGAGTTGACTGTCGGCCTGGTCCTGAGTCCACACCAAGCCTTCGACTACTTCCGGCCCAGTGTGACCCCAGCCGATTGTCCAGATGCCTTTGATGTCCGGGTATGCTGTCAGCCTGCACGACTCAAACGATTCGGTGAGTTGTAGGCCCTGCTTTGAGTACTGCATATTCATTGTCCCATCTCCTGCTGCCTTTGCAGTCCGTGTGCCACCCTTCGTAGTAGCAGTGGCTCCATCGGTTCATGTCGGTTCCAAACCAGCGGTGCCAGATGTACTTGCAGCACCGGAACTCTCCAGCGGTATGCTTGCATCGAAGCAGCCGCTCGATCAAACTTTGTTTACGGACGAGGGTTGTGGTCATGCCAATCCTCTTCTTCCTTCTTGAGTTTTGTCACGTCGGCTTGCAGAGCCAACTCTCTCCACAGAACGTATAGGGAAACGAGCAGGCCCAAGATGGAGGCTACGCTCCCTATTGCGCTCAGTGTTTGCATCTATCCCACCCTGAACTTGATAAGGAGTTTCTTGAGCAGAGCCAGCGCATCCACTTCGGTGAATGGGCGTACGCGAACGATCTCAAAGATTTCGTCGATCAGCGTTTGTTGACAGGTGGCACAGAGATCGAAAACATAGAACCAGTCCTCGCTGCTCCCGGCACCATCAGCCTTCCTCTCTTTGAACAAGCTGTTCTTGAGAGCATGGTCGTGCTTGCAGAACTCTCGGTCGCACATTGTGTGTGTGACGTTCATTGTATCTCCTTCGGCTTCAAGCCGTCTACGCTCACTAGCTCGTGGCATCCGATACCTTCGATCAGGCGACTTGCTTTGGTGCGGTAGGTGAGCACCATGGGGTTCCCCACGTTCTTGAACTTCTCGACCGCGCCGGGATTGCAGAATAGCTTCTCGTCGGTGTACAGGCTGTACGTCCCAATGGGCTGCACGCGCACCACGATTCCTTTGCCCTCATCGACGTAGGCAATCGCAGTGACTAAGCCAGCTACGTACGACATTGGGTTGTCCATGTACATCATGGTGCCAAGCGAGTTGTCGTGCCTCTTCCCCACGGCTCCGTTAGATTCTTCCTCAAACAGCAGGAACAACGCGAGCAAGAAGAACAGAACGATGAAGATGTGTTGGCCTTTAATGCCTACCGTCATGGATAACCCTCCGTAGAATCTGAACGAGCATGACCACTGATGTTGCAGAGCACCACGCCGAGGCCATAGCGTAGGCATCGCTGCCTGTACGCTTCCACGCCGCGATGAGGATGAAGGCGAGGATCAGATTGACCCCCGCCACGATATACTCCCAATCGTTAGACCGCAGTTGTCGCATCCAGCACCTCCGTGGGTGGTGGCACAACGAGCATCGGAGTCTGTAGCTTGGCCGGATAGATGATGTCCGGCACCGTCCCTCCGATTGTTGGCTGCGGCACTTCTTTGGGCTTCGGAGCCTGAGGAGTTACCTTGCAGCGTTTCCCAGTAGTGGCACAGCGCCACTTCCCGAGGCCGAGAAACTTGTCCTTCATCTTTTTCGACTCGGGGTCTTGCACTGCTACCTTCGTCCCGGCTCTGGGCTTTCGGGCGGGTTCTCCATGGCAATCGCACAGGTACTCCTTCACGGGACCACGCGGCGCGGCTGGGCGTTTAGCCGTGGGCTTATTTTTCTTTGCCCACCGTGCTCGCTTTTCGTTTCGTGACTGCTGGTTTGGCTTCTGTGCGCTGCTGGAGGATTGCTTGGCGGTACGCTTTGCGTTCCTTCCGGCTGAAGACAAGTTCTTCTTCTTCAACGTTAACCACTTCGGCTCCGGCTTGGTGGACGCCTGCTTGGTGGAAGTGCTGGGAGTGTTCGGGGTATTGGGTTGAGCGCACATTGGGTCTCCTTGTGTGAGTTTACGTCTTCACAAGACGATCTGGTGATAACTGAAGCCTGTACAGCCGGAACCTACGCATGAACTCCATGGGCACTCGACCGCTTGCCTCAAGCATGTCCTCGTAGGTGTATTCCTTGACGTACTTGAAAATCAACTCCTCTGCCTCTGGGCACGGTTGGTAAAACTCCTGTAGCCACAGGTTGCCCACAGTGTAGACCTCGCCGCGCATGACCTTGCGATCCGCTTCCTTCACGGTGTGCCGGATGCCTTCGTTCGGAAAAGTTACACGCATCTCTGTGTATTTGGCAGCGAGCAGTTCTTCTTCAAACTGTTCGATCTCGTCAGTCTTCGCTGGCTTCGGTGTGTCGCCAGTGATGACCTCTGGAGAGTCGTGCATCAGTCCATCGAACTGCAAACCAACGGGGAGCAGATCAGCCACCACGAATGAGTGCAGTGCGACAGGGAAGAATCTCTGCCCCGCCCCGGCGAAGCGTCCCTCTCTCGACAGCGAGACGGCTGTATCGAGAAGTGAGGGCGCTCCACCGGGGAACGCAATCTTACCGCTGTACGTGTAGAGGATGCCTCTGTGCTCAGACACTTGGCACCGCCCCCACGGGTTGCTCTTCTTCTTTCTGGATGAGCGCCGTGACACGTTTTTGCAATAGCGAAATCACATCCGGTCTGGTCCCAAGAAAAGCCTTCAGGTTGTCCATTCCGTTTGCGATTTTTTCTGGCCCTATAGGCACGGGCTTTCCGTCCTTCAGCGCAGGCACTGGTACGCCCTTCACTTCTTTTGTCTCGACATTGCCGAGATCGAGCCAGTACCAACTGCCGCGCTTGTCGAACAGGCCGCGACCGTCCGCGAACTCGATCATGTTGTCGATCTTGTCGAATCCCGGTTGCCGCCCCTTGCCGGGGTAGATCAGGTTGATCTGCGTGCGCCGGAACGGAATGCCGCCGCCGTTCTTGACGCAGCGAAGGTCAATGCTGTGCCCGATGATGTTTTCCTTGGTGCCTTCCCAGATCGCTTCCTTGCGGCTGATGCTGAGTCGCACGCTGGAGTAAAACTTCAGTGCGCGTCCACCGGGAGTCGTTTCTGGGTTGCCATACATCACGCCGATCTTCTCACGAATCTGGTTGATGAAGATCAGAGTGGTTCCGCTGCGAGCCGCCTTGCCTGTAAGAATACGCATCGCCTGAGAGAACATACGAGCCTGAAGGCCCATGTGCTGATCTCCGATGTCCCCGGCCAGTTCGGCCTCAGGTACGAGTGCTGCGGCAGAGTCAACAACGATGAGGCCCAATGTGCCGGACTCCACCAGTTTGTCTACCGTATCCAGTGCCTCTTCACCGCTGTTGGGCTGGTTGAATAGCAACTCGTCGATGTCCACGCCTAGAATCTTGGCGTACGACGGTTCCAGCTTGTGTTCAGCGTCGATGTAGGCCGCTAGCTCACCTTGCGCCTGAGCGCAGGCTATGACGTACAAGGACGTGGTGGTCTTGCCAGACGCTTCCGGCCCGAACACTTCAATGATGCGTCCTTTGGGAATGCCGCCGTACTGAAGCACATCGTAGTCCAGCGTTGGGAGATCGGTGTGGAAACACGGTACTCGCAGAACAGGTCTGTCCCCCAACCTAACCAGAGAGTTCTTTACTTCGCGCCCGATCTTGGTGATCGTGTGCTGTTCGTCCAGTTGTTTACTGAGGGCTTCCAACTGACGAAACTTCGCTGACTTCGTTTGTTCCAAAAGTTCCTCCTACGATCTGCGCTGGTGCCACCTCTTCGGGTAGCGTCTTGTTATTGATCTCCGCTGCCAGCATTGGCAACATCTTGCTGGAGAGGAAGCCGTGGAACATGCGAACGAACTTCGTGCCCTTCATCGCCACGAGTGCTTTGGCACCCTTCGTGGTCAGGACAGTGTGAATGAAGTCCAGATCGACGCTGGTCATAAAGTACGCTTCCCAGCATCCGGCGCAGTTGTTGTTCGGCGTCTTGCCTTCTCGCTTCTCGTTCTTGCTGAAGTTGTCCTTGTGTCCGCAGGATTTCACCGTGCCGTTCACATTGGTGATGTACTGGCGGCGCAGTTGTCCGATCTGCTTCGGCGTCAACTTATCCGGCGCAGCAGGCGGTGCAGCGGGTTCAGGGATGTTCTCGGAGTTCACCTCTACGGCAGTCACGGTTACGTCTTCTCCGTTGACTGTCAAGGTATCTCCGACTTCAGGTGGGTTAAGCGGTGGCGTAGGTAGTGTTTCCGTCACTGGCGTTGCCGTTTCCATTTTGCTCCTTGAGGTAGCTGCGGATTTGTTCGTTCTTCACCGCAAAGAACAGCTTGCGGTACGCGCCTTCGGGTCCGAGACCATAACTCAGCCAGTTCCGTCCCAAAGCCTCCCGTGTGTACACGGGCAGGATTTCCAGATTCTCGTTGAACACCGCACGCAGGAACACGAGGTAGATCGACTCACCTAAGAGCCGCTTCGCCTTGATTTCCACGTCGATCACAAAGTCGATAGGTAACGACTCGGCTTCGTCAGCACGGTACAGAACCTGCTTCGGTCGCAGGGCTTGTGTGTTGGCTTTCAGGATCGAATACAGCGCGGTAACATTGTTGAATGCTTCCATCCAACTCTGCTTCAACTCTACTTCTCTAGTTGTCATTGTCTCGCTTTCTCAGTCGTTGTCCGTAGACAGCCATCAGCAGTGCCTCTGCGCGACCGTCGTGCTTCACCAACTTGAACTGGTCTGCGATTTCAGGGAACAATTGGACAGCTTTGTAGCGTGCCGCGTCCTTCGACTTGCCCTGATCGGCAAGCATTTCTTTCTTCCACCTCTGGGGGCTGGGCATTTCAAGGGGAAGAGCGAGTGCTGCGATGATGCCTTCCCACATACCGAGGCCGCGCCCAAAGGAAAACGACGATGCTACACCCTGCTTTGGCATGCTGTGGACAGACTCCAGAACGACGAGGACATCTTGCCCTACGTACGGAGTCAGCAGCGAAGCCATTGCAGCTTTGTTGTACACGCGCTTGTCTTTCTCACCCGATACCGTCATGGTGGGAGTGTCGAAGACCTTGGCCCTGCAACGAGGGTCCAAACGTTCGTCGATCACTCCCACAGCGCCATTGAGGCCGGGGTCAATCCCGATGATGATCAAACTATTTCACCAGAGGGATTGCAGTGTACAGCGACTGCGCTCGGTTGGTCAACACGTAGTTGATCTTCTCTGCCTTGCGTAGATTACGCATGACGCGATCAGCCGAGGCCGGAGCCGTGCCAAAGTTCTTGGCGTTCACATACTGACGAAGATCGTTCGCAGTGAAGCGCGTCGGATTCTCGCCGGGGATTGGCTTACCATGCACGTCGAGACCTTTGAGCCGTAGCTCGTAGAACTCGATTATGGTCTGAGTCAGGTTCAGTGCTGTCATTTGTTTTTGCCTTCCTTCTCCATGAACGCCATGGATTTCAACTTCAGTTGCGCTCGACCAAGGCCGCGCACGACGCGCTCCACAGCCGAACTGATGACGATGCCTTCCAGCAGGTGCGAACTGTCCAGCTTGCTCTTGCCCTGAGCCAGAGCCTTGATGGACTCCCCGGTTCCCCACTGTCCCACGTAGAGGAGCGGAACCAAGTTCTGGCCGAGGCCCAGTGGGCCCATGCCGTAAAGCTGCTGCTTGTCCACGTAGGTGCCGTCTGGCTTCAGCACGTCGAATGCGCGGAACTTGATCTCGTCCTTCGCGCAACCGTAGCGGTAGCCAGTCTGAGTCGGCAGGATTTCACCGTACAGCACGTGATCTGGGAACTCGCGGCAGAACTGCTCGATCCACGGGAACTCTTTCAGCGCCCTGCGCCAGATGCACGTCGAGGCTTCAGACTTCCAGTAGTTATGCGATCCCACATGCATCTTCTGGTCCGCTGAGGTGAAGATGTAGCGAGCGTTCGAGCCGTGCAACTTCTCAGTGACGAACACGTTCTCATCCTCTGCGAACGTCCGTGGATAGTTCTTGAGTGCTTCCACGTCGTACACAGGGCAGAACTGCTTCGGCGGCTTCGTCTGGTCGCTGCCGTAAGTAACCTGCTTGTAGATGTGCAAGACTTCAAGGATGTAGTAGAACCATCCCTTCGCGCTCTTCGGCCAACCCTTGTATTGCTGCTTCGCGTTGATGTTGGCGACAGGCTCCGGCTCCACATAGTGCTTGAAGCCCAGCAGCGCCGCAACGTCTTCTCCTTCGCGCATCGTGTGGCCGCTGTTGAGGAACGCCACGTCGGCATCCACCTGCGTACCGAACGCGCTGATTGGCATCAGAAGACCTTCAGACCACTCCTTGCGGAAGCGGCGTACGGTGATCCGTCGCAACTTCTCTGGGATCGTGCCGTCTGCGAACTCACGGTCAGCCCACAGGAACTTGAACGGGTCCGTGGGAGGAACGATGGTGTCCGGCTGGATGTAGAGCGCAAGGTCTCCCACCTTGTACTCCTTCAGGCTGACTACGCACTGGTAGCCTCCTACGTAGACGATGCCCAGCTTGTTTGTGTCGTCTGGGTAATCCCTCACCTGCGTTGGGTGAGGTAGGATTTCGTCAATGCGGATGACGTTCACGCGATGCGTGCTGTTCGTCTTCTCCGCTCGTGCGCTTGCAACTTGATTGAACCAACTCATAGTTCCACTCCGATTCTGCGGACACAGTTCCAGAAGATGTGTGCCTGCTCCATGGCGTCTTCTAACGCATCATGGCTGTGCTGCTCGATCACTTCGCTCTTGTCATTCAGCCGCACCGAGTTCGGCAGGCTGTCCATTTTGGTCTTGCGGTACGGCTGGCGCAGCGTTAGCGCCGCGACTGTCTTTTGATCCATCCCGAAGCCCTGACGCCCAAAGATGCTGTGGATCGCCAGAAACTCTCCCTGCGGGTGAAACCTGTGCAGGTAGTAACGGACGAATGCTAAGTCCATCACAGGCTTCCATGCGAAGATGATGGAATCAGGCGTCGAGAAGTTCAGCACCCAGCGCACGAACTCAATCATCACCACAGATGGCGGTACTGCATCTTTCCTTGCCGCTTGGTACGCCTCAGGGTGTTGCTTCCACCAGTTCATTGTGTCCCGGTCAACCAGAAGGTCCGGCACCAGTGACAGATTCATCTTGAACGTGGAGATGATGTCTCCCGTTTCCATGTCGATTGCACAGGCACCGAGAGAAAGCATGTTGTTGCGTCCGGCGACCACGCCGTCAGTCTCAATGTCCATGCTGAAGTAGATTCTGTTCATGTCGTCTCCAGAAACAAAAATGGCGGGACCGATACTCGCTCGGTCCCAAGGCGTCTTACAGAATGCGTGACTTCTCAAACTTCAGGAAGGTCCATGCTGGCGTCGGCTGAAGCATCAGCGCCTGCACCGTCTCTGCGGCTGCGGTGTAGTAGGCGACACCCTTCAGTTGATCGTCTGTGAGTGTCACTTGCTGACGCCGTGCGGCGCGAGCGTAGATTCCTGCGATTGCTTTTGCGTAGCGTGCCAGAACGTTCTTCATGGTTCTCCTTAGATTGGAATGTTTGCTGTTGAGGCAGGAGCCACAGGCACTTGTGCGCCGGACTCCATCGGGATCAGGTTGTTGAACTTCTGAAGGTTCGCGTTTAGCTGTGCCTTCTCTTCTTCCTTGTAGGATCGGAACTGAGAACGTGCTCCATCACAAAAGACGTAACACGAACCCCCAGCAGAATAGCGAGACAGTCCGACAGTAAGTTTTGTCTTTGGCTCAAAGGAGATGTCGGTCTCTTTGAACCCCTCAGATTCTTCCTCATACTCGCTCTTCTTCATCTCCCCTACGACCTTGCGCCACATGGTAATCATGCAATCGCAATCTTTGGCGACTTGGCTGCTGCCGTCAACGTCGTTCGTGGTGATGACCTGTCCTTTCTCGATGCGCTTCGGCTGGAGGATGCGAATCAACTTGATCCGGTAATCCTTCGCCAGCTTTGCGAACCCTTTGCTGATTTGCGACATGTGAACCGTGCGGTGCGCTTGGTTTTTCAGAGTGTCGTCGCACAGGCGCTGCACGTTGTCGAACATGACCCATTTGACGCCGTAGCGCCGGATGCAGTCCCTGATGAGTTTGAAAACGTCCTCAGGTTCCTTCACCATCTGTGGGTACGCGAAGTACAGGTCTGCGGTGCGCGTTTGCTGAATGTCACGCGCCTGCTTCACTGCACTCTTCAACTCAATCAGCTTCACCTTTGCTTCAGGTGTGCCAGCCTCTACAATCTTGTCTTCCCAGCCTGTCACCAACGAGACCCACTTCTTAGCAAGTCGCGCTTGTGTCATCTCCAGACAGACCAGAAGTCCATCCTCGCCGTACGTCTTGACCATGTGGTCTAACAGGTTGAGGCCCAGCGTCGTCTTGCCAACCTTCTCCGGCGCAACGATGTCGATGATGTCGCCGTCCTCGAATCCCACCAGCTTGTTTAGCTCGGGGTACTGCGAGGTGTACGTAGGAGCCAGATCAACCTTGCCGTTCAGTTCGTCCTCGATCTGTTGCAGAGCGTCCGTAATACCTGTGACGCCTGTCACGTCGAAGAGCACTGCGGCCTTCTTCATTTCCTCGAAGGCTTCCAGTGTACCGCCGCCAAGTTGGAACCACTCGTTGATGTCTTTGCCCAAACGTTTGTGATCGCAGGGTGAGTGCTTGTCGATGCCGTCCTTCAGTGCCCAGCCGTCCTTGTCGCACAACTTGCACTGATCCACAGGGACCACCACCTCAAAACGAGGCAGCATCATGCGGTAGCACTTGTCGTAGCCGATGCGCGAGGCGATCTCCTGTGCGGCTTTGCGGCCCACCTTGTCATCGTCGTACAGGATGTAGACCTTGAGTCCGGTCTCGATCATCTTGTCCAACTGCTCGATCCACGTGGCCTTCTTGATGTTCGCTCCCGGCACTCCCACAATGTTGTGGACGCCGTAGTTGAGCAGAGAGATTGTGTTGGTCTCACCCTCGACGAATACCACGTCGTGGATGTCCTCGTTCAGCACCTCTCCGTTGTACAGCGGAGCGTCCCACCCAGTTGAAGACGTGAAGTCCTTAGGTGACGGCGGCAGAGTGCGGTATTTTGCAAACACCACGTTGCCGTTGACTAGATATGGGATGACCAGAGCCTTGACGGTTCCAGCCTCACGAAAGAACCGCTGCGGCACCAATCCAAGTTTTTGCTTCTCGATAATCTCTCTTGAGAAACCACGGACATGTAAGAGGTAGTCCATAGCATCCGCATCAGATAGAAGATTTGCGTGGCACATGTCGGCGTTAGGCAGTTGCTCTTGTTCGCCCTTAGTTCCCGCCCACTCCTTGCGAGAATCGACTCCAGCCACCCGTAAGCCAAGGTGTTCTTGGAGGGTTCGTAGATTACCAGTTTTTTGGCAGCTTCCGTGGTGGCAAAAGAATAAACCATCCCGTGTTGACTCCTCTGGATCGCAGACTGCGATGTAGAACTTGCTCTCGCCCTTCTTGCAGAAGGGGCACACCTCGACTTGAATCTGCCCACCGTTGGGGCCTTCCCAGTTCCAGCCTTGGGAGATAACAAACGCCATGGCGGCGCTCTTACTCAGTTCTGCTGGTACAGCCTTGTTCATTGCTCTCCCTATTGAATAGTGCGTTCGACTCCATCAAACAACTTGCGTCCGATTTCCGTGATCTCGAAGATGCGGAAGTGACGGTTCGACATGGCGTACATCGTTGCCAGTTTGTCGCCGCACTGATCCGTGATCTCCTTCAGCAGCCCGAGGATCACCAACTGATTGAGATCGCAAAGTTCCGCAGTCATCAAGTTGTAGCTCTCGTAGCTGTCCTTCTTCATGTCAGGCACCGCGACGGAGATGGCCCCTAGACCAGTGGACATCCCCGTAAGCGCGGACACCTGCTCTTCGTTGATTTGTGGGAAGGCCATTAGTTCTCCAGCGGTCGGTATTTGCGTTCCAGCACAGCCTTTGGGTTGAGGTATACGTAGCCGTCTTCTTGGGTGACAATGTAATCACCCACCTTCGGCTCGTAGCGTGCGGTCATCTCGTAGCTGAGGGAAATCCTCTGCCCGTTGCCAAGCAGCACAGCGTAGCTGGTGACTTGATCCGAGGCACCAGCAGAGAACACCGCAGTTATCTCCTCTACATCAACAATCACAGGGTTTGCTATGTATTTCATTTTCGTTTCCTCGCTTGAAGCAGGTTGATTGCTACGGACGCTTGCCCAGCGGTGATCCCGGTCGCCAAGCGGCACACCGGACACTGCTGAGGTTGAACTCTGTTCGTGGGATTGGGACACAAGCAGTATAGCACAGGCCGATCCTTGCTCAGTGAGCGCAGCAACTTCTTGGCTGGCTCCGAGGCTGGATGCGTGTGCCACTCGGCTTCTCTCGTCACTAGCTTCATGCGATCAGGGCGGCAGCGTTGCATGACTTCATCTGCTGACTCGAACGCTTCTTTCAGTGAGTTGTAGATGCCCAGCTTCTTTGCTTCGACGCTAACCGATGAGATGGACAACTCAAACTCGTCCAGATCGTTCGGTGTGATCTGTAGCCGCTCATGCTTGAACTGGGAGAACGCCTTGGCGTCCTTCAGTTCTTTCTTCTCTGGAATCTGGAGCACGTACGAGCCGTCTGAACAGCCCATCCATGTCAGCTTAGAGAACTTCTCCACCTCTTCAGTGTAGGGGGCAGCAAACAGGTCCAGCGATTCGATGTATGCATCGACCTTGGTGATGTCAGTCAACTGCGACAGATCAATCGTGGGGTACTTCTCTTGAAGTTCCTCCATCTTCTCTGCCACGGCGGTGACTGACTGTCCCTGTAGGTCCATCTCTGGATTCAGCCCTACAAGTGACGGGAGAGTGACGAGTGAGCAACGCTTGTTGTTGTCCACAACGTCAAGAACGATGCAGTCCTTTTTCTCCAAGACGAGACCTCTGGAAAGTGCTTCGAGAAGGTTTCCAGTACCTGCTTGGAGTCTTGTTCCGCGACCGATTCGTTGAGTGTAGACAGATGGGCTTTTAGTAGGCGCTGCGTCAACGACGCAAGATACCCTCCAGTCATCGTAACCCTCCACCAGTAGCTGCGCGTTGCACAGCACTGTGATCTCTTTGGCTTTGTGCGCTGCTAGTTTCTCTGCGCGTCTCGGATCGACGCCCCACACGGCCTCTGCTTTCACGCCCAGACTGCGGAAGGCTTTTGCTAAATCCTCAGCGTGCTTGATGAGCACACAGAAGACCACGGTTTGCCTGTTCTCACAATCTTTGCGCCATGCGTTGACGATACCGTAGTTGCGCTCCGGCGTGTTGACTGCTGACTCCAACTCCTCCTGCTTGTACTCACCCATGGAAGACTTAACTTCCGACAGGTCGATCTTGGTCTTCAGTCGGTAGCCACGTAGTGGCACCAGCCAGCCTTCCTTGATCGCTTTGCGGATTGGGTAGGAGAACACGATCTTGCGGTACACCGATTTCAACGAGAGAAGTTCCTCGTCGTCCAGCACCGTCATCTGCTTCTTCTGGTTGCGCGTGATGTTCTTGCGTTTTGGCGTTGCCGTGAATCCCACCAGCAGTTTCGTGGAGTCCGGCTTCAGTACACCAGTGATCTCGAATACGTTTAGGTACGTGGCCGCAATACTGTGATGAGCCTCGTCGCATACAACAATGTCAAAACCACCGAAACGTAGGAGACGAACACAACCAGCACGACCGATACTAGCAACACAAGACACAACAACATCGCAATCATCATCTGCTCGATCATCTGCCATCTCCTTGCCGATCTTCCAGTCGGGGTTCCACTCTTGCAAGGTGACCATCAACTGGTTCACCAGTTCTTCTCGGTGCGCGAACACCAGCATCTTCCCCGGCAGAAGGTCCAGCATCCTGCGCCGGAGGTTTGCTAGGATCACGGCTTTGCCGATTCCCGTAGCTGCTACGACGAGTTGCTGGTACACACCAGCCAAGTACTCGTTTCGGATCGAGTCAAGGCATTCGTTTTGTCTTGGTCGTAGCTCTAGCATGCGTCTCCTCTATTCGTACACCCAGCCTTCTTCTTTGACGCGGCGCTCGATCTCTTCGTAGGTCTTGCAGTTGGTGTACCCCGGAAACTCCTCACCGATCCCGATGGGAACAGCGAGCATCTGAATCCGCGACACAGGCTTTCCCTCAGCATTGTGAAACACTACGGTGCTGGGGCACAGCTTATTGTCGATTATGATGGGCAGTCCACCTACCGTCTCTTTGATGAATGGGTAGTTTGGCAACTGGTCCGGTCTGAACTCTACCTCGTTCGCCATGATCGCGCAGTTGTGCCACGCAACGCGCTGGGCCTCGTGCATTCGAGCATACGCAGGTACTTCGTGGTCTCTGACGGCCCCTACGAGAGCGACCATCACAATGCCGGGAGAAATGGCTGAGTTGTTTGCGTTACACTTCGTCAGGTTGTCCAGCATTGCCATCTCCTAGCAGGAGCAGCGGCTTCTCGATGAAGAGAGTCGGGTGTGCGTCCTCGTTCAGTATGCGTACAAAACTCAGCAGTTCTCGTGTCTGATCTGAACCGAGTAACGCTTGGTACAACACGCGGCGTTCAGCGTCGATGGTTCGATCCAGCGTGACGTAGATGTGCGTGTTGCCGTTGCGAGAAGGCTTTCGCTCTTCTGTGACGATCCCGGCGATGTGCATCTCGAACTTCGGCTTGTTCTTATTGTAGACCGCCTCAGCTTCCGGCGAGTCGATGTCGATCAGGAGTTGGTTGTCCTCCGGCAGCACTACATATTCACCAGCCTCTTTGGCCTGCTTGAAGGCGTTGCTGCTCTGGATCGTCCAGAAGTCGTACTTGCGGTTGTCCTCTGCGGTGTCCTTGCAGGTGATGTGCATCACATCTGCACGTTCCGCATCACGCTCACGCTCGATCTCCTCTTCGGAAATCACGTCTAACGGCAGAGCGTTCACGTTGCAGCCTGCTGTGGCGTCGTCGAATCTGCTCATTGGCATCCCTTCCCTGTGCTGCACCCAGTGCAGCCTCCGCAGCCTGCTGCGGTGCTCATGGCATTCTTGCTTCCATAAAACTCGTTTTGCGCCTGCTCCCACTCCAGCTTCGCAGCATTGATCGCTGCTAGGGCCTCGCCCCACGCTTGCTTTGCCAGCATCCAGTCGGCATGCGCGGCACGCATCTTTGCTTCAGCAATGGTCATCATCGCTTGGCTCCTAGCGTGATGTCGTCCACGGCGATCAGCTTTGAATCTCCGGTCTCGGCATTCACGTCGTACGTCATCTTCACTTCGTACCCCGTGTACATGAACTTCCTCAGAGCCTCTTCTGAAAGCCCAGCGGCCTGTCCCTTGTCGTACACAGAGTCTTTGTCACTGTGCAGATAGATGTCGATCTTCATTCGATCTCCTTCAGAACCATGATGTGGAAGCACCGCGACTCCTCTTCGACGAGGATGTAACCCAGTGCCTGATACCTCAGCAGCCGTAGCTGCAACCAGAACCTTTGCTGCCGCGACATGCGGATGCGTTCAAGGTCTACTGTGCAACCTGCCTCGTGACTGCTCGCCATCTCGCCATGGACTGGTGCGGCGCTAGCGTTCACTCTGCGAAGCCATCTCTGCACTGACACTGGCCGCACAGCGGAGTTGACCTGTAGGGGCAGATCATTCTCCGCTACGGAATCAGTCGCCAGCTTCACGAGGAAGTCGTTCACCATCGGAAGCACATAGCGCCTGCTTGACGGGAGACTCGGCGCGATTTTCACCGCGTCGTTTATGGGGAGGGCTACGAGTGTCCCGTCTTCTACCAAACGCGAGAGCCTGCGCTCATCTCCAATGCGCTCCAGCCCCATCTGATTGATCATCTGGTTCTGCAAGAGAAGCGATTGTCGGCTTGGAGGCAGCAGAGCTAATCCATGCCGCGATTGATGGTGACGCTTCGCCTCCGCTGATGTAACGCACAAGATCATCAAGAGAAATGTCAGCAGCGTTTTCATTGTCGATCCTCCTGTGGTAGACGTAGGTCAGACCCATGTCTCGCGTCCAGTTCTTCACTGGTTCGTTGTCCGGCTGGTCGTCTCGCAGTGTGAACGTCTTCTTGAAGAACACCTCAACTGTTTTCACTTGGAACCTCGTGGTACGTTTGGGTTTCACCTTCGCGCTTGAACATCACAGCTTTCCACTGCGACTTGCCTAGCGCCATCGCCTCGGTGCCCTGAATGGGCAGGCGTACTGGAACTCGAAAGAACTCTGGTGTCTCCCAGAACTGAGAGAACGTCACCGTGTTGTCTGCCCACACCAGCTTCAGTCTGTACATCAACATGGTTTCCACCCCGGCCTGCGAATCATAGTCACCACTGTGGTGTCATGCACGAACGTCACGGTAATGGTCAACCCGTAGACGCCATCCTTCACATCTTTGTGGACGCCATCGTGACAGCCATTGCAGATGGTGATCAGGTTCCACGCCTCGTCCGGCCCTTGCTGCGACCGAAATACAATGTGATGCACGTGCAGATTGTTTCGCAGTCCGCACGAGCGACACTTGTACCGATCCCTCTGCAAGATCGACTTGCAGAGGGTCGCGTATTCCTTCTCAGGCAGGCGTTGATTCACTCACCACCTCGGTGTCAGTCAGCGCCGCAGCGATGGTGTCGCCTTCGTCCTGTTGCACAGTGTTGTGCTCGATTGCCGCCGCGTCGAAGTATGGCTCATCGTCGCCTTCGTACACGACTGTCACAGGAACATCCCATGCCCCGGTCTTGTAGTTAAACGCGAAGGTCTTACCCTCAGCGTCTTCGTAGAACGGGATCGTCTGTGCATCTGTGGGAATGTCCCACTTGTCGGTCTTGACATTGTACAGGAAGAAGTTCCCGTCAGCGTCAGTGTGAATCTCATTGAAGTCTGCGTCCTGACGGTGCGTGATCTTCGACGCATAGTCCAGACTCGGTGCATTCTTGCTGTCGCCAGTGCGTTGCGCGTGCGACCTCTCCGACACCCAGCGGTTGCTGCCCTTCAGGGCCTGCGTTCCGCCTTCCCACTTGCCCAGACCATCGGGAGTTGGTTCGGCCTCTGGTTTGTCTGTGCCATTGAGCAGCAGTGCCTGCTCTGCTTCGTTATCAGCGATGTGCTTGAGTCTCTGCTTTTCTGACATTAGATTATCTCCATTGGTAGGGTTGGTGGTGCCTGAGTTTCCTCAGTCGGAACTTCCGGTTTGTCGCCGGGGTCTTCATCGTAGTTCGGGTCCGCGTTGAAGGCTGCACAGATGCACTCGTAGCATTCTCCCTCCGAGTACTCCTTGGCATTGCCGCCGTCGTCGCGCCCTTTGCTGCCCAGAAACTTTCTTGCTCGCTCGATTGCCACGTCGATGACGTTTGTCCAAGTCGTGATGTCTGTTGAGTAAGAGCGGAGCACTCGTCGGTCCTTACCGATTTGCCCCTTCAGCTTCGCTACTTCCAGCTTCACCTGATCCACGTTCATCTTGTCTGAGTCTAGGATCAGCCGCACGATGTGCTCGTCCAGCGGCTCCGAAACGTGCTCGGCAGCGTTCCAGTAAGTGCCCTCAGGGTCCAGTGTGCAGATTTCCCGCAGCTTGCTGATCCCAGCAGGTTCGTATTCGACACGCTTCAGGCCCACAGCCAGACAGACCTTCGTGATGCGTGCTAGGTACTGAGCCTTGCGTTCCTTCAGCCCTAACTCCTTGGCTGCGTAATCAGGCAGAGAAGCGTAGCCCCACGCTGTGGGATAGTTGTTCTCCTGTGCCTCGAATAGAAGGTCGGCCATGTCGAACGTTGAGGACTTCACGTCCGCGCTCAAATCTTTGAGTTGCTTGCGAACACGCGCTGCGCGTCCGGCGACTTGTTCCCCGTAGATCGCAGGGGGTGATGAGAGGTTAATGATTTCACTCATCCGATCACCCACCATGTCAGCACGAAGATCACGTCCATGGGGTGCCATACTCCACTGTTGAGGCCCACGTGCAGCATCGCAATCTCGGCCCTACGCATCTTCACGTTCTTGATCCACGTCTTCATGGTGCTCCTCTATCGGTTCGGGTTCTTCCCAGTACCACCACAGTGAACGCACTTCTCATAATGCCCACTGTCCTGCGACTCGTGAATGTAGTATTCTCCGCAGCCGTTGCATCCTTGGCAGCGCATCAACTTCGCTTGGAACGCCTTCCACTTCGGTAGTTCGTTGACTTGCAACTCCCCGAGGCGCGTGTTGCATTTGAAGTTCTCTGCCGAAGTGTCTATGACACCCAGCAGGCTCTGAACTTCTTTCTCACCCCACATGCGGCGTTCACTCTCCAGCAGTTCGATCTCTTTTTCAATCTCGTAAATCTTAGCTGCAACGAACGAGTTGACGCGCTGGAACGGTTTCATGTGATTATATGCTGTTGCCATAGTGGTTCTCCTTAGAAATAGCGCGGCATTGGTCCGTTGAGACCTTCAGGTTTCACTTCTTCCGGCGTCGGCTTTGCCGCTGGTGCCAAGTCTTCAATGCGAAGGCTGCGGCGGATGTAGCCGAACACATACGCCAGCGTCTGCATGGTGTCAACCTTGGCCTGTACCTTTGCAAGTCCCTCTTCGTCCGTGGCGAGTGGGATCAGGTTCAGTTGGGCTTTCTGGTCATTGTAGGCGTTTGCCAACTTGCTCAGTCCGGTCAGTTTGTTCATTTCTTTTTCTCCTTGAGGATTAGGTATGCGAACGCAGCGATTGCCGCTGCCGTGGTGAAGCAACTAACCACGAATGAGAACCACATCATCCATAGCTCAGGGTGTGTGAAGTGCCCGTGATAGAACATGTGATCTCCTGTGTGCAAGGTAGGCGTGCGCTGACGCCTCGTTCTGGTAAGTAAGCAGGGGACGGAAGGACTCGAACCTCCAACCTCCAAGGACAACTGGTGTGGCCTTCAGCTTTTATGGATCGCTCTGATCCCCGGCTTCCTGTCTAGAACAGGCGTGCCTGTTTGCTTACTTCATCCACGGTTGTGCCCCTTGGCGCTCTGCCATTGAGCTACGCCCCCACGTTGTGTGGTGCCTTACTTCTCCTTGCTACCACTACGAGGTCCGGGGGACCAGCCCCCGGTTCGTGTGGGTGAAACTCACAGCTACAGCCCGTGGTTAGCGGCCTGCGGCTGCGCCCATGGCTTTCGCCTTGGGTGCAGTGACAATAACTCCGTCGTTAGCATTTTTGGTTTGCCTCTCCGTAACGTGGCAAGGCGAATCCGACACGCAGGTGAGTCCTAGCCCGTCGCCGTCGAATCCAGTTCAGGCCCACCAAGAACCACAAAACCGGGACCACCCTCGTAACGATCTTGAGTGATCGCCTTTCAACGGGGTGCAACCTTGTGGCTCTTGGTGGACCTGTCGGCATCGAAGCCGAGTCCGACAACGCTACAACTACCTGTTAACGTGTGTTCTTGTAGAGCGGCTAAGAAAGGCTCGCTCAAACTCTGCTTTGCGCTTGGCCTGAATCTTTGTGTACCGACCGTTGCGCGGCGTCACAGCTTTGAAATGCTCAACTATAAGTCTAGCCCTGCGTTTCTTCTCAGGGTGCTTCAAGTACGGCAGTACCCGTCGCAATAGGTCTATGGCTCCATTGTATCGCACAGACCAGTTCCACGACTTGCTGTGGTTCTTCTTGTACGTTCGCTTCGATGAAACTGCGCCACCGAAAGTCTTCTTCAGATAAACCATGAAGCACCAAGTTGTGCTTGGTACAGTCACAGCCGGAGAGCGTCGTTCACTTGCACGGGAATGTTGCAGCAGCACTGACCCTTCTCCGTCGATCAGTGCTGCTGTGTAGATCAGGTCGTCGCGCTTCATTTACTTCTGGCGAACTTTGAACTGCACGTTCGGACAGTTCGGTGAAACCTTGTCGATCTGGGCTTGCGCCAGTTCTCGCGTCTCGAAGAAGCCGGGGATCGAGAAGGACCGAACGAACTTGACATCATCCGAGTTCTTCTTCAGAACGATGAACCGCTTCGTGTGCTTTCCGTCAGCCGTGCGTGATGTAGCCATTTGTGTTTCTCCTTTGGATTGGGTTTGGTACAAGGCTCAGGGCCTTCGCAGCATTACAACAGGGCACGCTCGCCGTGCGTACGGCGGTAATACCGCTATACCTGTAATGCTGCGGCGACCCTGAGTAGATCGCCGGGGGAGGCCACAGTGGCTTCCCTCCACCATCCTGAGTACTCGCGCTCAGGATCGCTTGCCATTAAATCTGAATCTGAGCGTTCATCAGTGCGACCTCGTCGGTCACAACAGAGGTCACCTGTGCGACCGGAATGGCTCCGGCTGCTGGTTCGCTCACTGCTGCCGCTTCCTCTTCAGCTTCAGAGGCTTCCTGAGTCTGGAGTTGACCAGCCTCGCGGCGTGCTTTGATGTCCTCGATGATTTTGCCGAAGTCCTTGCGGTCCTCTTCGGACATCACCTTGAAATCCTTCATGCCCAGCTTGAATTGGCCGCCGTTCTGCTGCCATGCGTACATTGTGAAGCTGATGTGCCAGATGATGTCTCCGATGCTCTCAGGGAGAGGAATCAGCGGCTCGTTCTTCAGAGCGTGCGCTTTGTTCTCTGCCTTGATGTTTTGCAGGATCATCTGGAACAGGTCGGCCACGTTCTGCATGGCGTCTTCAAACGGCTTCACGCTGCCGCCCTTCACGTTGAAGTAGTACGGGCGCTGCGTCTCACGCGCCGCGATGAACAGATGCCAGAACTTGCGGCAAGGAGGCAGATACGCGGAGAGTGCTTCCCCGGTGATGCCTTTGTTCTTCGCTTCGCGGTACTTCACCCAGTTGATGTCGCCCATGGGGCACTGGTCGCAGTACAGCGCATACGGCGTCTTCGCCTTCGGGTGAGGCTGCACGTTGTCGAGGGAGAAGCACTCCTTTGAGTCCTTCGTGTACTCGCCCTTGCGATACTTCTCGCGCTGCTCGACTGGCTCGAACAGGATGACGGCACGCATCTCTTTGAACGACTCGTTCGTGGAGGTGACGCGGAACGTTCCCGGTACGGCCCCTTCTTGGTGCGTGGACTTGGAGACTAGCTCCAATGTCTTCGGCTTCAACTGGAACAATTTTGCCAAAGCGTTTTGCTTCTTGGCCTGTACCAGTTCAATAGGCGCTCGGTTTACAACTACTAGTGGATTTTCAGACATGCTTTCTCCGGTGTTTTATGAGGTATTGTATAGCACGCCTCAACGTGCGTAGATTGTCTTTTGCAAAGCCTAAAAGGCAGTTGCACAAACCACAGAGTATGTCTCTTGTTTGACCTGTGGCGTGGTCGTGATCGGTGTAGGGCACCTTGAGTCTGCATTTACAAATGGCGCACCTATACTTCTGCTTTTTCAGCTTTGCTTCCCACTGCTCAAGGGTTAGGTGATACATCTTCAAGCGCCTGCGTTTTGCTTTGGCTTGTCCCTTGGGTGTGTAGTAGTAAAGCCTGTGATAAGTTCGGTATGCTTCTTTGTTGCCTTTCTGTTGTCGCTGCTTTGTTAACTTAGTGCTGTATCCACGGAAACACTTCTTGCAGCGCGATTGTACTCCGCACGGCCTGTCTGTTCTCTTAGCGAAGAACTTTAGCAGCCTGCTTTTCTTACATTTACTGCACTGCTTAGTGTTCATTCCATGGGCAGCTTAAACACAGGTGCTGCTATCTCCCCTTCATAAATCTGCTGTGCGAACACCGTGCCCACCGTTGCTAGTGATTGGGAGGGTTCCGATGGCGTATCCACTACCGCCATTGAGGTAGTTAACTCTGGCTGCGGCATCTCTGGCGCTGGTGTGCTTTGATTCGAGTTTGAAGTTTCCGTTAGGAGCGTAGAAGCCAACGGCGAATCCTGTTGTGTCTCTGTTGGCGTTCCCCCATTGGTAGAGATCGGTTCCGGGGATGTAGACGTACATTCTTCCTCCTGTACTTTACCCTCTATTGGTTCCCAGCCAGTCTCAAGCAGCACCTGTGTTGCGGCAAACTGTGCCGTAGAGAACAGCGGTTCCCCCGGTTGCGTCACGATCCATTCCTCGCTATCGCTAGGTTTGTATCGCACACTTCCCGGCTTGATGCCAGCCTTCTTCGCAGCCTTCAACTCTTCGCGCCGGACCTTGGCCTCTTCTTTGATGCGCTTCTTGTTCGCTTCGGCCTCAGCCTTCTTCGCAGCTTTGTCGAGGGCCTTCTTCAACTTCTCCTGTTCCTTCGCAAGAGCCTTGGCAGTTTCGCGCTGTTCTTTCTTCACTGCGCGGATGGTGCCCTTCTGCTTCTTCATGCGTTCTTCAACACTGTCCACGAGTCGAGTGAGTCGAAGACAGGCCAAGAATCCTTGGAAGTCTTCCTCGTACTCGTCCGGCGTCATGTGCCATGGCTCAAACTTTCCAGCTTCCTCGTCGCTCTTTCCCAGACGCAGAATCCACGTGTCGAGGATTTGCAGGTCCGGGTACTCTTCCATCTTCGCGTGCTTGTAGCTCGCAGTTTGAAACAGGTACTCAATCTTCAGATGGTTCGATGACTTCCAGTCGATCAGTGACAGTCTGTCCTTGAACACTTCAGGGCAGCACGCACGATCATCGCAGGAGTCACAGAGCGCCAAACCGTCCATCGTTCCCGCGTACTCAAACTCCCGCGAGTAGATTTTCGATTCGGTTTCCTTCCAGCGTACATTGTGCTTGCACATCCAGTTGAAGCCACCACTCGCCGCGTTCGCAGCCAGTTCATCAGTGGGGATGTTGATGAGTTGCCGAACGATCTTTTCTGGATCGTTCTGCATCGCAAAGTTGATCGAGTCTTCAAGGCACTTGTGCGCCAAGTGACCGATGTCTCCTGCCTCATCCAGCTTCTCTTTGTGTGCTCCCTTTGCTTCCAGCGCAATGACGGTGAACTCTTCAAACGTCAGCGGCTTGATGCGGATCACGCCTGCCGAATCCATCTCGGTAGGCATGATGCGTAGCAACTTCTGGATCGCCATCTTCGCCGCCCACGGAGTCAGCATGTGGGACTTGTCGATGATGCCAACAGTGTTCGTCACACCGTTAAGCGCGGTCAGGTTGCCAAGGGTTTCCACGCGATAGTAGCGGTGCTCATCTACGTTGAACCGCAGAGTGATCTCGCCGCCGTAGAACTTGTACTCCTCCGTAACGTGTCCGAACTTCTGGATGAATGCTTCCAGACTTCCAGATCGCTGCGGTAGCCCAGTTTCAGGGTACGATTCTTCCTCGGACCCTGAGCCGGACTTCTTCGCAATCAGATCAGCAAAACTCACTTACTCGCGTTCTCCTTCTTCTCGCGGAGCACTTTCTGCTTGTACTCCTTGTTCAACTTCGCCGCCTGCGCCCTGCACGCTGCTAGGTACTTCCGGTTTGTTTCCGTCATGTCGAAACTCCTTTGAGTAACGGCGTCTTAGTTCTGAATCGTTGGCCCACCTGTAGGCAGGATCAGACCAACGTGCTCGCATGTCGGCCTGCTCCTCTCCTAAGGGTTTGAGCATCAGTCACCCTCATCGACGATCAGGACGAACGGTTCGGGTTCACTCTTCAAGCAAGGTAGCTCTGTGCCCACCGCGTAGACTTCAATCGTCGCACGGTTAGGACGCCAGTACACCATCTTGCCAGCCAGCGATGCGAGTTTGCCAAGTGCGAGACCTCCGCGCTTCTGGCCCTTCTCGATCTGCTCTTGGTTGTGGTAGTTGTCGTAGCCCACGGCTTCTGCTGTGGTCACGCGCCGGATGATGCCGTCCGCGCACCGCTCTTCTCCCGGCAGAATCTCTGCTGGAACGCTTGTGTGTGTACTCGACATGAGCCGCAGGTAGAGGTCAGCCTCATCGTCGGCCTCTGCTCCGATCTCGTCGATGGTGACAATGCGCTGGCCGCAGAAGCTGCCAATCACATCGTTGTCATTCACTCGGCTGTTGTTGATGCTGTCACTTTTTAGGTTGAGCAACTTTTTTCTTCTCCTTTGCGGCTTTACGCTCGGCCTTCTCGCGCTCACGTTCGGCTTTCGCCTCGGCGGCGCGTCGGTTCGCTGCTTCTCGGCTGCGGTACTCATTCAGCTTCTTACTGCCGCTGGTGAGAGGTGGCAAGAACTGCTGTGCTGCCCACTCGCAGTACCATGTGCCGTAGTTCAGTGCAGCTTGTCGCAGTCGCTCCCTGTCCGTGTTGTTCATGGGCTGGCGAGCTAAGGACTTGATCTCCGCGACCAGTGCTTCTTTCGTTGTGGCTGTTTCGCCTTCCAGCTTGTGCAGGATGCGCTCCACCTCACGTTTGATAGGGAGGTAGGCGTCCTCTTTCTTCGCGGCAGCTTCTTGCAGCTTGCGCTGCTCGACACGCTTATCGAGTTCAGCCGCTCGCACTTCAAGGTCGAGTTTCTTCTCTACAGCGTACTGCTCTTTCTCCGCGATCTTCTCCTTGATCTCGGCAACCTTGGGCTTGTTCTCCTCCACCTTGGCTTTCGCCAGATCGGACACTAACTTCTTGCGAGCAGTTTCAGCTTCTGCGGCGACAGCTTTCAGTTGTGCTTGGATAGCACGCTGCTGCTTATCGAACTCCGCTGCTGTCTGCTTACGTTCTGCTGCGCGTGCATCGACTGCCACAACATCGCGCTTGATGTCGGCAGTCATCTTCAGCAGTTCGTTAGTGGTGACAGGAACCTTCGCCCCTGTGCGATCCTTTGTGACCAGCATGGAGTCGCTGAAGCGTCCGCGCTCCTTGAGGTACAGCGCATTCAGTGCCGCCACCACGCTGTTCTCAGCTTCCGTGCCGTTCTTCTTTGTGCGGCCTAGGAACTGAGCGATGTGCAGTGTCGTGTAGGGGTGTCCGTCCCCAGATTGGGGACGCATGCCCGGAACGAAAGAAGGCGCATAGCAGATGTACTGCGCGTTCGTCTTCTCTGCTACGGCGAAAGCTGGAATAGAGCCAGCAGCCAGCGCAGTGACAATCGCTTTGACGGATTCAATGAGTGATGCGGGAGTGGAACCGTAGGTGTCTCGGTTCTCGTTGTCCATGATCTGGATCATCGTGGCATCGTCCAGCTTCTTCACGATGAAGTCAGCCTCTATGAGACCAGCGCGAATCGCTGCGGCAAGACGGTGATGACCGTACGCTAGTTCGTACTTGCCATCGGCGTTCTTTCGCACGACTACGTTGTCCCAGAACCCAGTGAGGTTGATCGAACCTACCAACTCCGCGATCTTCTCCTCGATCAGCGGGTTGGCTTTCAGATCACGGAACGGGTTCGGCAAAATGTCTTTCAGCTTCAACTTCACTGTTGAGCCTCCGGTGTGCTCTCGACAACTTCAGCCTCGGTCCCGATAGAGACCGTGGCTTTGAACATGGTGATGCCCTTCTTGCCGCGTAGCTTGGGCTGGCGCAGGAGGTTGGCAAAGGCTCGCGCCCCGGCCACACGCACAGAACTGCCGCGCCCTCGGCCAGTCTGGTACATCGCGCCGGATTTCAGTTCTGGGAACGTTGCGTCGATTGTGACTACCTTGACCATTGTTCGGCTCCTTTGGACTTAACCATGATACCACACTTTCGTGCTATATGCAATACCCCAGTGTTTATGCGGCTCAGAGCGACATCTCTTTCCGCACCCCGTACTCGTAGAACCAGATGCGTGTGACCCCGGCCAGCTTGCACAGGTTGAGGCAGTTGACACACGGTCGAGAGTTCCCGATGCTGCCGTCTGACTTACGGCGTGCTACGTACAGCGTCAGTCTGCTGCGCGTATCGTAGTGCTGGCGGCGCAGTAGCGCCACGTGCTCGCAGTGCGTGCTGTATGCGAAGCCCTCGGCCTGCGCTGAAGCTGGATGCGTGCGCCTGTAGAGGTTGGCACCCACAGACAGCATGCGAGAGCCAGAGAATAGTGCCGCGCCCATCCTGAGTCCAATGCGGGGAGCATCGCTCAGTTCGGACGCGGCAAACGCTGCGTCAAATCCACGGTCAACCTGACTCATAGTTCTTCGCCGTTTTGTTGCCTTTCCCATTCCTCTTCTTCGCTCTCTACCTCATCTGCGTACAAGTCGTCTTCCTCTTCTTCCCACCACGGCTCAGACTCGATGAAGTCTTCGTCGTCAGTTGCCAGACTGTAGTTGTGCGTCGTGTCCACTGCCACTGTTCGCCTCGCATTCTCGGCACAGGTGAATCTCCGTGCGCCGGGGTTCTTTGTTCACACCGTACGACAGCTTGGTGCCGCAAAGCAGTGGGCTTCCGCTCACCACTTTGCCATTGTTGTCAGGTTTTCCGCAGCCTGCCATCAGTCTCCCTCCAGCGATTGCTTGCAGAGCGCGAGTGTGGGGAATTTGTCTCCACCCTCTTCCATCTCGCCCTTCGGGAAGTACTGCCACTGACTGTCGATGACGCTCTGGGTGATTGACCCAACTCTCTTTCCCTCAAGGAACACCGCGATGCTCCTTGAAGTTCCAGAGAGTGGAGTGTAGGTGATCTTCGCTGGCATCAGGCGCTCACCTTCTCCCAGTGACCGTACCCTGTCTCTGTGATGGTGGACTGATCTCCTTCGTGTGTGATGACGGTGAGTGGTTTCAAGTCCCACACCCACACCTGTTTGCGCCGCCCGATTTTCTTGGCGACCATCCACTCTTCATGCTCGCGGTACTTCTTCTTCGAGTTGTCCTTCAGCTTGCTTTGCAGTCCGACTGGTTTCGCCATGGTTATTTCTTTCCTTTCACGTTGAGGAACTGTTTGAGGATGAACAGCGGCTTCACAATATCCGCCTGTGCGGCCATGACAGCTTCGATGTCTTTGTAGGCTCGCGGCGTTTCATCCAGCGTATCCGCAGTTTTGTCGCACTCGATCCCAGCGGTGGCTGCTGCGTGTTCAGCAACAGTAAAGGTTCGTTCAGCGGCCTTGCGGCCCATCGCACGTCCTGCGCCATGAGAGCACGTACAGAACGATTCACGATTTCCCAAACCTTCGACGATGTAGGTGCGTGCGCCCATAGAACCCGGAATGATTCCGAGTTCACCGCTCTGCACACGGACTGCACCTTTGCGAGTGACCATGATGTTTTCGCCAAAGTGTCTCTCCCAAGAGATGTAGTTGTGGTGACAGTGAACGAGCAGCTTCTTGTCGAACACCAGACCAGTGCGCGACAGGACGTTCTTGACTTGGCCCAGCATGATGAGGCGATTCTCCCACGCAAACTTCTGCGCCAGAGTCACCGCATCCTTGTAGTCCTTGAACTCCTGCGTGTGGATGGGAAGGTACGCGAGGTCTGGGTCAGGCAGCGTAATGCTCCACTTATCGCACAGGTCTTTGGCAACATTGGTGAAGTACGTACCGATCTTGTTGCCCAAACCACGTGAGCCGGAGTGCAGCACGATCCACACAAAGCCTTCCTCATCGGTCGTCAGTTCGATGAAGTGATTCCCAGTGCCCAGCGTTCCCAGTTGCGTGCGTGTGTTGCGTGCTCGCATGCCGGGAATCCTCTCGCACATCTCCTCGTACGGCGTGTTGAACTCCCGCGTCCACACCATGGAGATGTCGTCCGGCACGTTGTGCCATGCTCCGCGATCTCCCGGCCCACCGTTGTTGGTGCGTCCGCATGGTACTGCCGCTTCAATCGCCAAGCGTAGTCCCGGCAGGCTGATACCGTTCAGGTCCGACAGCTTCAGCGTGGTGCGCTCTGCGATCATGCCGCAGCCTAAGTCCACGCCTACGGCGCTTGGTACACACGCACCTTTGGTTGGCAACACAGTCCCGATAGTTGCACCTATGCCTAAATGAGTATCTGGCATAGCCGCTATGTGCTTAAACACAAACGGCAATTGTGCAGTTTTCTTTAACTGCTCTACAGCGGCCTCCTCGAAAGGGACACCGCGCTTCCATGCTTTGATGATTCTCCCATTCCCAGCATCAATCACGTCGAAAAGGTTATCCATTACCACTCACCTCCGTGGTGTATATTGTGACAGTTTGCACAGGTCAAGTCGCACTTCTTCAGTTCTCTTTTAATCCTAGTCCAACTGTAGGTTATGACTTTGTTCCCAACTGCAAACAGTTTTGTCTTGGGTTTACGATGGTGAAACTCAAATGCTGCGGCATTCTTTCCGTTGTACTTCAGTTTGCAGCTTCGACATTTACCACCAAGGAACTTTATGGCTCGTACTTTCTTCTTGTGGTAGGCCACACGTTTGCTGTCGTTCACAGTCTTTCGGTGTTTCTTTCTCCATCTGCTGGCCCATGCAGCTTTATATGCTTTGTTCATTTCTTAACTTTCTCAAGATCGCTGTGAGCCGGAAAAACCAGAGTCGCCATCCAGCGATTGCAGCGACTCCAGCGACGGCAGCTTCGGTGCAGATGTAGCACATACAGGCTTGTCCTCCTCCCAGCGCATGTCGCAGGCTTCGTCGTCGTGCTCCTCCAAGAATAGGTAGCACTTCGGACAGAACGGCCTAGACAGCACGCGCTGCATTCTGATGTTCGTCCACTCCTTGCGCTTGTCTCTTGCGTCTTCCATTTTACTCCTTCGGGATCAGACACTGAGGGTTGCGTGTCATCTCTCGGATCAGTTGTCGTTGTGCTGTGATCGTCTCACCTTGATGGTAGACGGTCAGGGTGAGTACGAAGAAGCAGATGAGCAGCAGTAGGTGTACGACTTTCACTGTCCCTCCACTACTATGTTCGGCGTGGGTGATGCACAGATCGCTTCGCTGCTACCTTCTCTGCCGCAGCTTGAGATGCTTTCAGTGCGTCCTTGGTATTTGTCGAAGGCGTGCGTCAGTGCCGCCACGCCCTGTTTGAATGCTGCTTCGTTGTCGCCCTTCACGATGTACGTGAGTTCGACCCGGACCACTCTCACCATGCTCATATATCGTCCCTTCTGGTCTCTGCACACTCGTCGCAAAGTATGCAGGGTTCGTCATCGTTGTCCACGTCGCTGCTGTACGGATCAGGCCCTACGTTACCAGCCACACCACAAGCACAGAAAGGCTCGTGGTTTGACTGGCAACACAAGCATCCTCCGTCAGACGATAGAGGCACTTCCTCATCGTGGAGTACAAAGCAAACTGTGCAGGTGCTCACACGTCCCTCCGATCTCTGAACCATTTGAACACTGGGTGCCGTGGCCGCACGTCGCTGCCACACGGGAAGAACTTGTAGACCAGCAACTTTCCTTTCAGATCGTCGCGCTTCTTCCACAGTTCTTTGCGCTCTTCGTGCGTGATGCTGGAGTTCGGGACATCGAAGTCGATCCCGTTGTAGAACGCGCCTTGCCCGACGACGTGGAACCCGCCAAGCTGATCTTTTGCAACCTTCCCAGCTTTCGCAGACGAACGAGCCGTTCGGCCCAATTCGTTAGTAAACTCTTCATTGGTATTCTCCATCTCCGCGTAAGTGTCCAAGATGAGTGCTTCGGCTTCCTGATACCGCTTCACCTTTAGGAGCCAGCCCTGTCCCAGTGTGGCGCGGCCTTGCTTGTACGGGCCATCCACGCTGCGGAGCATGACACCTTCAAAACCCATCGCCAGAACACTGCGCTCGTAGTTTTCTAGTTCGTCAATACTGGTGAGTTTGTTGTGTTCCACAAGTTTCACCACGCTGCGAACTTCATGCGAGGCGCTGTTGATGGTACACAGCACATCACTATACCGCAATGAGAAGCCGAGTTTCTCATTGTAGCGGTCGAAGATGTTCCAGCGCATGGTGTCGCCGTAGAAGTCCAGCGGTTTGTCATCGCTCATTACTATGCTGTGAGTGCGTTTGTACGGATCGCTGAACGGATCGCCGCAGATTAACTCACCATCCAGACCTTCAGGTAATCCGAGGTTGGTGAAGCGTTCCTGTACGAACTTGTTGGGAATGGGCTTAAGGCTCCGGCTCAGGAGGACTCCACCCTGTAGCGTGGCGCGGATGCCATCCAGTTTAGTCGAGGCTAAGAAAGGGAAACGCAGCGTGTTGAAGTCCGGCGTCTCATTGGGAGCCAGCATCGGTTTGAATGGCATTATTTAATCTCCTTGTAAGTAGGCTTTGGTACGGCTTTGTGGCACACAGGTTCGCGTGGAGCGTACGTACCGTAGCACAACATGCCATCTGTAAAAGCCACGATCATTTGATTGCTACGGATGACTGCCACACGGTCTGCTCTGTTGTGCACCACGGTTAGCAGAGCCAGAACAAGCGTCACTAAACGCATGTTATCTCCTCTTCATCAAAAGCAAGGTGAATATAATTCCAAGTACAAATCCGATCAGCATGTTGACACCCTCCACGACATGCCTGTTGGACGTATCCCTACCAGTTTAGTGCTCCACACGGGGACACAGGCACATCGTGCAGGATGTCCCTGCACTGTTTTTTAAGTTTTGATTTTGATCTCCTTGGTGTCCTGATTAAATGTGTACTCAAACGACAGACGCGCCAGCAGAACCTTTTTCTTGTTGGAGCAGCTACTGGTGCGCTCGGCTTCGGCTTGTTCCAGTGAGTAATGAAAATTCGCGTAGACCGGAGGGTAATTGTCGCTATTCTGCCAGATGTTGACATAGCCTGTGCGCTTATCCACCGGATCGACCATGAATAGATTGGATGAGCTGTTTGGGTTGCTAATTACGAACACGCCTTCGGCTGTGTACGACTCCACCGAAGTTTCATTATTTGCGTGCAACACACCGTATATGGTGTATACGGCGTTTACTGGGAACTTTGTGATGTTCATCACCTTCTCACCGTGACCATTGACCACAGGTTTCCCGGCGAGTGCCTCTGAGAGGTTGAACGGTCTATTCAAGGTCGCCTCCCTTCGGCAACGCTGCGTAGTCCGCGCTGGTGAACGGACGAGTTGAGTGTGGTTGCTTCTTGAAGAGTTTCCGTGCGACTCTCTTCTGCTTGTGGCTGAGAACTTGCTTGTCTTTCATCGTTGCTTCTCCTTTGGGTACCCATTGCATGGGCCGTTGATTTTGCAGATGTGTGGCGCAGGCCGCGTGCAGGTTCTCTCTTCAACCTGCTCGCGCAGTGCTCTGTAAATGGCTTCGTCAGCTTGCTTCGCGGTGATGCACAGTCCCACTGTGAATCCTATCACGAGAACAGCTAACGCTACTAGAACAACAATCAGCGTGTGCATAGTGCCTCCTTTAATCAAGCGTGATGTTAGCTTGTGCTGCTTTCAGCGCCTTCTTCTCTTCCGGTGTCATGTAGAGCACAGGTCGTTTGAAGAATCCGAACTTTGCATCTTGTTCACTCGGTTCTATAGTTGCAACGAACACTATCTTGCAGTCCTTCTCGACAATGACGTTGGACGGAACGCTGCCCCAAAGTACAAAACCATCGGTCGCCTTCACTGTCATCACTGTGCGGAATCCCCACTGAGTCTCGCGCTCCTCCACCTTCAACACGGTGCCTTCGACTTTCACGCGCCCTTTGGGACACGGCGCTGCGGCTTCTTTCTCCGCTTTGCGCTTGGCTTCCCATTCAGCATTGCGACGGTCGCGGTCGGGGATGCGCTCCGTCAGTTGCTTGACCAGATTCATCTGCGCTTCGTTGACGCTGCCATACTTCACCAGCCTGCCAACGATGTCGCGGATTGTGCGCTCTTCGTAGAACGTGTCTCCGGCGAAGTGGTACGCCTCCTGAATCACTGCACCGAACTCATCCAGCTTCTCCGCACGGTTCACTATCGTCTTGGGGTCACGCGGCAGTGAGTCGTAGTCGGCTGCGTAGATGTCGTACGCGGCAGGCACGCCAGCATCGGCCAGCAGCAAGCGTGCTTTGCTCTTGCCGCGCTGGTTCTCTCGTGCGTCCAGAACGTTGCGCTTGAACTGATTCATTCCGAAGTCTGCGCCATTGTAAACTTTGTCGGCGCACTCGGTGCCCATGCGTACGTAGGTGTTGGTCTTCGCATGGTAGAAGAGCATAGTGTACAGCGCGTTGACGCTGCCGCACACCATGCAGTTTCCACCGTGCTCGTGACCACTGTAGCGCCCACCAGTGTTCGCCATGTGCGCCTGAATCTTCTCGCGCTCTGCCTTCAGGAACAAAGCAGTCCCAAGGTCTTCTACCTTGAGATATTCCTGAGCGACGAACTGGTAATCCTCGGGAATGATCGCTGAGGGCCTGTGGACATCCGTGCGTTGAAGTTGTCCCTGTCGGACTTCAGCTTCGCAAGGCGTGCTTTCTCCTTCGCCACGTACGTCTTCAGCGGTCCCTTCGGTGCTTCCAGCCGTTTCGGTTCCGGTGGCAGTCCCATGATGTCCAGCAGGCTGCTGAGTGATCTCGGTTCGCTCCTGAACAGTCCCATGTACCTGCACTGGTCCCAAGAGTCCCTGTCGATCTCCGCGTATGTCTTGCTCGGCCATGTCGATCTCCCTTCGGCATTCATGCTGACTTCACAGCGTGGTTCCTCTTGTGTTTTTCTCATCCGTGCGATGGCCTGCTCGGTCTTCATGCGCTCTTCTTTGGCCTGCTCTTGCTGGCGCTGTCGCCGCCTGCTCTGTTCTTGATGCCAGCCATTGACCAGAGTTGTGTCGAAGATGTCGGGGTGTCCTCGGAACTCCCGGCACTCTGGGTGCGCGAAGAAGTATGCTTGCAGCACGCCTACACAAACGGCTGTGCCGCCGTTGTACTTCATGCTGTAGCACTCGTCGATCTCTTGCATAATCTCGTGGCACGTATCGCCTGTGGCAATGAAGTCATCCACGATGATGTATTTGCCAGCGTTGTAATCACCTTCGACTGGATTGCTGCCGTGCCCTGTGCGCTTCACTTTGCGGACAGCAAGCAGACTCTTGTCCATCTCCATAGCAATCGACGGCGCTATCAATGCGCCGGACAAGCCACGGAAAGCAATGGTGGTGAACTCCAAGCCTTGCTCCTCAAGGCGGCGCAAGTAGCGCACCGACTGTTCCACGATCTTCTTCGCTTCACGTGGGTTGATGAACTCCTTGAGGTGCGTAACAGTGTTTGCGTAGTTCGGGCGATGCTCTGGTTTCATCGTCGTGTTCTCCTAGCGGTAGTTGCTTTAGCTACATGCTATGTGCATGCGTCCGTGTGGATCGCACAAAGTTCCCACAGGTAAGGGCCTATGGCACACTGCACATAAAGGCACAACTTGTTTTACACTCAAAGGTTGTTTGCGTGGCGGTGCAGGTTTAACGCCACGGATAACCGCAATGGCCTGCTCACGGTTAGCGACAAGCAGGCTCAAGTGCGTACGCTTCAAGATCAGAAAAGCCAGCGCAACAAGCGCAGACTCAGGTATGGTGTTGTAATCTGCGCTTATTGCCATAGTCTCCTCCTAGAACTTTAACAGAAGTGCTTCGACGTAATCCTTGGCCTCTTTCAAGCCCCAGTTCGTCGCTTCGCGCACGGACTTGATCGCCATGATCTTGTTGCCGCGCTGTGCTTCGTTGCGGATGCACTCTTCAAACTCCGGCGTGAATCCGACCGTGATCTCCACCTTGTCGCCCGTCTTCAGACGTTCAACAAACGGCGCGGAGAACGGTGAATCCCACACGATGCTGGGAGTTGAGAGGTTGACCACGAGTGTGCCAGCCTTCAGCACAACATCACCGACATGCGAGTGGTTGCCAACAATGCGCCCGTACTCTCCGATGCTGAGAGAAGAGGCAGAGATACCGCGAGCGGGAGTGCTAATGACTTTCACGTTGTTGTTCATGGTTCGCTCCTTTGCGAATGATGGAATGGTTGTTAACTTCAGTTGGCCTGTGGTACAAGTGTGGGCAACACCCGTGTTGTACCCATACCACGTACCGGGGTAGTCTTTGTTCTGGTACACCCAAGCTTCACAGGAAAAGCCTTCGCACTTTGTTGGTGTGATGTTTCTGAAATAATCACTAGCAGGTGCAGGCGCGACACGTTGGAGCACGCTGGATAGTGATACTACTCCCTGCACAACATCTTCGCCTGTGCAGACGTGACGCCAGCCGTTTAGACGATTGCGGATGTTGCCTTGCGAGTCTTTGTAGACCAGCTTGCCGCACCCATCCACCTTGAACTCGTAGCAGCGTTGTGGCTGCATCATGTACACCTCCTGTGTGAACTCACACTCGCACTTCATGCACAAGCCGTGCGTGTTTACGCGCTTGTACGTTGTGAATGCTCCGCACCCTTTGCACTTGGGTCCAGAGACTTGCTGCTGAAGATTCTGTGCTTGGTGCGGCTTGGGATACCATGAGTACCTGATGGTCACAGTAGACCTCGCTCTGCACGTGTGGGCCGCGCCGGGGGAGTTGCTACTACAGTCTGCACGATGGTGGTCCTCGTGATCTGCCGCGTTGCCAGTCGTGTTTTGTAACCGTGACGCCTGAGATTTATTGTGCATTCCCATGCGCCTGCCAAGCCTAGAGCATTGCCTGTGCTTTCGTAGCTGGCGAAGGTGTAGTGGTCGGGCTGCATGCTTCCTCCTTTGGCTTCCCAGTTGCCAGCGCGGATGCGTGGCGTTTGCACAGCGATCCACCTGTGCGCCATAAGCAGCGCGTGTGCGGACAGTACAGTTCTGGGTGCGCCTCTTTGTGTGCTGCGACTTTTGATGCTGTGCTCATGGTGCTCCTCAGTACGGAAGATTCTCAACGATGAACCGCGCCCATTCTCCGCGCCACTTGTTGACGCGAGCCGTTGACCACGGTACGTTGCTGAAGGTGTGAATGATCTCGTCCAGTTCGTGACCATCGGCCTGCACAGTCACGACTGCTTCAATCGGAATGTTGCCAAGCACTCCGCGCTGTGTCAGTGGCACATGACGCTCGATCCAGCGTCTACGGCCTGCGACTTCGATCTCTACTCCGAATGCCATGTCAGTATCCTTTCAGGACGATGACGTACTCGCGCCCTTCGTCCGTAGCTTCAAACAACACGCCCTCTTTCAGAAGAGCAGCGCATGTAGCAGCTAACTCTGACTCGCTGCCAATCTTGTGTGGAATGCGGATTGTGCTTTCACTCATGGTGGTCTCCTTGTGTCTGTGCCTTCTGTTAGCACCATCGGTCACTGAGTCTCCGCGCTATAGTCGCGGCTACTGAGCAGGTCTTGATCCGATTCTAATATCCGGTGCTGACAGAGGACACAGACGGTGCGCCTGTGTTCCTATCCTCTGCTGCTGGCTTTGACCAGCACGGGTTTCATAACGTTGCGCCTCCTGCGCTATTAGTGTTGCGGTTGATTAGGTTCCAGCAATGCAATGTTCCCACTTCAAGGCGTGCCAGCCTAGTTGAGTTTCATGCGTGCCTCCTAAGAAGTCAGTCGAGTCGTCCTTCGCATGCCAGCGCGTGCATGATGCACTGGCCTAGCTCCTTCGCGGCGTCCGCGTAGGATAGCAACGGCTTCACTTGCTTGCCGTAGACGACTGTAAAACTGTTGGCGCTGCGCTTGCGAAGCTGGATGGTGTAGCCTGCAATCTCTTGCGTATAGACTACCTTCCCTCTGCGCTCCACTGCTGCAATGCGCCTGCTGATGTCCGCGATCTGCTTGTCGATGTGGTTCATTGCGGTCTCCGTGTGATCTTGAGGTACACGCGCACCATGTTGCGCCAGTGCAGCGGCTCAGTCCTGATTGCGTGGCCTAGCGCCGTCCAGTGACGGCCTAGCTTCACAGCTTCTTTGCGTGACATCTTGCCTTGATCCATCCACTGGGGTGCCATGGCTCACGCCTCCCAGTACTGCCAGTGTCCCGGCAGTGAGCGATTACAGCTATTGAGAAAGGACAGGAATGACTCGCGGCTGACAAACGTTTCCGACTTGATGCCGCCTGTGCCTGTGGGAATGTGCAGCCAGCGATAGGTGAAAAACTTCATAGCGTCCTCCTAGTAAGTTGCGAGTGCGAGCCGTGCTTCCTCGTCGCTCAGAATCAGGTCCACGTTGACATCGAGGTAAGCGTGACGGCCTGTGCTTGGTTGCCAGCAGTACAGCAGCCTGCGCCCTGTGCGCGTAGTGAATGGTGTTTCCGTGCCGTTGCAAGCTGCCACCCAGTTGCCCTGCTCACGGCGTCGTTGCTCTGCTTCGATGCGCTCTGTGAGCGTCAGGTTAGGATCGTTGGTGAGACTGAGCATGATTGCCTCCGTGTGACGTACTCGCACAGCACTCTGGTGTCTGGCCAGGCTTTATCCGAATCCCACGGACCAGAATGCTGTACACGCGGTCACGCGCTTCGCTGTGGGCTTTCACGTATAGCCCGTTGCTTGTCTGCACGCCTTGCGACCAGTAGTTTGTCCCGTTTGGCGGGTTATCCGTGGTAGCGTGTCAGTCAGTACTCATCTAGCGCAGAGGTAGCCTCCGCTCACTACGTCGTAAGCTGCTCCGCATTCGCAGTGCGTGTTGGCTTTGTACGTGACATCTTCATAGGCCATGATGTCGCTGAACTTGCCGTCGCCGTTCAGGTCGATCTCGAATCCCTGCACGGTCACGCCATTGTCATTGCGCTCTGTGAATCGCACGTTGCTCGCCTTCGGCCAAGTCAGGTACGACTTCTTGCCGTCGCCTTGCCAGCAGCCTTTGCCGATTGCGATGGGCTTTTCCAGTGCGATCTGGTTAGCCTGCACCAGCGTCACAGGTCTCACGACTCCAAGCAGGTTCCCTTTGAGTTGTGAGGTGCCAGTGTTGCCATGCACAGTCATTGCGCCACCCTTGAACCAGTCGTGACGCACCATCTTGAGGAGCGAGCCGTTGTGAATGCTGCGCTTGAGTTCTGCGAGTGATTTCAAAGCACACCTCCTAGTGTATGCCAGTGCTGTGTATGTACATCGCGGCGATGACTCCCAGCGCCAGCACCACGATGTACAGCAGGTTGTTGATTCCCTCTTTGATCGGCTCCCTCTTAGCCACGGTGACCTCTCACGATGTAGCAGAAGTCAAAGTGACCCGTCGTGCTGCCACAGCCACTGCAAAAGCCTCCAGCGTTCTGCCGCCGTAGCTCTTCAGCGTTGGCGTCAGGTTGCGAACCATGCACGCTGTCACGCGCTGTGACTGCGGCGCGTAGTGCAGCGGCATTCGTGCTCAGTTCGAGCGTAGCAGCAGGCACGATGCGTGCGCTGCCGTTGTTGAGTGCGACGATCTCTTGCAGTCCAAACATGGCGTTCTCCTTTTACTCGCGTGCTGTGGCTAACTCAACATGGTAGTCGAGTCTGGTGGGTGCTGGTGTGATTGCATTGTAAACGGCGCGGCCATCGTTGACGGTCAGTTCTTCGCCGTACTCGCGTGACACGTGCTCACAGATGCTGATGGCATCATCGAACCGTTGTCCTTGGAGTTTGTTTGCGTACTTCTGAGCGATGCGAGTTGCCATGGTGGTCTCCTGTGTGGTGCAAGATGTGAGTTATGGGAAGGGCTGACGTGTTAGCTGCGCTTCGGCTGTGCCTTGAGGTATTGCAGGATGTGCTCTGCCTGCTCCACGCTCAAGTGGTCTATGTTCAAACTCTGCCCGTACTCTGACGCACTGGCTTCGATCTCTACATAGTAGCCGTTGACGCTGCCAGCGTTCTTTCGTGGCACCTCTGCACGGCACGGATCGCCATTGTCGTATCCTCCGTGTTTGGCTTGAGTGAATCGCACTGCTCATGCCTACTGATCTTAGGCTCTGGTCTGTGTGACCATTTAGAGTTTGCATAAGCAGTACACTTGCTCAAGATGTGCGCTGTGGGTCGCTCGCTGCATGGGTCGCTCGCTGTGCTGTATGAAATGCATTACGATGATGGGCCTACTCTCAGTCCTATAGGGTTTCAGTTAAGTTCCCATTGTCGGAGGGTTTCGGGCATGAGACGCAATGCACTTCATACAGCACAGGTTCACTCTGTGCAGGTTCACTCGCCAGCGACTTTGTAGTCGTTGGGTTTAACGTAATGATGTGGGGCTCGGTTGGGCATTGTGCTTTGCGTACGCTTCACAGCGTGCGCTCTACAGTCTGCCTTCGTCCACTTGATCAGTACGGCTTCGGCTGTCCTATTGCGAAGGTTCCCATTCGATATAAGGTGCGGTTGGTTCGCGGCGTCACGCCAGTGATTGCCCGTCAGAACGGATCAAGCTGGTAGTTGCGATTGCTTCCCCTTATATGTCTTCGCTTCGGTCTGAATCGCTCGGCTTGCGGTGCGTGTGTGCGGCTGATGTCTTGCGGTGTTGGTCTCACGCCATGTTCCTACGCGCCCTAGTTGCCTTCGGTCGCCTACCCCATGGAATGCTGTCAGTCGCTTCGCTCCGTGCTCTGCGAAGTGCCTAGTGATTGTGTCCGGCTCACTGCTTGCCGTCGCTGCGCTCTTTGTGCGCCGCTCGCTTCATTGGCCTTTGAACTCTCCCTCGCATCTACCTGACGGCGTGCTCGGGAACCCCGCTCGGCCTCTTGACATATCGGCTTTGCTGATCGCCCATCCGGTGGAGGACTCCGGCGACTGAAGCCATCATAGCCCATGGGGCGTGTACGAAAACAGCACAAAAGTGCGAAGGCATGGCACTTTGGTGCCAAAGTGTTGCAAACAAAGCGAATAAAGTTGGGCTGATTACAACTATCGGGCCACTGCCACTAGCACCTTCGTGCTATGCCTTTGAATCGGCTGCACTTGCAGGCGTTTCACCATGCCGGACCTTACTATATAGACCGCTAGGCGTCCGCTGTGCGCTCGCCGTCCGCGCCATGGCTCTGACTGTCACCAGAGGGCAGAACCTAGCTAGAATCGAAGCGTATGCGCCGCGCTGGTGCCTCTACAGGTGTTTCCCGTAGCGCCTGAGATACGCCAGCAGTCCGGCCACGCGATCTAGATCGTTCTCAATATGCCCAAGCGACCGATTGCAGCGATTGCAGAGCAAGCCTCTGGGAGTTGGCACAGCCGCGCTGTGCTCGTGGTCTTCGCAGCATCGCTCCTCAGTGTTTGGTCCGCCGATGACTAGTTCTACTCCGCACGCGGTGTTGGCACAGCGCCCGCCTTGCTCACACATCGCGGTGGCGAAGCGTTCCTCTGTCCATCCAGTTTGCTGCCTCTTCCTCTTTCGGTCTAGCTCATGCTGTGCGCCGGGGTGGGCTTTCGTCCAGTTCGCTTTGCGGATCGCTAGGCACTGTTTGCAGCCTCCGCGCTTCGTGGTGTTCTCCGGCGTCCGCTCGTGCCTGCGCTTGCAGTGAGTGGTCCGGCTGTATTGGTTTGGCATTAGTTCCTCCATCTACTTTCAGTATACCACGGAATGCTAGCTCTGTCAATAGCTAAGTTGTGCCTGAGCGTACACGGTGCGCCTAGCTTCGCGCCGACGACTCGTAATGCCAGCAGGAGTAAGCACACAGGAGACAGGCACAGCGTAGCACCATGGGACGGCTGTGTTCCCTCCGTGCGTTTCCCCAGCATATTGCCATGCGTTTGCTTTGTAGGTGTTAGCATGGATGAAGGCCAGTTAACATATTGATAACAAACAAATAGCGAACACCCGAGTCCTTGCCTAGCCTTGTTACACGGTGTAACGCTACAGGTTGTAACACACACTGAGCCACCAAGCCACTGCCTAACCTTCTCATTTCATTCGCCTTGCATCCTCCTCGCTCACTCCCAGTCTTCGCTCTGCATTCGCCGTGGGTTTCCCCGCCCCAACTCATCGCCCTGTTCCCATGGCACCTGAACGTGGCGAACGCCTTGCGAAAGCCTCGATCCTTGCGTTGCAACGACATAGCGAATGCATGGCGAAGCTAAGTCATAGCAAAGAAACGGTAGGGCGAACACAAAGCGAATGCATGGGAACACCCTGTGCTCCTGCCTCTCACTCACCCGTAGCTCGGGCGGCGAAGGGAAGGCGTATAGCGTACGGTCAGGCTCTGGTGCGTGGCGAGCGCCGGGGCGAATGCAAGGCGAAGGCTCGACCACCGAACACAGACGCGGGGCGAACACAGAGCGAAGGCCCAGCCCGACCTAGGGCGAATCCTTGGTGAAGATCAACCGGGGGCATACCCCTGAAAACGGGGCCTCCTTGCGGACGCGGGGGTGAATGTGCTCATAAATGTTCCACAGGCGCGGCCTTGGAAAACGCCAAGTCAGTGTATTCAGTAAGATGGCAGGACCACTGCGAAGCTAACTCGTTGCAAACGCTCAGTTAGTCTCAGAATGATACATGACCACCCGTTTAGAAATTGACAATGACCACCCTATTGTGATATACTGAAGGTAGTTGGAGGAACACACAATGAAGAAGTGCTTGTGGTGTAACGGGGATTTTTCCCCTCGCGTAGCGCGGCAGAAGTATTGCAATCGTCGCTGCAAAGAACTGGCCGGACAAAGCCGTGCCCGAGGTGGAACTGGGTCTCGACAGTGGGTGCGCGGAGAGGCAGCGCCGGAGGAGACAACCAAAGAGAGAAACCGCAGGCTATCACTGCGCTACAAAGGGTGGACGCCAGACAGCTTTGAAACTGCCAAGCAAGCCCAGAGTAATCGCTGTGCGATCTGCGGAGAAATGCCTGAGCAACCGCATGGCCAAGGTGAAGAGCAGTTGGTGCCGGACCACAAACACGGCAAACCTCCAGTGCCCAGAGCATTGCTGTGCCCCGGCTGCAACTCAGCTATAGGACTACTGAAGGACTCACCGGAAAGATGCGAAGCCGCTGCCAAGTATTTGCGTCACTGGAACAAACCATGCAAGGGCTAGCAGTTGTCTGGACTGCCTGAGAGAAGAACGCGAAGATCACACGCTTGGCGACACGCGGTAGCTGCGGTCCTCACGGAAAAAATCGGGAAGCCTGCGGCAGAAAGCGGCGCGAGCCGGAGGCCGTTGGGCCAAAAAAAAATAGCCCCACAAAGGCGCGGGGCCAGTGTGAGGCTATGTGTTCTGTGATGCAATGATCTTGTCCAGTGCTGTGAGCACCGCTTGAATCTTGAAGCGACGAACCTGCTTCCTATCTGAGTTCACGCACAGCAACTCTCCTCTGGGAAACCCAGCGCGAGGGAAGTGATCTGCGACGAGCACGATGAACTGCGCTCCGTTGCGAACGGCTTCGTCCTCGCATTGCTTTTTCAAGTCGTGTATCTTCATGTCGCCTAGTCAGGGTTATGCTGAGAACTGAATGTTGCGAGCGTGATAGCGTTTGGTGAAGACATTCTCTGTGATCTCGTCCTCGATCCTCTTCAGTGTGCTGCTGGCCTCAGAGACGGCAGCGTATGAGCCGAACTCTTTCTGCTTGATCCTGATCGTGATTTCGATCTCCAGCTTGTTGTCCTTGGCGTAAATCTTCGATGTGCGTTTAAGCATGCTTCTCCTTTGTGAGTTCTGCAATTTGCTTTCTATACTGCTCAGGAACCAACTCTGTTGGGATCACCAAGCAGCGGCTGGAAAAGAGCAACGTGCTCTTCTTGCTCAACGGCTTCGGTCGTGCCCATTCATCTTCCGGGTGGAACCTATGATACTCTATGTGGTTATCGTCGATGCTCCACACTGTGATGCGGTCCTGCCTATTCCATGGAGTAGGCACGCCGTGGAAACTGGATTCTCCCATTTCCGCTGCTAGTAACAGCCCGATGCGAAGTCCGGCGCATCTTCCTAAGTTATGACCGTAGACGATCCAGCGCCCCGGCTTGAGTTCCTGCCCCAGCTTGTCAGCCAACATGTGGCACTCCTCGTTGATCCATCTCTTCCATGGTGCGCTTCAGGTCGTGAATCGGCGTCCTGTTCAGCAGATGGCAAAGTGCGCGAGCAAAGCGCACGTCGTTGGTGTTCACAACATGCACGCGAGTGTCCTTGTCTGGACTCTCGATGTAGAGTTCACCCACTTCGCGGAATACTTCCCAGAGGTTACTCACCCATTGCCGCCTTGATCAGACTGCCTTCATCTTTCCAGATAGGGCAGTGGAAGATGAAGTGATCGGTGTGAGCGAGCGCCAGCAGGTAGTCGTACCGCGCAGTGAACTGGATGATCTCTGGTCTCGGCAGTGCTCTGCGATCCAGAGGATCAACAGTGATGTTATACGTCTCTGGCAGGTTCATCGTTCACTTCCTTTTTCTTGGACTCAATAAACCGCAGGGTTGATTCTGTGAGCAAGAAGTTCTCGAAGTCCAGCAGCAACATTACCGTGTCGCTGAAGTCTCCTCCGTCGTTCCATCGGTCCTTGATCCACTTGTTAACGCGGTTGCGCTGTATCTCTTCGCTCTCGGTGGACCCGTTGCGCTCCATGTGAAGCCACAGAGTCCCGGTGTTGTTGACGTTCAGAAACTTGTCAATGATCGTCTCCACGATCTTTGGGTTCGTCCTGAACTCGTATGCGCTGATCAATGCTGAGTTCATTGTCCAAACTCCTCTACGATCCCGATGATCTCTGCAAGGATCAGAAGTGCTGCGGCTCCCCAGATGGGAGGGTGATGAGAAACGTAGAACAGGTTCGCATACCCGAGGATTCGGATCGCGCTCTTGATGTAACTGAGTTTTGCGTGAGTCGTCATTTCCACACCTGTTGCTTTCCATCGTAGTGCAAGTCCGGCAATCCGGCGACCGCGTTTTCGATTGTCTTCTTCTGCGCCGCGATCCTGTACTCTGCTAGGCGCTGGCCGAACACTCGTGCCGCGCCCTCGATGCGCTCGATCTGAGCCGGAGCCAACCGCTCACATGGATAATCGTAAGACAACTGATCCAGAGCGTTCAGGACTTGATGCAGGCTGATCGTAGTCTGCACCACCGCTTCTGTGTGCTCCATCAGAACACCCTCCGACCATACCAGTGCTCACGAGCGCGTGTAACCAGATTGAAAGTCTTCAGGCAGTGAGCCATAAACTCCGCGAGGATAAAGTCTGGCGTGCCGCTCAGGTTCTCCATGGAGTACTTGTTGATCAGGCTCTTCAGCTTCTGCTCGAACTCCATCAGCGGTGGGCGCTCCGATTGCAGAGGCTCCAGTGCTTTCTCTTCCACCACGACAGGCCCAGTCTGTCCGGGTACATCGAAGTCCCGAGTGAACTGCCCCGTGCTGGTTTCCTTCAACTTCCACGCCGGAGGCGCAGGTAAAGTTGCCATACGGGTTGTGTCAATACGCGGCCCGTTGTCCTTGACCAGTCTCTTCACTCCTTGATAAGACTCCACGTCACCGCGCTGTTTTGGTTCGTCGAACTGAGAATCGCATCCCATTATTTCTTCCCCTTCTTGACCCAACGCTTCAGGTCTTCATCAAATACGAACCCTGCTTTCAACTTGTGGCAGTTGTAGCAGAGGTGATCCACTTCAGAGTGCGAGGCGTGCATGCCACAATCGACACACATTCCCATCAGAGGAACTTTGTCCTCAGGCTTCAGATCAGTCTCCACACCTTTGCAGGTGTACGTCTCCGGCTCTTCCTCTTTGCCGCGTGCAGGGAGAGGCTTGGGTGCTTCCACTGGTGTTCTCTTGAGTAAACGTGCCATGCTACCTCCCGAATATCCTCTGCGTCACCCAGATGCTGAGTATACTTCCGAGTCCGCCGCCGATTGACTGTCCTGCCCCAACCCACCAAGTGCGTGCTTCTGTTCTGTCGATTGAAACCTTGTGCCCTATGAATCCTTGCAGAGTGATCAGCACATCTGTGCTCACCGTTGCGACCTTTAGGCCGATTGCGACGGCTCTCATGTTCGCGCACACGATGAAGTAGTACAGGAACTGATCAGTGAACCCATATAGCATCTGGCCGTACCATGTGGTGGGAATCCATGTTCGGTCGAGAGATGGATCGAAGAAATCGACCCACTCCTTAGATGGTTTCACTGTAGCTACCGAAGCCTCCGGCCCTGACGTACGCACGAGTCGTCTTGTGCTTGTCCAGCTTGATGCTCTCCTCACGAGCGCATCGTTCGCACAGAGGTACGAGTCCGCAGATGCTGCATGGGTATGCACCCAAGGTCTTGCATTTTCGGCAAGCGGTGAACGCCGCACGAGCATCGCGCTCAAGCACTAGCCAGTAGCCGCGCAGGATGCTACGAAGACTGCTGAGAAAACTTTGCATACGCCTCCATATTTTCGTCGAGCGTGATGTTGCAGAGTTGATCTGCTCGCTCGTTGCCTGTGTTTCCGTCGTGCCCTTTGATGTGCTTCAACACGTGACAGCCCTGAGTCAGCAGGCCGTAGGCTTTTGCCGCGAACCCACGAAGGTCGTCTTGGTTGATCGCCCAGTTTCCAAGCGTCTGATTCACTACCAACTCGGAATCAGAGTGAATGATCACGTTCCTGATGCTGTAGCGATAAAGGTGCTCTAGCAGCAGGATCAGCCCTTGGTACTCGGCGTAGTTGTTCGTATGGCGCTGGTGCCCGAGGTAGCGTGTGTCGAAGGCAATCTCTTTCTCGCCCTCATACATCACCCACGCACAACTCGTGACGCCGGGGTTTCCCAATCTGCAAGCGCCGTCAGTGTACGCTTTTTTTAAGGCCATACAACCTGCTTTCTGGGAACCAGTCCCAACTGTCCAGACAACTTCACCCACTCTTCGTTGAACGGTTTGGTGATGTACTCGACCATCAGCGGCTCTGGGAGCATGAAGTCCCCGTGCATGTTCACAGCCTGCGCCATGTCTCCTACTCCCGGCTGGCACACTTCCTTGTAAATCTTGACCAGCACGTCGCCGTGGCAGTGCTCAGGGTAGCACCAACAACCCAGAGCCTGATCTGATAGCTCAGGGATGAACTTCATTAAGTTGCTCCCTCGAACGTACCGCTCAAACTCGGCAATGCAAGCTGCTCGACCGTACTGCCATTCGTGAAATGGGTTGTGCCACTTTGATTCTGGCAGGCCAGCCCACGCTCGACCTATGTAGGTGGTGAAGTTCTGCTTCTTGCGGTCAACTTTGACGACGTATGGAAGCATCTAGCACTTCTTTCCGTGCTCTGATAGACGAGCCTCGTTGGAGTGGTCTGCGCGTTTACGGTTGTAGAGTAGCTTCTCGACTACTGCTCCTCCGATGTCGAATCCGTTGTCTGCGGCACAGTCAAGAATGCGGATGATTGCATCGGCCAACTCACACTCCATGGCTTTGCGATGAGGCAGGTGTTCGTCCATCAAATCCTTACGCCACCCCTCGAAGGCTTCTGAGATTTCGCTGTGGATGAGTGCTGCGCGTTGATCGAACGGTCGAGGACGAGGCAAAGGGTTTCCCAGTGCATCGTAGTAC